TTAAGATTTCCATGAAAACGATTGGCTGTGGAAAAACACTTTAAACATCGGATCGACATGACGGGACATTTCTATCATTCGTACAGCAAGTTCATACATTTTAGGTTTTTGTTTCATAATGACATTTTCTAGTTCTTGTTTATACATATTTGCCAAATGTGCACGTGCAGGATCCTCAGATGCTACAATTATTAACCCCCGTTGTCTGGGGAATTGTATTCTCAACCAGGGCATTAATGTATATACATAATCCATGGCTGAAAATATACGATCTCTATTGGATGTCATTTGAGCCTCAATGTTTTCCTGTTGGGTCAAGCCTTCCATTCTAGTTTGCTGATTAAGTATTACAGGTAACGCATCATGATCTAAAAATACTTGTTCCAAATTGTCCATGTCTTCATCCGGAGACTCTGCCAATGGTGGTAGATCTAAATGGGTAATACTTACTCTGTGAGTGTAGTGCAATAATGCCGCCAGTACCATTTCTACACTTGTTGTAGAAATGGTTTGTTCTTGCCCATAAGTAGGAGTGATCAAACACCGCACGTCCGGTTTAACACCAACTTCAAACAACAAATAATAAATATTCTTAAACACTCTGTTAAGAATGTCTAATTTCAGTTCTTTAGTAGCACAAACGATTGCAATTTGCATAATGTCGAACCCTCTTGCATCTCTTGTGTGATACGCAACACCTCTTGTATCGATTAGATATTTTAATAGGTTTGTTGGTCCCATTGCAGCAACAGTATGTACAATGGTCCATTTAATGACATTATTGGTCAAATGCATTGCTAAAAAGTCATCGTTGAGTCCAACAAACACATCGTAGTACAGTGTGTGATATTTGTCAATCATATAATAAATAATACTGTTTCCCTTGGAATCGTAACTGACCAACGAAACGCCCATGTCAATTAACCTTTTGGTCAATTCGTGATGACCACTGGAAGCACATACGAGTACCAGGATTTAAACTTCCCAAATGTACATTGGCGCCGTCATCTAACATCAGAGTAGCAAGCGTGGGATCTTTTAATCCGCAATATTTGGTAAACAATGTGTATGTGCCTCTGTTACCTTGAAATAACAGATGAACATCTGCGTTTAATGTGTGAAACCAGAACTGATACAATTGACTTACATTTCCATAAAAATTATCAGTGTAATTGTCAAATCCGCAATTTGATATTGCATATTTGCTGTTTACGTTCATGTGTAACGTATATACAAAATACTCCAATCCCTCATTATCACGATGTCTTGCAGCAACATGCAACAGGTTTTCATCTGTATTTCGCAAACGACAATTGTCCAATGCTTGTCCTGTAACTTCGATGTGATCGAATACTACCCTTTTCATGTAATATTCTGATTGATTTAAATTATATTGACAATGTTCATATATGGCAATAACAGGAGGTACACCATCACTTATAGACAACGGATCACAGCCAGCAATAATGGCTTGTTGCAAAATCATTTCCAAATTATTCTGATCACGATATGTATTCAGCAAATGATTCAATAACAGCCCCCTATTTCCACTTACAGAATTTAATATTTCATGTCTGTCATACAGCCTGTTTGCATTAAACCAGGTATTTATCCATTCCTCAAAGTTTTCTCTTGTTGCCAAAATATCAGCCATCATCATATATTGCCAATTTGGATCAATTTCAACAATAGGATTATTGTGTACAACATGTTTGTAGCGGTTATAGTGACCAGCAGAAATCAACATATCCAAAATAACAAAAACATCATCGTTATCTTGATCCAATGTCTGCTGATATAGTTCCAAAAATCGTTCATCTACAACATCCGATGATTGTAAAATATACGCTTCCATTTTAAATGGCCTTAAAATGTTTTAAGATCATTTCTCCTCTCAGTATGTTATATTTTGGTTTGTTGTTTAACCAATCTATACAACGTGGGCACCCGATCAAACAAACTATACATCTTAGACTCTGGGTGAAAGAATCGTTGCAATTCAGGAGCAGAACAATACATCAAACATATATCTATCAGTTGTGCTAGTTTTTGTTTGATTGTTATAGCTTCATTAAATATGTAAGAGTTGTATTCTTGAGCTGACAATGTTTGTCTGATATCAAAAGGTCTTAATTTGTAACCTACAGGTAGTAGAGCATAGGCGTTTTGCAAAGCAAAATGTATGCGTTGAGAATTTGCTGTAGCTACATCCTGTCTATTATCAGGGTTAGGAAGAGTGTCATGTTTTTCAAAATATTCTAACATTATTGCATCGTCGTTTCCATCATATGTAATTTGAGGTAAAGGCATGTAAGCAGGAACAGCTCTATGTGCAAAATGTAAAAACACCGCTACAATAGTATACAAAGGTGGCAATACATTGCTAGGTTTTGGATCGTACTTTAACTCGTCGACTAAATATGTGATCATGTCGATGGCTCGACTGTAATTACGTTCATCATCTGACGTTAGTACATTCACAGCAACTCGCAAAAGGTCTTGGGGTTTGTTCCATTGTTTGTCTACAACATATTTCATAACATCTACATCGCAATATTCGGCCACACAATGAATCGCCAAATGAGATTTGGCAATGTCTGCATAATAACTGTTTACATCTTCGACATTCAAAACATCCAATACTCTGTAGTATGATGAATGAAAGTTTAACAACATGTAATGTAATGCGGTCAGATCGTATTCGTCAGCTACAAAAACATCGTCCTTATATTCGACGGCTAATTTTGTAGCCGTCTCAACACGGTTGGCTTTTGCAGCCATTAAACATCCCGGCCAATTGGGTTTTCTTAAATCTATCATTTTGTTATCCATTAGCCAGTCAATGTCGCGTTTGCTCTCACAAACTCTAGTAAAATATGTCATATTATTACTGCCCGAGTATAAGCGATTGACATCGAAATCTAAATCATCAAACAGAAACGGCAAAACATTTTCAGCTTCACTTCTAATGATTTCATCGACGACAGTTTCAAATCTCATTGTGTCGCTGTTGCTATATTCCATATCTTTATCGATATCATAGGTTGTTATAAGAAATCTGACCAAGTCTAAATCTCCCTTTGAACCGGCATAGTGCAACAACGTTTGCCCCGTTTGGTGGATCTTACAATTGGATATATCAAATGCAATGGTTACCTGACTGGGTATTGCTTTTAACACTGCGGTTGCATAACCCGCGTTATAAATATCAAATATGGGCGCTATATTACCATATGTTATATAAAATGGATTACAGCCTAAATAGACAGCTTCTGTAATTCGATCCACAGAAATGTTATTATTGACCATTTGTGTTAAAATCAAACCATCGGTCATACTTACAGAATTCATAATATTGTCCAAATCAACATTCAAAATATTATCCCAATGGTAAAAATAACTTCCCGGTGAGGAAGTGTACACCAATATGGTGTAGGCTAGTTCTCTAGGGTTATCAATGACGGTATCGACTGTGAGTGACTCTCTGAACTGATTCAAGTCATCGTTTAAAACTATTTGCAACAATGCCATTTTCTTAAATTGCAATTGCATATATTATACATGCCCCGAAACATAATGTCATTTGTTGTAATATATGACGATGTCATATATTAACTAAAATGTCAGGGGAAAACTCTACTGTTTTATACGGTGTAATTGTCTCTGTTAGATTTGCCATTGATTGCTACATTTGACGCATTTTACAAAAACACTCAACGCTTCGTCAGCTGACCGTGTTTGTCTAGTTACCATAAATGTCTTATTGCTTTTGCATTTGGTACAAACATGTCCCGAAGATTTCAACTTTGTAAACTGATTTTTACATTGTAATTCATAGCATTCCTCTAAGGTGTACAAATCACGCATGTCGTCGTCAGTGGGAGAACCGTGTAATACCATTTGTAAATATTTGATATTCTACAATGACTATGTAAACTCAGTTTACATCATTTGTTCTAAAATGAAAATTGTATCGATTTTCGGTAACGTGGGTGCGGGCAAATCGACCCTTTTACGATCTCTGTCGAGCAATCCAAAATTTCATATATTTTTCGAACCTCAACAATACTGGGATCCTTTCTTTAAACTATACATGCAAAATCCAAAAGAGTGGGCGGCTGCGTTTCAGATTGTTGTGTTGAAAGGATTTCAGGAATTGTACAACACTGTTATCAATCAACAATATGACGACAATGATATCGTTGTCATAGAACGAAGTCCGGAGTGTTCAAAATCGTTTTGCAAATGGCTCTGTCTTCAAAACCAACTTACTACTTATCAATTTGATGTCATATGTGACTATGTTAAAACAGTGCAATGGTTTGACCAAATTGAATATGTTTATCTAAAAGCAGATCCTAAAACATGCGCAGAAAGAGCGAGAGCTCGTGAAAACGAGCTAAATAGCTGTCCAGAAGATTACATGACATTTCTAACAAAGGAATGGGACAGTAGACATGCAACTTATGTTATCGATGCATCTTGCTCGTCTGATTATGTCATGCAGCAGTTCATCAGGTTGTACGATTGTTAGTATGGTTTGTGTCGTGCATGAGTACCGGTTAGTTTCTGATGCATCACTGACATGCTTCTGTGACGCAACGTATTGTAATAGTTGTATTCTTGAAAAGCCTGCGTATTAACAAACCAATCAGGGTAGCTCACGAGAAAAGATAAACCCTGTCTAGGCGATACGTATTTAATAAAATCGGTTATAAATACAATGTGAGTAGCATTTGTACTAATTATGAAATGCTGTAAAGGAGAATGAGTTTTGTCTATCAGGGTTACAGGTCTTACTAGATCAACAAGACCGCTGTCCACAGCAACCTTGACTAAATCCATGTTGACAGATTCCAATATGGCCATAGCGACATGATTCATACGAGGACATGTGACACCACGACCCAAATTTAACAAATAAATTGCAACATTGTAACACTTTTGATTCAACGCATGTAGAAGCGGTGATTCCTCTTGATCTGATAATACATCTACAGACATATTGTACTTTTCTACCAACATTTTCATCATCTGTAAAGATCCAACCGGTCTCTCGGTTGAAATGCACGAAAATGGTAACAGCTCAGATTTAGGTCCTACTGATCTGTGGACATACGGCGGCGCTTTTAACAAGATCTTTTCAAACGCTTTTTGCAATGACAAATGAGCCGCTAAATTAATGGCATCCATTTCTTGAATAGACGAATAAGAGAAATCGATAGAACCCGATGTAGATAATATAAGGTGAATTGCTGGAGGATTGATGCTTTCGCATGCTAGCACACTACCGAGAGCATTGGCAGTAATGTTAACATAATTGTCAATAGACATTATTTTACGCATTATGGGCATCACGGTATTGCTTTTGTGCTGTTCGTCTCTCACACTATAAAACAACATTTCAACTACAGTATCGCCATCATTATTGACAGCATTAATATTGGCGCCTTCATTCATCAACAGTTGAACTATTTCAATATTGAATGGATTTTTAAGCAATGGTGTATCGCCGTTGTTGTTTGTACTATTTACATCTACATATTGTACCAGTAATTCTACCATGACAATATTGTCATAAGCAACCGCCGTATGCAATGCTGTTTCTCCGGTATCGGTATGTTGTTGATTAACATCTACGTTTGACACGGTCAACAATAGCTTTACTATCTCAAATGCTGTCGGATCATTGGTTTCGATATATTTCATAACCGCATTAACCAAAACGTTGTCACTATCTGATAGATCGATGTTATCTTCCAATAATTGTTCTACGCTCGTCAAGTCGATTGCGTCGATCGCAAAATCCATTTTCTTGATTGAAAATTGATTTTATTTCATTGATTGACATTGTGAAATAAAATAGCTTAACAGCTACCATGGCAATTGTTATTTCTCTGGTGTTGGCTTTTGCTGCATCCGTGCAAACAATGTCATTTGAAAAATATGATCGAATGTCTGTGGAAACTGACTGTGACTATAAAAGTCACTATACTCAGTCCAATGAGACTCACATTTGGTGTTGCAATGCATGCAGATTAGGCTATAGACTTACATCTGCATGCCAATTTGGAAACAGATCTTCGACACAATGCGCACCATGTGAAACTGGAACCTACAACGACAGACCCTATACAGGAACTCGCAAATGCTTACAATGCAAACACTGCAATTCTGATTTCAACATTGAGATCAACACACCCTGTGACAAAACAAGAGACACTACATGTAGACCTAAACAAGGATATTACTGTTCTAATGGTATTAGTGTTGACTGTCATTTTGCACACAAACAACGCCAAAATTGTGACCGAGGACATTACATTTCTACACATGCTAATAATCACTCTGACATTCACTGTGCTATTTGTCCTCAAGGATCATGGTCCGTTGATGGTATTAAATGCATACCTCATACAATTTGTAAACACAGAGGAGATTTCCTGATTAAAGATGGCACTGCATTTATAGATAATGTGTGCGGCACACCTTACCACTATATGATTGTTACAACAATATTTGTTATCAATATTGCAAGTGTGCTGTTTTGCATACACTATATGGCAAAAATTATAAAATTTAAAAAAGATTGAAAATCTATCTTTACACACACTTATCTATTTTACTGCAGACCACAATGGAGCTGGTTAAACATCACATTGATTCCTTCAATCATTTACTTAGTCATCAGATTCCTCATGTCATACAATCAGAACCCGCTATTGTTATACACGGTTATACTGTAACATTTGGTAATGTTGTATATGGAAAACCTATACCTAAAACACCCAGTCATGCGCGATTAACTGATGAAACATATCAAACGACAATTTCTTGCCAGGCGACCGTTAAAGCGACCGACGGAACTGTAACAACACAAAAAATTTCAAATTTGTGTCAATTGCCCATTATGGTCAGATCTGCATTATGTTCTGGTCAAGGCGAATGCGAATATGATCCGGGTGGATTCTTTATCATTAGAGGAAAAGAACGTATAGTTATACCTCACATTCGTACAGCTTATAATTATCCATTTACATTTCCGTGTCCACTAAATAAAGGCATTATGTGCGAAATGAGAACATTTAATGAAGCTAATGGCGCTACATTATTGACGCAGATGCGGTTTAATGTCACAACTAACATTATTGAAATGTCTGTGCCTTATGTTAAAAGTTTTGTACCTGCAGGAGCTATTTTTTGCGCTCTTAATGTAACAGAAACAGAGATGCTTCAATATTGTAATTTACTGTTACCTGAGAGCACAGATGATCATTACATCAGTAAACATCCCAATGTTGTGTATGGATTATTAGAACAATACAATTCTTGCAAACAATCTGGAGATATCTATAAATATATTACAACATTTGTTCCAAATACAATTCAGAGTTACATAGAATCTGTATTTTCAGGTATAATGTTTTCTCACATAAAAAACAATTCGCAACAGAACACCGCTATTCATTTAGGCTTTATGGTAAACATGATGATTGAAACACATGTCACAGGGCGATTTTCGGACAAGGATGATTTGAGACATAAACGACTCGATACAAGCGGATCTTTAATTTTGTTTTTGTTTAAAAATCTATTTAAACAATGGGTGTGTTTTTTACGAACTGTGTTAGAGAGAACTGCTCCTATGGGTGAACCCGATTTACAAGGAAAATCTGTTAATATTCATATTATCACAAATACTCTCAATTTATGTTTTGCAACTGGCAATTGGCTGGCCCGTAAAAATTCTGGAATGAACAAAAATGCATATGTTCCCAGAGGAGTGTCTCAATTAATGTGTACGCAAAATTATGGTGCGCGACTCAGTCATCTACGCCGAATTATGCACGCAGTAGGTTTTAAGGGAAAAAATATAAAAGTACGACAATTGCATAATTCTCATTACGGGTATTTTTGCCCTTACGAAACACCTGAAGGTGAACGGGTTGGTAATGTTCTTCAGCTGGCATTGTCTGCGATTGTTTCATTGCCGTGCACTAAGTTTGATGCAGTTGTAAAATGTGCATCTGCACATTTGTTACCTAAATGCCAAACGGGAGCATCGATATTGATCATAGATGGTGAAATATATGGGTACGTTCAAAATAAGATGACGGTAGGCAAATTATTAACAAATGAAATGAGAGATATTTCTCCAGAAATCACAGTAACATACAGACGTGGTAATTGCATTAACATTTACACAGAAGCGGGCCGATTTTTAAGACCTTTAATCAACAACAAAACAGGACAAGAACATTTAATATGTCCCAATTTAATAGCGGAATTAATTGTTGCTCCATATCCAGCAAAATGTGAACGTATCGATTTGGGTACAGGCAATATTGCAGACTACACTGAATTACCAGGGCACAAAGTCATGACAGATGTCATGACTGCCGTCATACCGTTTTACAATCATACACAGTCACCTAGAAATGCCTATCAGAGCAATATGGGCAAGCAGGCTATAGGAATTCCATGTTTAAATTTCACCAACAGATGGGATGTAACCCTTGATGTTATGTCGTACCCGCAAGCACCAATGACACGTAGTGTTTCAGTGACGGAACTTAATTTTGATCAAATGTTACATGGCGCAGTAGCTATAGTTGCTGTGCTTACATTTGATGGGTACAATCAAGAAGATAGTGTTATATTGAACAGATCATCTGTTCAACGAGGTCTTTTTTTGTCAACCACATACAAAACACTGTGTGAAACAGAAAAACGTACCAAGAAAACCGATTATGAAAAAATTCAACAAGTACCTAAAAACAAACAACGCAAACATCTCGACTATAGCTGTTTGAATAAAAACGGCATATTTGATCCCGATTTAGCAAAAAACAATAAATTAGTTCGAGGTAAAACAGGATCTGTATATGTTGCTGCAAATACAGTTGTTGTTGGCAAAATGTGGTTTAGCAATACCAATCCAGAAGGTCAATGCTGTTCTTTATCTGTAAAGTCTCACGAAGAAGGATACTTTGACCGAATAGAACAGTTTACCACATCAGATGGTTGTTTGTCAGTGAAGATACGTCTGAGAAAAATCAGAGAACCTGAGATTGGTGATAAATTTGCATCGTTTACCGCTCAAAAAGGAACTTGTGGAATGATGTACGATCAGCACGACATGCCGTTCACAGCCGACGGGTTAGTGCCAGACTTGATTATTAATCCGCATGCTTTTCCTTCACGTATGACCATTCATTATCTACTACAAATGTGTTTTGACATGGACGCTGTCCAAACTGGACAGCAATTTGATGCTACCGCATTTCAACACGATGGAAAAGATTTAGTAGCACAGTTAGAAAAGTTACAATTTCAAAAGAAAGTGATGTATTGTGGACGAACTGGAAAACGTTTTCCAGCTCATGTATTTATAGCACCCTGTCCTTATCAACGGCTAAAACACATGGTAGCCAATAAAATGCACGCTAGGACAACAGGTCCAGTGGATCCTTTGACGAGACAACCTGTAGCGGGACGAAGCAGAGAAGGAGGCATTAAAATAGGAGAAATGGAACAATGGTGTAAAATCAGTCACGGTGCAGCCAGTGCATTACAAGAAAGCATGACTGATATGAGCGATGCGTATGAAATTCCAGTATGTACTTTATGCAAAATGATGTCCGATAATTTTAGCATATGCCGTCATTGTAACACTGTGTCAATTGAAAAATACAAGATTCCTTACACATCTAAATTGTTGTTTCAGCAATTGGCGAGTATCGGAATAAAAATACTGATAGATTAAATATTAAAACATGGATAATATATTTCAATCTATAAACAATCGTAACTTTACGGCGTTTAAAAAAGCTATTCGTACTTTAACACAAGAAGATGTACCTCCTAATGTTCAGTATCATGTTATGTACATGATTATAATAAACATTGATAAATGTCTTATTTGGATAACAGAATGGTTTAGCGTTGTACCAACTCAATACACACAATCAGAGATATTAAACTGTAATAATGCACCAGATGGGGTATTACTAAATTACATTATAGAACATGGCTCATATGAGAACGTAAAACAAGCTGTAAAATTAGGATGTGATCCATTTCTAAATGGAGATGGAACCCCACCGATATTTTCTATGTACGACAAGTACCCTGATAAATTAAATGACCTTGTATTTGACAATATGACTGTCAATCCAAATACATTAAATAATTGCAAATTAGAGTCTGGTGAAAGTCTGTTACACATTGCGGCAACCAGAAAAGATGTAGATATTATAACATATCTAGTCAAAACATTAAATATGAACCCAGATGTGCTGTATTTTGATCAAAATATCAATAATCACATATGTGTTTATGATAACTTAATGAATGGATTGGATGACGATGATGTTTTAGGTATTTCTGCATGGTGGTTTTCAGACATTGGAGGAGATGTAAATCTACTGTTATTATATAATGGTGATTTGGTATCGTTGTTTTACAAATATTGTTGGTATGACGAAGATCTCATGGCTGTAGCCATGATTAATACATTGAGAGTAGACTTTACAGCTGGTAGTAAAAATCCTATTATACCAGCTACAGTATTAAACCATTACACACTTGTAGAATATCTAATTAAAAACGGTATTGAACTAAATTATTATGACGAATATGGAAACAGTGGTATATTTTACATGTTAGATTATTACACAGAAGAATATGCACCATTATTTATGAATTTCTTTTCTAATAACTTTTTGCGTACTCATCGTCCTTCTTTATCAAACAATAGAGATATATTGCACACAGTGGCTGCTAGTAGTGGCCAGTTTGACTTGTTTAAATATTTAATTGAAGAAGAAAACATTATGCCAGACAACAGAGATTCTGAAACAGGCATGGATATATTGCAAACCACCATTATGAATGTTGCATTAGTATACGGAGCTCCTGCTAAACTAGATGGAATGATTCAAATTATTAATTACCTTTCTCAAAAGTATATCAAACCGGATATTTATAATATTGGAGTGCAACACATTAATGTATCTGCAATTGAATTGCTTTTGATGGTATTATTGCATTTAACTCATCGCGTTAGTCTTACATTTGTGGACTTGCCTCCAATTAGCGATGATCTAGATGAGGATCAGTTTAATTTATCTGTTGTCTTTGATCATCATGATATGTTACCAGCAGATACTGACAGCGAACGTGATGAAAACAAGGACCGTGTCAAGGACGCTATGGAGTATACATATACGGTGCTACCCAATTTAGAAAACCAATTATCACTTATCCGCGAACAAGTTACTTCTGTTGATAAACAATATTTACACCGGCAAAAACAACAAATTTATAATATTACCGTTAAGTTGATTCCATTGTGTCGCCATATCAACCCTGTTTTTAGTACGTTTTTCAATCCACGATCTAAAATATTTAGTCTTCTAAAGAAAGGACAAACATTAAAAGCGTTGAGTGAACTTGCGTTACAACAGTAAAAAATTTGAATATGTTGTGTTTACAGTGTTAACTAAAAATTAAAGATGGAACATTTTACATCTTTATACGGTCCATCTCACTTGTGGTCAAACGGTAACAACAACAGTGTTGCTATACATTTAAAATGGCAATACTGTAAAGAAACACAATTGTCTTTCTTTACAGATCTGACCAAGGCTAATGGCGTGTACACAACAGTCTATGATTTACATTCTTTAGAATCGTTTAATCGCTTGTTTCACAAAGGGTTGCAGATTAGCTTAAAACGGAAACGAGTCACGGATGTTACCAAATATCATTTAATAGCCTCTGTATCTCGCTTTAATAACGATCAATCTGAACCATCTGGAAAAATTGTAGATGTTTTATTTAGCGGTGGATATGTTGAACACTTTGTGTATGCGTTTTATCCGTTAGTGGCGCTTCCAACTAATGCATTGGTGACATTTCAATTAGTTAAAACAAACCAAGTTGTTCCCCAACAATATTGTCTACCACTAAATTATGTGATATCTGTAGACAACTGGCTGGTACCCTTGTGGGCAAACCAAATTATTGAAAAAAGTACTAATTGCTCTTTGGTCAAAGAAAATGTTGGCTTTTCGTACATGTTGACAGGAACAGAATTACTTTATGATCACTACTTGCAGTTTGCAAATTTTGACATGCGTTTTAAAAGTTCATCTGTGACATATCACACTCCACTCAAACCGCACAGACTGTTTAAAGATTGTGATATCAAAGACACAGTAATATCAGCAGCGCCTAAGAAACGATTGGCAGAAGAAGGATACATCAAATTAAAATTAGAATATTCCGATCCCGGTTTACCAATGTGTCCTGTGTGCCAATGCGCAACATGTGAATTGATGCTTGTTGGATGCGGTCACTGTTTGTGTCGAGGGTGTTTATTTGCACAACAGATTAAAGTGTGTTATGTATGTCGGAGAGAAGTGTCTATGTTTCACAGGATTTATTTCTAGAGATAGAAAATAAATCTACGTGCATATCTCAACACATCAGCTTTATTAACAGGTACTTCGTTTAATGCGTCGATGTTAATTTCTTTTTGATGATGATTGATCACATAATAAGCCCATATTAATGTAGGCATATGTTTGTAATGTATGTGTGTAAAAGCCTTATCAATGGCAGACACAAATTCATGTTTAGGTATGACGTGTTCTGGCAAAGACAGTACAAACTCATCATATGCTGCATGAAACGATGCTAATTCAGCAACCGATTTATCGCCTGTTTTTGCAACAAAGGCTTCTGTTCTCAGACCCACGTCAAATTCATCTTGAAAAAACTCTTCTTCGTAATACATTTTGTTTTACATATATTTGACAAAAAATGGCGTGGAGATTAGCAGCAACTCAGTATCCCAAATTTGAAGAAGAATATTCTTATTTATGGTGGGGGGTATTAACCCAAGCGGCAGTGGAACATTATCTGGAAGATCAAAATCCCAATTCTGTTATTTTGTTTGATATGGCAAATGCAGAGTACCCGTGTCTGTTTAATATCGCAAAAAAGATGTTATCAGGAGCAGTTAAACTATATTCGTTTATTGCAGTGAATGATAAATTCTTTAAAGAGGCCAATGGCAATGAATTGGATATCAGATTAACCGATAATATTTTGTTTATATTTCAACATATGTCTAGAAATCATACGTTTCTGTCACCGCCAAATCCTATTCCATATAATGGAATATTTAAACAATTGCACAATGAGTTTTACAACTTACATAGTTATCTAAATAACAATTCTCTATTTTGGACTTTTATACCATCCAATGCAATGATAGAAAGGGAAATGAACACGGGTACATTAAAGGTATTGGTATCTTTACCTCTACACTTTAATCGTGATACTTTGTGCGATGTATTTGTTAGCAATTATGGACAATTCAGTCTATGCTGGAAATCCAATTATTTTTATATTGCTAAAATATGCCAAATGGCAACATTTTCTCATTATTCCAAAGGCAAATCAGCAGCAGAAGCAATTGATAATTTTATTAGAGACTATCAATTAACACTCGTAGATCCATTTAGTTTACAGAGATTAGCCTACAGGCAACTTCGTGAAGAAACATTGCCAAAACATGTTAGCAAGAAATTGGGGTTTGATTGACAGGTCTCAAAGCAGACATACAACTCAACCTATCTGAATAAAAACTTTGATTTTGCTAATTGTAGAACTTGATTGGGGAAATGTCAATCATGGCTTTTAGACTCGCTAAAACGTGCTATCATGAAATGATGTGCCATTATCAAGATCTCTGGTGGGGTGTCATGACCAAACAAGCTGTGAAGAAATTGTTACGAACCGAAATGTCAAACACAATTGTTATGTTTGACGCCGTTAACATAAAGTATCCACATTTGTTCAACATTGCCAAGAAAACAAAGGAACATGGGATCAGGATTTACACATTTGTTGTATTTGATAAGTACAACATTAGAGAACTTGATGGTAATGAACTGAACGTTTGGGCACAAAGCAATCTACAATGTGTCATTGCTGAACTTGCGCAAAAGCATACGTTTCTAAAACCAAGTACACCTATGGTGTATGATGGATTTATGAAACATATAGCTGAACAATATGAGCAACTAGATGTATGGTTAGAAGGTAAATTTTATGAAATGTACGAATCAGGATCTATTTTGAAAAAGAAATTGCAATTACATTATGTACCAGCAGCAGCGGTGTCAATTTCTATTCCTGATTATCATCGTTATGGGCACACATCTCTATGCGATGTTTACATTGCAACCGATGTTCTACACCATTATCATCTTCGCTGGCCCAACAGCAAACAGTTTATACTTTCAAAACGTCTTCGGAGCACAACTTCTCAAGACGTTGTGTGTGACACATCAGCTGTTGACGCTTTAAAAGCGCTACTAGGCAAATTTAACATCGCTGTTATTTTAGCAGATGTTGCTACTCATACTGCCTAAATTGTCTAAACCGCTGTACTGCATCGTGATCTTTATCGGGTACAAATCTTAAACTTCTATATCGCAATGTGTCGTATTTACGATACGTGTCGTAAATACTTGTTCGTAAGACCCAATCTGGTATGTTTGTTAGAAATGGAAACCCTTGCCATTTCACAATAGAAGCTATAACTTGTTTGATAAAAACAAAATCGATAGCATTTCTATGTATACTATGAAACAAGGCTTCCATTGCAGTCATTTCAGGTTGATTTTGTATAAATTCTGTTTTATCTATGTAATTAAATACATTGTTTTGTAACCCTAAGTTAACGATATTTATATTGGTAAATAAGGATGAAAAAGCCAATCTAATTGATATTGTTTTATCATCTATGTTGTATATACCAATTTTGTGGTCTAGTAAATACTGCGCACAATCTATACATCTATTATTTATCGCAGCATATATAACGGGAAACCCTTGGCTATCAAGAACATTAACATCTAATTGTTGTTCTTCAACTAAATATTTTAACATATGTAACGATTTTGTCGGTCGCAAACTAGAAAAAATGTAAAATGCTATATTGCTATCGCTGTTTATGTTATAATTTGTAATAGCAATCATGGTTTTAAGCTGTTCTATCAAACTTGCGTTTACCGCAATAAAAAAACTATTTACTTGTTCGTAAATACCATTGGAATCAAAGTCTATATTGGTAGCTGTACCAATAACAATGTTAAACATAGATGGTTCTATGTGTTCATGCTTTAAAATGTTAGCTAATGTTTGAGCACTAACATTAATCGGTTCTCGATTTGTGTTAACAATTAACTCGTATATAGGTTTTACCGAATTTGTTTTATCAACCTCATCTTCAATGTTGTCAAACAATCCATCAATAGGCATCTGTTTGTTATCATTAACTACATTAATGTTGGCACCTTTTTTGTACAACATTGTAAACAAATCTATATTTTTGACAGTTAAATATATAGGTGTAGTTCCTGAATCATCTGGATAATTAACATCTATGTTTGCATGTTTTAGCAGTGCGTCTACAGCAACAATATTGTTGTGCCGACACGCGGTATGTAAAGGTGTTTCACCAAAATAACTATATTTGTGTACATCAATTGTTGGCATATCTAACAAATCGTACAATATATCAGCATAGATGATATTTGAAACCGCAACCGATAAAGGTGTACCCATGGCTCCATTCCATGTTAGGATCAGCATTGTGTTTAAGAAGCACACGCACTACATTAATATTTCGTTTTAAAATGGCCTTACCTAATAGAGTGTAACTTGTAACTTCATCTTCTTCAAACATTTCATTGATTAAATGCGGATATGTGCTTAGGGTTTCATCAAGCAAACTAGCATTGCTTAAACTCACCGCAGCAATAAGTTCATCCATTTTTTTGATATCTTTTTAATTATCATATGGTAAATTAAACTGAGAACACATGTCTTTAAACTCTTCCCGGTCAGAATTTGCAATACATTTGTAAGCCAGGGTGTTGTATTTTTGATAGCGAACAAACAATTCACGAGTTGCTTCAAACCATTTGGGGAGCGGAGATAAAAATCCTATAAATCCATATCGCGGTGCTGTAAAATCTAAAAATTCCCGAACAAACACTCTATCAATTACACCTTGATCGGGTATATTTATTAAATATTCTAAAGGCGATTGCTTCTTTTGATTTGATATTACAATGCTTTTAGCTAGATTAAATTGCGTGCCATTGTAAATCATATGTATCAATGCCATATTTTGAGCTTTAACTATAGCAAACATAAGCATGTCATGTGCTTCAGAGTTACCAGGTGTAATTCCAACATTATGATCAATTAATAATTTAGCAGTATCTAAATTGTCACTTTCAATCGCATATGCTAAGGGTGGATTTCCAGATTCATCAACAATGTCAAAACTAACATTTGTATCCATTAGAAATTTCATAATAGCGGGTGCCATTTCATCGCTGCTAATACTGGCAAATGCTAATTTTCCATTATGTATATTATACATAGTGTGATTGGCAAGAGTAACCATTGCATCTAGGTTTCCAATATGTGCCGCGTGACATATTGGATCAAATCCTTCACCCAAGGATGAAGGAGAAAAATCTATATCTGCTAGGTTAGATTCCAACAATCCTTTAAGCAGTTTAGGTTCAACATCCTCGCTCATAATGATTGCGTGTAAACCATCAGGTGTTATTACAAGTCGTTGTTGTGGAACATTTAGTAACAATGCAAAACAAGGCATTGTTACATTTAATTTATAATTAGACATGAACACTCGTGCATCTGCAAATAACTGTTCGACAATTGTCATATCATCATTATCTACTACATTTATGTTGGCATGTCTGACAAGAACAACTTGTTGTAAAACGTCTTCACTGAAAAGCGCGTAAAACAACGGTGTTTCTCCTTGATTATTCTTTATGTTGACGTCGATGTTCTGATTTTCCAACAGTCTTAACGACGCTCGAGTGTTTTCGTCCTTAAGGGCATAAAACAACGCGCTATCGCCGTTGGAGTCGCGTTTATTGAGCTCGATGTTTGGAGCGGACAACAGCGCTTCGAAAATACTCCATGTTGCTGGAGTGTTATGTTGATGCGTGTTATGCGTCGCTAAATGCAACGGGATTAGTTTACCATCTCGGGATGGTAAATTCGGATCTGCGCCTTGACGTAAAAGCAGATTGACATCGTCTGTGCGGAATTGAGAAATTGCAATAATTAATGCCGTATAGCCTTGATTGTTATAAGCGTTAATATTATCCATTTTTACTAACCCAATTTGATAGATTTGGTTTAAAATATAAGCCAAATCTATCAATTTATTACTTAAAATGTTAAAAACTGTTAACAATCAATGCGTTCCATAAGGAATTGATCAACTGTTTGTCAGTTAAACATTCCTGATAAAAGTGGTTGAAAAGCGCGTAAAACAACGGTTTTTGTCCTTGATTATTCTTTATGTTGACGTCGATGTTCTGATTTTCCAACAGTCTTAACGACGCTCGAGTGTTTTCGTCCTTAAGGGCATAAAACAACGCGCTATCGCCGTTGGAGTCGCGTTTATTGAGCTCGATGTTTGGAGCGGACAACAGCGCTTCGAAAATACTCCATGTTGCTGGAGTGTTATGTTGATGCGTGTTATGCGTCGCTAAATGCAACGGGATTAGTTTACCATCTCGGGATGGTAAATTCGGATCTGCGCCTTGACGTAAAAGCAGATTGACATCGTCTGTGCGGAATTGAGAAATTGCAATAATTAATGCCGTATAGCCTTGATTGTTATAAGCGTTAATATTATCCATTTTTACTAACCCCCAATTTTAGAGACATAATTATCAGGAAATGGGGACAGACAGTCTTTTAATTGAGCAATCTGTCAAACCATTCATTACTTAAATGTATCAATCCACGCCTGCGTTCTAGATAAGCACTGTTCCCAACTGTATAGAGGCTCATATTGAAAATACCTAGTTGCTTTATCGCTCTTGACAGTAAATGTTGTACCAGCTACCGATAGTGTATAACGATTAAGCATTGGCGTGTATATAAAGCACTTACATGCTTTACGTATCGCATCGTTAGCTGCTGCTAACAGCCAAAGCGCCCCGTAAGGAATATGTCGTAATCTAAATTGGAATTGTGATAAAAGCAGCATGTTAAACCTGTCATAATTTAGACACGGTGTATTATCGTAACAGAAAAATACTTGTCCTCCAATCAAGTTTGGCGTTTTCAACAATGTTCTTGCTGCCAATATGTGCATCCAAGCTACATTTCCAACATAAACTCTACTGTGCTTGACAGACTCAGGAATACCGCTCACCATAACCCCTCCTCTCTCAAGACACATCTTATAAAATTCTTTGATGAGCTCATGTCCTTCCCCATAAATACCTGTAGGTCGCAATGCGCATGTTCTCAAACAGCCATTTTGTAATTGTTTACCATCTGCTTCTAGTACTAGTTTTTCTGCTTGAGATTTTGACTTTGGATATGCCATATTGTGTTTTATTTCATATGATGTATCTTCATCGCCCATGATAAATGGATCTCCTTTATTATTTGGCCCTATAACTTCCATGCTGCTTGTGTACACAAGACATTTAACATTACATTTGACACATGCATCAATGACACGTCGAGTTCCTATTACATTGATGTCATATATTGTGTCATCTGAAATTTTGTACCATACATCAATTATACTAGCCGCATGAATGATAATATCTACTCCAACGCAAGCAGCCAGTAATGTTCTATAGTCTGTAATATCCCCCTTTATGAGAACCACTCGCGAGCTTACAGTGGGAAAGTCATCATCTATGTATCGATCATAAATGCGCACTTCTCTTACATCACGTTCGTATTGCAACAGTAGTCGTAGTATATGTTTGCCTACAAATCCGTTTCCGCCGGTTATAAGATATACAGACATTTTCTAAAATATACACTTATCAGGCAACAGCTGTGGTAAATTGCATATACTTTTTAATTTACGCAAGTCTTTGCGGGTAACAGCTGCACAACAACGATAAAACAATGTGTTGTATTGTTTGTATGTATCGGTCATCCAGTCAGGTACAACTGTTAAATGAGAACAGCCGTACCGTTCTGTCAAATAAACAAATGTGTTCTTAAAGAATTTACGATTTATGTTCGGTGTACAATCCAAAAGCTTGTCCAAAGGTGAAGCTGTTTCTTGTTCCCAGTGTGTCCTGTTCACTATATCCAAATCAATTGTTTTTATCACCCAATGCAATAATATTTCGTCTTGTAGTTTCAACGCTTCAAATATGATTCGATTGGCTACGTCCGGAGAAGATACATTGAGTCCTTTTCCACGAATTAACATGAAATACACTCCATGAATATATTTTGACTGTAAAGCATAGTATAGAGGACTATTGCCCGCCTCGTCGTAAATGTCAAAGTTAACGCCGTGTTCTTTAACTAAAATATCATGTATCTTGTGATCAAATACAAGTTCTCGTTTAACGCTCATAGATGTGAATGCCAATTGTCTGCGATTAAAATCTGGTAATATTTTTAGCACACGACGCATCATGTTCCACTCTCCCAAAGAGGCAGAAATCATTAACGCCTTGTTTAAATCTAATTTAAACTGTTGGTGATGCTTTAATACATCTATGAATATAGATGTATTAAATTTCAACAATTCTGAAATTGCATACGATGACAATGCAAAGTTACGACAAGTTGCAAATGCGCGTAAACATTCAATAGTCACATCGGAAGCACAATCTTCAATAATGGTTTTACCACGCGTGTTTAATTGTTGAGACGTGTCAGCGCCATCTTTAATTAGTCTACAAATTGCTGCAGGATTTCGCTTGTACACAAACAGATCATGACAGTTCTCCATCATCATATCGTGTAAACACGCAAAATTGCTCCAAGCAATATAATGCAGTTAATGTATAGTCCAATTGTACACATTCAGTCAAGTCAAATTTTTCTTCTATTGATTCAAGTAGCTCATCTGGGTTTGTATGTCCACCATATTGCATCTCTCCTACAAAGACTATATATTTACCATTAAAACCACTAATGTCATAGCCAGATGCGGCAAAATATGGAAAACAAAACATGAGCGCGTCTACACAGTGACCGTATTTAGCAATTGCATCTAGACATGACAATTTTTCTACAGACTCGTGTTTTGGATCAATATCAGTAAGGATTGGGTTAGGTACATCCAACAGTTTGTCGCACAACACGGTTTCATATGCACCGGTTTCTACTCCTATGCACAATACGCTTTTAATTTTGTCAAATTTGAATGATGATTGAAGTAGATTAGACAAACAAGAGTTGCTGTATTTGAATTTATAATGTTGAGTGTGATCATAATCATTGCAATTGTTTAAACAAACGTGTCTCTTGAAACAAGACATGATGAAATAATATTAGCTATTACATATTGATGTTTGGTTATCAATTATTACGAGGTAGCAATAATTTCATGCAATTTCTCGTGTCTCTCGTGCGTATTACCTGGGAAAATGTTTACAGCTCCTACTCTCAATGTATGCTTTGGGTTAGCGCTGGGCACATATAGGCCATCTTTTCGAGGAGGGATCGGTAGGTCTCCACGAATAGGATCACCTAAACCTTTCAGTCGGTTGTTTGATGTTGTGGTGATCAGTTTCATCATGTCTCGATGAGTATCTTTACCGGACATGGGATCGTGAAGAACATGACCGGAAGAAAATATTTTTACACCTGGAGGGGGCGGTGGGTGTGATTTTAATCTGTTACGAGGAGATATCTTGCGAGCACTGCGTTGGGTGATCAATACGAAAATAGCTAATGTAACAATTATTATTGTAGGAACGATAATATTATCCATTGTTTTTAAAGGTTGAAATTTAGATTTTATATGTGTAATATAACAGAATATGATAAAACTACCATGGCTCTCTGCAGATATGCTATGGTTGGAATGTGTCGTTACAAGTTTGGCTGCAAATATGTTCATGGAGATATGTGTTATATGTGCAACTTACAAGCTCTTCATCCAACAGATGTAGCTCAACGTTTGAATCACATCAAATTATGTAAGCAAGTGCAAGACAGTAAAACTATGGTTTGTGGCGTGTGCATAGAAGTAGTTTATGAAAAACCCGATAAACGTTTTGGTATTCTCCCTAACTGTAATCATTGTTTTTGTGTATCGTGCATTCGCACTTGGAGAAAAACAGACCAGGCTGGCAAAAAACATTGTCCTCAATGTCGCGTACTATCCAACTTTTATATTTCTAGTAAATATTGGATAGAAGATAGCAGTGCCAAAGAGAAGATGATTGAAACATTTAAACGTAACATGTCAAAAATACCATGTCGGTATTTTACAAACGGTTATTGTTTATTGGGGATTGATTGTTTTTACAAGCACGATATTGATAGACTTAGCAGTATCCGAGATCACCTTCTTATATGGCTTACTCACGGGGAACTGTAAGGTACATCATATGTTGAACAAAATTGTTTAAATTCAGCAGGGTTTGCACTAGTGATACATCTGTACGCTAATTTGTTGTATTTGTTGTACAAATCACCAACTGTTTCTATAAACCATTGCGGAGGCTTGTAAACAAATCCCACAAACCCAAATCTAGGCGATGCGTATGTTAAATATTGACGGACAAAAGTAACATCAATTAATGATGGATCTGTTTTCTGGATTAAATATTCCAATGGAGAAATAGGGTCTGAATTTTCCAACAACCATTCAGGTTTTGCTAAATTTATTGCAGTGTGCGTAGCAATCCACTTTACAACATCCATGTTTTGAAATTGTATTATGGCTATAAGAAGTGTTGCATAACCTTGTGCTGTTGTTTCATACCCAACACTTCTTGTCAACAACAATTTAATACATTCTAGAGATTTCGCCAATATTGCATATGTTAACGGTGCATTTCCATAGATGTCAACAATATTAAAATCTGCACCCATTGTCATAAGATGTTGGGCGGTTGAACCGTTTTGACTTTGTACAGAACAAAACACTAATTGATCCATGTTATAATCTGTTAAATACCGTAACAGTAAAAGCATCGATGCAACATTGTCGCTGATAGCTGCGTAACACAGACAATCTAACCCTTGGCTATTAGGTCCCAAATCTATATTCAAACGATCCTCTGATGTCAATAACAATGTTTCTAAATAAGGCGGTTCCATTGTTTCGCAGTCAATGATTAAACGAAAAGCATCAGCGGTTATATTCAACCTCGCCATTGACGACATTAAATGATTCATGCAAGGAATTGTGACAGATTCTTTATATAAACTGTCTATCTGCGTTTGAAATAACATTTCGACAATAGATGTGCCCACGGGGGTGATAGCGTTAACATCTGCACCCTTAAACACAAGTTCACGTACAACATCTCTGTCGTATAACCCTAACATCAAGGGACTTTTGAATTGCGAGTCACGAATGTTAACATCGACGTAATTGTGATCTAATATTCTCAGTACTATGTCTATCGTGCAATGTTTCAAAGCGTATGTCAAAGGCGTATCGCCGTTTATGTTCTGTTTATTAATGTCCAGTCTAGGCGTTTCTAAAAACATTGAAAATATATTCTGTCCATTCTGTCCCGAATGAGGCAATAATCTTAGTATTTCGTGCATAGGTGTTATTTGATCATCTTGAGAATTTTTATTAGGATCTGCATTGTGTCGTAATAAGATATCAACAATATTATCATCATTTTGAACAATTGCGGCTATCAACGGAGTATGTCCGAATTGATTGAAAGCATTCAGATGATCAACCATTGTTTTTCATTTCATTATATTTGATTATTGGTAGACGGTTAATTCACATACAACTAGGCGATCATGGATCATCTATTAGACACCATCAACAACGTTACAATCAAACAGTTTAGGCAATTGTTAGACACTCAACTCATAGAAGTAGATGACCACATCAGTCAGTTATGCGCTGTAATCGAATGCATTGCTTTGAACAAACCTAAGATATGGCAGGCAACCATTGTGCCATTTGGCATTGGATTTAATTTAAAGAACAATGTTGTTCACAGGGAATGCATTCATCTGTTGATTTCACTCAATAGATCTAATTTAAAACAACAATTGGAGGCTGCTGTTTCATTAGAATTTATAGATGTTAAAACACATGTGGCAAGCTATCGATGCAATAACGGTGATAGCTTGCTGCATGTTGCAGCACAACAATTGGATTGGTCAATGTTGTACTTTTTGGTAACCAACTTACAATTAGATGTCACTACGGTTAACCATAAACACATCACTGCAATTGAATTAATGCAGATTTGTAACCCCGATATGTTATATGCTTATTTTGTCGACGCTCTCAATGTTGATGTAATGTTTTACTTTCAGTGTGTTTGCAGCTTTGAAACAGATGCGCATGCCAAATATATGATAAATAGAAGACAGGATTGCTTTTCAGCACAAGCTGTTGTAAATGCAGCACGACAAAATCATGTTAATATTGTATGTGCAATGTTTAAAACGCATTATAAGGGCGACTGTTTCGATCACCTGATGTGCAATGCAATATATTACATGATTAAATACTATTGCGAACAATACTGCGAACTTCTATCTGAAACAGAAGACAACTGTGTGGTTAACAGGCAACAGGGTTGGTTTGCCATTCACACAGCTGCGTATTACCAAACAAAACAAAATTTTGTATTGCTTGCCTGTAATTCATCACGTGCGATTGATTTAAAAGACGCCTACGGTCATAATCTCTTAATGGTTGCTATTTGCGGACTGGTCGATTACCACATAGACTGTCACTCGGACAGTCACTGGGACAAATTAGATTACATCCAAAAAGTATTGCATATTCCTATGACAAAGCGTGAATTGCTTTCAAAAATGCCTAAAGGACGCAAAGAAATCAGCGCAAATTCAATTGACATGCTGCTGGCTGCGGTGCTCCGTTATTCTCATAGAATAACTGTTCCGGAACAACGACCGACGTCGCTGACAATTCGTAATGGACTTTTATTTGCGTACAGATTATACCCACAATACGCAATAGAACACGCGCAATATTCTAAAACGCTATTTGTTGTCAATGAAAATCAACTGAATCGTATAAAGAGCAAACTCTATCAAGTTGTGTTACAAATTGTAAAAAACCACGCCATTAACATTTGTGACAATAGACATGTCTATTTCGCAAAGGGTAGCAGTCTGTACAACTTGCTCGACCCTATGCAAGTTCCCAGTTTACAACGATTATGCAATGATATGTGTGTTAAACAAGGGTTATATGTCAGCGTGTCCTTGACATGTAACTAAATTTGAATTTCGCAATATATTACATTGGTATTTCAAAACCACAGCGTCATCATGTTGCTTACAGCAATATTGTGGTGCGGCTTTATCGGACAGCTGGCATGTCTTGACTTCAAATCCACTGAAGTGACTGATCAGTTTAACGCCGAAGAAGATCAGCAATGTTACATCCAAGAAACATTTGGTGCAAGCACGGTGCCTAAACATCTGTCAGATTCTTCGTTGTCAATTCAAGTAGGACATCGTGGTTTATTGTTGTCAGCAGACTATGTAGGTGAAAGTAAACAGGCTATAAAGGATCGCATAGATGAATCTCTCAAATCGCACTTAAACACTATGAAAGAATATTTTACAAATTATTCAAAAGCGCAATGTATTGTTAATGAAACTAGTTATTATACAATTGTCAACGGCACGCTTTTAACAGGATCATTTGACGTATTCTTTCTTCCCAACGTTAGTATAAATTCCACAGCTAACATAACGATTGACTATATTATAGTTATACCCAATGTAGATGTTGCTCAATTTAATGTGACAGTAAATGCTGATGATTGTGTAGATGGGCAATGTACAATTTCTAATGTGACATCTGAAGAATGTACATTACTGTCAATTACATATAGCATATCATTGTCAGTTAAGGAACAAACGACAACAAACAATGTAACAACAAGTAATTTGATCTTACAATTGACAACATTTTTACAACAAATTTTAATCACACTGGTTACATCGGATGGTGAATTGGGAACATCATGCGATGTAAATTGTACCGACGATAACAATTCTACAATAAGTGTCTCTCCAAACACATATTATTCACCATACAATGAAACAGATTTATATGAACCACGAGTTCATATCAACAACTCTAATGGCAACTGTACTACAGTGCTTCAGCGAGCTGTTAAACTGCCCAATGAAACATTAGTAGTTCAAACATTAGTGTCAAACATCACTCATTTGTCTAACAATCACGATTATTCTAAATGCAATGACACACAACCAAATTATTTGCAAGCAAACTATTACGACTTTTGGAAAAATGCATCATTTTTTCAAACATTACTTAACATTACTCATTGCAATGAAACGTACGGTCCTGTCATCTTTTCATTATACATGCAACACAGAAATGATTCATTGATGTTGCTAAACACCACTTTCCCAATTGTTATACAATTTCAAGATTATAATAATCCCTTACGCATTGAAGACATTACATATGTACATTGTCAAAATCCACTGGCGCTAAAACAAGAACAACACGTCGCAAACACAACACGCCGAAGAAGATCGTTAAATGACGATCATGTCGATAGAACAAGCAACTATATGATGTGTCGATTTAAAGGTTATGACGACACCGATTGCGCTCATCTCAACAATAGGGCAGTGCGAAAAAGAAGATCTCCTCCCAGTCCACCGCCACAACATACCAAACCTATTCGTGTGTCTGCAGAAGCAGGGGGAGGAATGCAACGGATCAATCGAGATGCAATCAAACAAGCTAGAGAAAATGCTAAAAACATGTTACAGGATTACAGTAGAAGCATAAGTGTAGAATCTAGAGATTATTTGACACCTTATTCTCAAGAAGCTAGAAAACAGGCATATGCAAGAGCAAATCAGCCATTTACACCAGGTGGTCCAAGTCCCATACCTAGATCTCCGTTAAATCAAGGTGCAGGCGAAGTTATATACTCCCAGGTGCGAGGAGCTCCCCCGCCTCTTCCCGGAAGATCTCCTGCACATGTGACATATGGAGAATTTTCAATAGGTGTGGGTAGACCTGTTGTACCTCCACGACCAGGTGCAGGCGAAGTTATATACTCCCAGGTGCGAGGAGCTCCCCCGCCTCTTCCCGGAAGATCTCCTGCACATGTGACTTATTCTGAATTAGGGTTCAGAGAACGTCCCCCTCAATTACCACCTCGTGATTATCCGGTTGGAGGGGATGTACCACCACCTCTACCACCACCCAGAACAGGCGGAGCTCCGCTGCCTCCACCTAGAACAGGAGGTCTTGCAGAAGTACCTCCTCCATTACCTCCTCCGAGAAGTGGAAGTGCCCCACCACCCCTACCACCGCCTAGAACAGGCGGAGGTCCTGCTCCCAATCCAAAAATCAAAGGATTCTTTGATAAATTTAAAATTCCCAAAAAAACCGGTGGTTGTGGTCCAAAACGATCTGTTTGTCAGTTAGGTCAACACAATAGACCTTTTCGTGGCAGATCATCATCTGAACCTATGTTGTCTGGAAAAGCTAGAAATATTATGGATCCTGACATGGATGGTGTTTATGGAGTTGGTAAATCCCAAAATTTAGGTGGGGGAGAGCATGTACAAGTAATGAAACGGCCCAAAGGTGGTAAATTCGCAAATTCTATGAATAATGGCGGAATGATGATGGGTGCTATGATGATGGGAATGATGTCGCATCAATTGTCTTCATCTACCAGAAGTCAAGTAAATGATATTGTGACAGGTAAATATGCTAATATGGATCAAGGTCGAGCTACTGCATTGGTAGTGCTTCAGAAATTAGATGAAATCGGTGGTGCTATGGTGATGGGAGGAGGAATGGCTGCAATGATGGGAGGTGGTCCTGCTGCACTAGCTGTAGCGGCTGTGGGATTGGCTACACAAATGATCGTAGGATTGATTACAATGTCTATGCAAATTTATGATATCAGGTTTCCTAGAGATCCTCCGCCCGATCCCATTTTGGAGAAATACACAGAATACGCTACTATGATGAATAGTATAGAAGCGGGTAATGTATGGTGTCTTATGTCAGAATCTGTTTTGCATGTTACAATATCATTTGACGACACAACGACTAAAGTGAAAAAGAATTCGACTGAATTGTGGGTTCCTACCTATAAAACTGTCATCAAAGTGGGTTATAATCCAGACATAATATTTAATGCAGAATTACAAATTACATGTGCTGGAGGAGGACAATTGAGATTTGATGATTTTAATATCAATTCAGTGGCGTACAAAATTTCATCCACCTCTAGTGGTTCTTCTGTTTATCAGGTAACAGGTATCGGTTCTATGATTTCTACCAAGTCTCTTATTACCGGTACGTGTGGAGGATCTCGCGAACCCAATCTCATCATCAAGAAAGAAATGATTGCTAGCAGCGAGATGGTGTTGTTACGTAAACGTGGACCAGGAGAACCGATTGGCACAGAAAATATGCACAGTGATGTATGCGATCAGTTTCCATTTAAAAAGTTTTACATTGCCAGTCCCGGATGTTCTGCCGATCGTTCCAAGACTCACATTGGCTGGACGACGTGTTCTATGCTTTTCAGAAAAGCTGTGTGGAATAGCGTCGACAACATGTGGATGGTGGCCAATCCTTTTGTGTCTAGCGATAGCGACAGAAAGATATTTGTGTTTAAGAAACGAGATTTTAGAAACTCTTTTAGCATCTCCCCCAATCAAAATAAAGATCACGCGTTGCTGTGCAACAATGCCGATCAACCGTTTTTGTGCAGATTACCCGATCCAATGATTGTCACTGACAATCGAATGTGCAACAACAAAATTAGATTTTTTAGAGTTTATCTAAAGTCCGGTGACATCAAAGGATATTCCAGTCAAAGTTTTACAGGTTACATGTTGACCTGTCCGTTAAATACAATTGCTATGCACATTATGAAGAAGGGTCAAGAAAGTACTAATTTGGTTGTACGTAACGTTGACACATTTGGCAGTGTTCGCAAATTTTTCTTATTGAAAACAACTGAGCAAAACGAACCTATTGTATGGATCTTTTGCAAACACTCGACAAAAGTGGGTCATGAATCGGATATTATCGAATTACAATTGGACAAGACAGATGTAGATGATCAAAAGGTATTAAATGTACAAACCAAATGGCTGAACGACGATCACACTAGATTTTCTATGTATAAAATTTCTAGAACTGGACCTCGATACCAAGGTCCTTATGTGTACACAGATGCCAAGAAATTACCTGACTATAGAAAACATATTCATTTGACCAAAGCGGTAAATGTATTCGTCAGCGGCGGTAGCAATAACATTGATGAGGAATGGTCATTGACTGAATTGGAAAATCATTGGAATAGCGGTGGTTCTAAATCGTGGGATTGGGCAATGCAAGGTTGTAAAACAATTAGCAGTTTACAAGTGACATTTGGATTATGTAATATTTCTAGAACTGGCGAATTGCAAAGTAAACCTTTGGGGTGGTGGACATGGTCATTCTTAGATCAAACTCAACAAGGATCGACAACGAAATACATTCCTTCACATGATTGGTATCTAAAACCTGGAAAAGATAACGTCACTATAGAAAGTACATCATATGAGCACAAAATGAAAGGTTGCTCTGTTAAATTGAGTTTGCCATCACGTAAATTGCACATATCGTGCGATTATACAGATATTACATCGGAAGATTTAAATTCTGAAGTAACAACATGTCTTACAGTGTCACCTGCTAACGATCAGTGCAATACGTATGAAACAGCATGTGGTACTAGATCTTGGGAATGGAACAGTTTGGAAAGTAAACGTACACAGTGGGAATCTGGTGAACGATATACTGCAAATTGGCACAACACGCCCGGTTCAGAACCTCAATTAGCTTACAATTTCTTTTGTCAAGACGAGGGTGTTTATTGGTCTCACATTGACCCGTACAATCGCTATTCTGTTCTTCTCTATACTCGTCCTCTAGATGCTAACTTGCCTGTAATTGCATCATACCAGTCGGGTAATACTCTATCTACAACAGATTATGTGATTGAAGCATCTAAACTAAAAATTGTAGAGAAACTACAACGTGACCTAAGCAGGTTGTTTGATATGACTAAAGACCCCATGGCTGATGCTATTAACCAATTTAGTCAGGGATTGCTAGGACTTGGTCAAAATGTAACTCGTATCAACATTGATATTAATGATCTGGTTGTTGCCAAACAAATTAGAGATAATGCTATTCTAAATATTCAAACTGAAATGGATAACATGTTGACAGACCTAATGTTAGAATCTATAAAACATACAGAATGGTACAAAAATGAAATCGAAATGGCTAGATATAAATGTTGTTATGTATCGTTGAACAATACTGTCAACGATACTATACTAACGGTCCGGTCAATTGACAATGACATATATCAATGTCCAGATCCAGTCTTTTTCTTTGAAGACCACATCCAATCAAACATGTCACGCATTATGGGTCCAGATGGTAAATTTTATGATAGAAAAGATCTATTGGAACTTTTTGGTTCACAATTTTTAACATGTCCTCCCATGCAAGACTTTATTTTTGCTGACAATGAGACGCTAATTGACTTTAAAGAAAAACTATTGTCAGAATTAACACAAGAGGAACTTGTTCTTCTGGCAGATAATTTAACTGCAAATATTGGAATATTATTGGCAATGTCTCAGGATTTACCACAAGATGATATGTTTCACACATCGAAATACACTTATTCAGTATCTCCTTACGATTATCAGTTGCAGATTGATAGGGAATTAAATAGACGAGCAATCCTATTGATATGTTTTACGTTTTTTGCAGCCACACTTATTACTGTTTTGGTTCCGTTGTTAAAATATAAGCGTCGTCGTATAAAGGGTTATAGTTTAATGGAAACTCGTAGCAACATTGTCAGTAGTCGCGTTGACATTGCAAACATTTTACTAGACACCGAAAGTAATCTGTAACTTTGTAGTGATAAAAATGGAAGTATTTTTATCACTGTTTCCAGCGGTTGATGATCCACATTTTTATCCTAAAATACAATCTGACAGCAGATTGAACGACGGTCTTAACATTGACACCGATTTATTTGCTCAGCAAAAATTTCTTGCACGCTTTATAAATCCGGGAACGCCATACAACGAACTGTTACTCTATCACGAAATGGGTACTGGTAAAACATGCACAGCTGTAACTATTGCAGAAACTGGACGGAAAGTTGGAACTTTTAAGGGTACACTTGTGCTTTCTAGAGGCGAGGGGCTGTTAAAAAATTTTCAAAATGAGATTTTGACAAAGTGTATATCTGAAAACGTAACGCGTAATTATATGACCGCATTTTACACATTTGAAACTTTTGAACGTTTTGCAAAGTGGTGTTCCAAACAGACAGATGCTAAATTACAAACCCAATACGCCAATCATTTAATTGTAATAGACGAAGCGCACAATTTGCGTGAAGGAAACAACGCATATGTTCAAATTGTCAGATTTATGTCGTTAACGACCCGGTGTAAAAAGTTGTTGTTAACAGGCACGCCAATGAACGACACAGCCGACGAAATAATAGATGTGTTGAATTTAATTATGCCGCAACCTTTGAACAAACACACTTATTTCAATCGAGAAGGACAACTGAGACGCGGCAAAGAAAACGATTTTATAAATGCGATAAAAGGACGTGTGTCGTACATTCGCGCCAAGGCCGACGAAGGAGTGTTGGAATATATCGGAGAACCGTTTTCAAACGATCCCACATTTAAAATTGTTCCGTTACGTATGCGAACCTATCAAGCGGATGCATATGAAGCAAGTTACATTGATGATCAAGTTGTCAAAGGTGTGTTTACCAACATGCGAAAGACATCGCTCGCTGCTTTACCGCCTGTAGCTGAATTGAAGCAATATTCTGTTAAATATCATTATACGTTGCGACAATTACGGCAAGCGCGAAAAGCATTCATATATTGTGACCTGATCAAGGACACAGGTATAGATTTGTTAATGTCGCTGTTAAACAAATTAGGTTGGAAACGAGCAAAAAAACCTCAACCCAGTTCCACAGATGCAAAACGATACATGGTCATTACGGCCGCAGAAGTCAAACAGGCGCATAAATTGTTAAAGCGGTTTAATTCAGAAACAAACGTCAACGGACAAGACGTTAAACTTGTCATAGGCAGTAGAGCGGTGGCAGAGGGATTCACACTACATGATGTGACAGATGTATTTGTGTTGACTCCTCATTGGAATTTTACAGAAACATTTCAGGCTATCGCACGCGCATGGCGTGCAAACAGTCATGTAAACACCAAACGTTTATTGGGACATGAGCCGCACGTCAGGGTTCATATCCCAGTAGCGTGCATGTCTGTCGATCAGCCTTTTTCGACATCCGCTCAAAATTCCATTGACCTTCATATGTTGGAATTGTCTACACGTAAAGATAGCGAAATGAAACAAGTGGAGTATCTGTTAAAATTAGCGGCTGTAGATTGCATGTTTGCAAAAGCGCGTAACATACGCTACGATCAAGATTATTCACGAGCATGTCAATACCAGCCTTGTAATTACACATGTGTGGGAGAAGATGTCACCATTCCTAGTAAACACTGGTTGCCTTTAGATGTTTCGCCTAATGTCGATCATAATTGCTCTTTGGGTGTGAATTTGATCAAGTGGCAAGATGTGGACGTACCAAAGCTGTGGTACCATTGGGCAAACAAACGTCAAGTGACATGTTTCAGCGGTCACAGCTGCTATATCCATCCATCTGCAAACGCTAGCGACAATACGCCAGTAATGTCGGTTACATTAGATGCATGGTCCAGAGGTACGTTAATAGATGATGGTTATTACTTAACTCGTTTAATGTGCAAAGGTCCTAGATTGAGTATTTCTGAATTGTGTGCGCGTCGAGAACGCAGACTGATCCCCAAAACCATCGCTAAAGTGTTTAACGGTCAACTACCGTTAAAAAGCACGCTATCGCAAATGAACAATGAAACGCAACAAAAGATATTATTGGCGTGCATACGTGTAACCGCAGAACAAGACGATTGGAGCAAATCACAAAAATGCCGAGAAATATTACACTTTTACAGAGGATTTTGGAACCCTGAAACATATCAGGTGTGGTTGTTTGGTGTAAATGCAGTTCTTAAGCAAGGTGTTTCTGGGCGCTTCTACTGGACGTCCGACCCTGACAATTATGGCGCAACATTAAAAAACAGGTTATTGTCATCTTCGGTCGGTTACTATGGTATGTACAATCCTGAAAATGATACATTTTGCATCAGAGACGTTAGAGGAGTCAATCCAAACGCACCGGAACAAGATCTACGACGTTTGACTGTGGGTAAACGATGCACAGATTGGGATCAGTCTGTGCTCCTCAAACTTTTAAGCACACGTTTAATTGTAGATGTTCCTGACATGTATCCTGACGAATCATATGAACAGTTAAAGACTCGTGTAGAAACAATAACGCAAAAAGTACGCAAAAATTCAGCGGTCTATAAGTTTTCTCCTACAAATCGAGACGAAGCTATGAGATTCTTGTACTGGTCTCAAAAGGGAGTAAAACGACCTGAAATGTGTAGCATTATTCATAAATGGATGTCTGACAATGGACTGTTGGAACATAACTTTGAATGTGGTCATCATTTCAAACATAGGGATATTTTTGCATAAAAATTGATTATGTCTTATGACATGCGAGTTCTATAAAAGTAATGATTAAGTAATTGTATGATTACATAATCAACACTATGGCTTCTGCCGATTTTCTGATCAATGACATTACATGTGCTGTTTGTCTCGATATTATGACTTCGTGTGAAGTCATAACATGTGGACACTCTCTCTGCAGCAACTGCGTTGAAATCTTGTTTCACAACAACAGGCGTGTCACATGCCCGTTGTGTCGTGCACATGTGACAGGCCATGTTAAGTTTCTGGCATATCAGTCTATTGTCACGTGTGCTTTAAACAAGATTGAGCAATTGACCAAAATGGTAAGCGATGGAGAAGACGCTCTTCGCACAATGGTTGCTCGCTATGTTGACGTGTTAGAAGAACGCGACCAATTGGCCCAAACTAATCAACAAATACACACTCTCGTCTCCAATGTACTCAATGCACCTGACCCACTTCCTCAAGTGGACTGTGTGGAACCCATGATAATTGATGATGATGAAATCATCATCATAGATTAAATTATTATATTAGTCATTTGACGAGATTTCATTAAAATGGAGTGTCCTATTTGTTACGATTTGCTTTTTAACCCGTGGATAATAAATTGTGGCCACACATTTTGCCATAGATGTTTACAACGAATGGGAGATGCGTGTTCTATCTGCAGAGGTCCGGTAATAACACGAGCCAAAAATTTTGCAGTACAAGAAATTGTTCAAAATCACGCCGGGATACCTGATTTTGTGATGTGTGAAGAACACAAAATTCCAAATTTTTATAAATGTGTTACATGTAACAATGTGCATTTGTGCATTCATTGTATTATGCATTCGGTTCATTGGAATCACAGATGTGTCCCGATTAAATAAAACAATGTTTGACGGTGCATCTGGTAAATCTACCATTGCACGAATTATCGAAGAAATGGGAGACAACTCGATTGGGTTAATCATGCACAATCCTCAACTGTCCGATAGACAAAATTTAAGACGTATATGTTGTTTGTTTACTAAAGAAACACCGTGTCACTTGGCTGCTAAATTAGGTCATCATAGATTATTGGCTTATCTAATTTCTCAGAAAGCGTATGATAAATATGCAAAAGACATTTCTGATAAGACTGTTCTGGACGTGTATGCAAAACCGAGAGATTTATACACATTGCAATTGTACGAAACAAATATAGATGAGATGTAACAAAAATGCTTACCGTTCTGTTAGATTTAGATCACACATTGATTGAGAGCATTGAAACGTCTAGATTGTCTAGCAGCAACGCGCCGTTGCAACGTCTAAAACACAACGTGCCAGAGCACGATCCATCAGCTGAAAAATTAGCAAAATTGATATCTAAAGTGGAATGGCATAACATTCCTGGATTCATAGTGTGCGTAAGACCGCATGTTCAAACCCTTATTAAAACACTCTATTTAAACGGCTACAACGTTGGTGTATGGACCGCAGCTAATGCAGATTACGCACGTGATATCGTAACAGTATTGGGATTGTCTACTCAACCGTTGTCGCATATTTTGTACGACGTGCACGACAAAACCGGCACCAAACCTTTACAAAGAATCTTTGGAAAGGATTTGTCACATGTGTTTATAATTGACGATAACCCGAACGTAAAGCGTAAACAAAAAAACAATTGTTTTCTCATAAAACCATTTTATGTAGAAAATCCAAACGCCCCTTTGGACGTTGAGTTATTGCGAGCGTGTACTTTTTTGGCAGAAAAAACACATTCTTTACAATAATAAGATGAATGCTACATTGGTTTTCGCAGCGGTATTAAATTGTACATCTTTAATAACACGACACAATTTTAACCCCAACAATGAAACTTTGGTTTGGTATGAAAATGGTCTGAAAATTGGATCGGTTACCAATAATACAATTACATACACCTCATCTAGAACAACGCACGTCATCAATAATACAATGTTTTACGTACCTACTAACACGTGTTATGTGTATCATTGTGGACTTGAACAGAGTCTATTTAGATATTACGACATCCAATGGCCATGGGGTAAATGTCAAACAGAAGAAAAATTGATATATTATTCGTCTTCTGTGGCAATGTTAGGGTTATACTTTGTCATTGTCTCATTTGGGATTGTTGTGGTTGTGTTTGCGGTCGTGAAAAAATTTTGGCCAAAAACCAGAGATATATCAAAAGAGGCTCTTCTTGAATACGAAGACTATTTTACAATCTGAAACAATGGCGTTTGTTAACAAGGTGTTTGCAAAAATATTTGTTCCTGGCAAAAATGTATGTGTGTCACCTGTTGGCATCAGCGACACTTTACGTACAGTAAATATTGGGACACGCGGTTTATGCGATTCACAATTGCGAGAATTCTTGGAAGATGTCAAACGCTTGCCGTTAAGCAAATATAGTTCCACACGTATATTTATTGACAATGCTTATCCAGCAATATTGACAGACATTAAAAATGTTGACTTTATTAATGTAGCAGATACAATGGGAAAGATTAATAATTGGGTACGACAAAAAACAGAAGGAAAAATTACAAGCATTTTGTCATCTTTAGATCCCCATTCTAAATTAGTTGTAGTCAATGCTGTCTACCTGAAAGAGTTTTGGAAACGCCCGTTTGAAGATACAGATCTTCATAAATTTAATCACATCGATGGAACTAGTCACATTGTAGAGATGATGATGGATGATAGTTGGTACAATGTTGGGCAAGTTACAGAAGGTGTAGACATGCTTGAAATTCCATACAAATCAAAATGTAACATGTTCATTATCTTACCTGATGAAGGTGTCGATATGCCGACTGATATTTATGGATTGGTAAAAAACAGAACGCGACTTACCAAGAAATATGTAACAATTGGCATCCCTAAATTTAAAATAGAGAGCACGTTTGACTTAAAACGCACATTTCCAGAACTTGTGATTTTCGATGACAGACAGTGCGACATGTCTGGATTTACCGAAAATACAATTGACAAATTGACCGTTTCTGCCGCAAAACATACCGCAGTTATCGAAGTAGATGAAACGTCAACTGAAGCATATGCGTCTACGGTACTAACATGTACTCTTTTTAGCGCAAAGACAAAACCAACATTACAATTTATAGCATCTCGACCCTTTATTTACGTCGTACATGATAGTGATCGCGATGAAATTTTATTTGTCGGACAGTATGCCACTAAATAAATATATAACGTGTTAAATGTTATATATTTTTGAATTAATAACATAGACTTATTGCTATTATTTATTAACTCTATCGCAATGGATAAGCATAAGACTAAATTGTGTTATTTCATTAACAATTGCATACATGGTGATTCATGTAAATATGCTCATTCAATTGACGAATTGCGTATTAACACATCAATAACTCAACATCGATATAAAACAGTCATGTGTCGTCATTTTGTACAAAATGGCTTTTGTGAATACAGAACATATTGTACATTTGCGCATGACATTACTGAACTTTACCAACCTTTTAATTGCTCTATCTATTACAAGAAAAGATTATGTCCTACATTTCACACTGTGGGTTATTGTTCTTACGGTGTTACTTGTGGATTTATACATAATGTTTATGTAACGAAAAAACGTTTGTCTGTTTTTGAAGCATTAACAGAGTCTTGTAAAATATGATTATTGTGACTTAAATATAAAGTGTGTTAAGATAACAATGACAAGTGAAAAGCACTCGCAATCTTTAGTAGAAGATGATTTTAACTATGGCACAAATGTTGCTACAGCTAATATCAAGATACGGATGACCTTTATCAGGAGAGTATATACTCTCCTGAGCCTACAAATTATTTTAACCATATCTACTACTGCCCTCTTTATGTTCTCTAAACACCTCAATGCGTTTGTACAGGACAACTCGGCGGTGGTTTTTGTATCTGCTTTTAGTTCTTTTGTTCTTATGAATGTGTTGGTCATGTATAGACACAAACGACCCGTTAATAGCTACCTATTGGTTGCATTTACATTCATGGAAGCAGTTTCTGTGGCCACAACTTTGACCTTCTATGAATACTCCACCATACTACAATCGCTTTTTTTAACATGTGCTGTGTTTGCTGGCTTGACAGTCTATACATTTCAATCTAAGAAAGATTTTAGTAAACTGGGAGCAGGATTGTTTGCATGCATATTGATCTTTGTCATTGCAATGTTAATACAATTGTTCTATAACAGTGATAGCGCAGATTTAGTTATTTCTGGGTTTGGGGCTGTTGTTTTCTGTGGCTTTATAATTTATGACACCCATAAGCTAATGAAACAGTTTTCTCCTGACGAATACATTGTAGCATTTATCCACATTTACATGGATATTATCGATCTCTTTATGCGCATATTGCATATACTAAAATCTATAAAGAACCAATAAAAAGTTTTTGATTAAAAATTGATTTTAAAAGCAGTCGGAAGGCGTAAAATATAAATTAATCATGAATCTGTTTGGCAAATATGTTATTTGCGATAAAGATCCCGATCTCACAATTGATACTTCTCATACGGTTGAAGTTGCATCAACTATGATCGATTGTTTTCCTGAAGTTACTTGGCCGATTCGTATCGCTTGTATAAATAATTCGTATTTAGGCTATGTATTATGCTCAATTGCATTAAGTCAAAATCCAGATTTAACTACTTGGCGAGCGATAGAGACGTATGCACACTACAGTCCACCAGGAATAGTAGATAAACACTATATATCTGAATTATATACTAGATATGGATTAGATACATCGCTTCAACCGCAATGTTGTTTTTTTCCAGGCGTTGATGTATCTACGTATGTTAAAGGATGTGTTTGGTCTACATTTTGCGGATTTGAAATGAAAAGAGCACAAAAACTTACACTGGACAATGCACGCCTATTAGACCCCACATGTTACAGAGTGATCCCTAAGCTAAATGGGATTCAATATGTTATGTATAAACCGCCCAAACAAAATAGTATTTGTTTGTTTGGGAAAAACAACTGTAAATTTACAATAGATGATATAATTTTTCCAGGTGAAGGAAAAACCATATTATACGGTAGAGTGAGACAAGCCTCAAGATACGATGCTAATGAATTAACCTTTGATATTTTTGAAGTTGTTGCATTAGACAATAATTTTTGGTTGTCCACTACAAGCTACATTGATCGTATGTCATTAATGAGAACATTTCTATCAGCCATCAGATATGGTACAAATGTTAAATTGAGATTAAATGTAGTAGAATCTAATCCGTTGTCTCAAACTAAAGCTGTTTGGGATTACAGAGTAGATGACATTTTTTCAGGTTTGATTTTTCAACCTGATTTGTTGCATATGCCTGTATTTAAATGGGAACCTATGAATACCGTTAATTTATTGTACAATGATGGAAAATTGTACTGTAACGGTCGAAGCACGAGCATAGGTAAATTGGACTATGCATCAGATCATTTACAGTATAAAGTGGTAAAATGCACATATGTATCTGAAAAATTATTCCATTTTCTACGTGTGGCATATCATTTAATTGAACCAGATAATATCGTAACATTAGAAGCGGTGTGTGCCACACCAGCGCTTAATCTCGAAACGATTTGCAATATTATTGCTGTACGCGATCGCACGTATGTACCGTTAAAATAAAAACACATGTTGCTTGCAACATATGTTTTATTCTGCCGCTACTGCAGCAACAGCCACAGGCAATTGCATTTTGACATAATTATCACGATTATATTTCTTAGATGTTATTACAATAACGGAGCTGGTATTTTCATCGGGAGTTATAGTGTATCTGGCATTTATCGCTTCTAAAAACTTGTACATGAATTGAACTTTACTTACTGTCTTTTCGGCTGTAAATTTAATAACATGCATACCGTTAAACCATACTTTTTTTTGTTCTCTATACGCCGGAGTAATTACAACTTCTTTGACTTCCTCACCAATGGTTTCTGAAAGAACCATCTGCAATTTTGAAGCATCGTTAATTGACACGTCACTCAAAAATATAGAATAAACAATCATGTATGTGGAATCAACTGTGTTAAATCCCAAGTCTATAATATTTTGTTGCTCTTGGCCTAAAGGAATCGGTACTTTGCCATTTTCCTCAACACTGTCTCCACTAACTTCTCCCAGTGTAAAACAAGTGGTTACAAATTGATTATATTGGTCTGCCATACTTTTTTTAGACCGTTAATGCAACCTTTGTATATTCATAATAGTTTTCAAACGGTAATATTCGTGAACTAATAACAACAATGTCACTAACATTGCTGTCGATAGTGACAGTTCCACTGTCAGTCCCAGATACTAGAAATTTTACTTGATAAGATTGTTGTCTGTTAGCTTTTGGCTGTAAGACAAACATCCCATTAAATAAATGTGTGGTATCGTCAATTGTAACAACAGGAGCTATGTCTGTCATTTCCGATAACCCATTCTCAGTAACTAACATCAATATGTTTGGTACGACGTTTGCTGCTGAACTCGTAAACAGAAACGAATAGCTCAGCAAAAATAAATCTGTGCTATTTACTGTACCAAATTCCATTTTCCATAATTCTTCTTCTCGGTCTAGAATCAATCGAGAAAACACAGTCACATCTATAGAATCTTCTCCTTCGATCAATCGCGGTGTATACTGGTACATTGAAAAGTGATTTATAAGTTGATCCGCCATTAATTTTAATGTAAACAATAGTAAAATATGCTACCAATTCAAGTCATTTGGAACAACATACATGAGGTGGCCCATTTATTCCCCATGCAAACATATGATCAGTTTATAACCCACTTGGCTCGATTACACAGAAGCCATCGTGATTTCATTAATGTCTCTGCTAAGAATATGCAAGAATTGCTAGAAGCTACGACCGTTACAGTCACAGACTATTTACCTACTGTTGTACGACAGACTGACATGACCGTGCCCAATCTATCACATTTACCCGATGATGTGCGTACATTATTAGCAGAAGTATTTATTGTCACACATGTGTCTGCATTAGATCCATATTTTCAGATTACAATGGAAGATGCTCGTGTTGTTAGAGATGTACGCGATGTGATTGGCAGAGGTTATGCCATTACAGATCAACTGAATCAAATGACACAAATTGTACAATTAGATTTAGTACGTACGGATGTACCTTTTTTACAATTTACACCGATCGAGTATGTACGAGAACATCTGCACATAACGTTGGATTTTCCACAGCAATATGAAAGTATTTATAATCTGTTTGATCAGATCAAACCCAGTAAGTATACTCCTCACATACAAACCGATAAGTTTTTTAAGACCAGGTTTAATTTCATACCTAGCAAAAAATGGATTGAAACAAAAACAGCAGACAACACTATTGTTGTCAAATACAATCCAGAAACAGTTGGTGTGCGTCAATTGAATGACCCTTATCAAACCTATTACGAAGCAGAAATTTATAGGGACGGGTTAGCAAAAATAGACATTCCGGTCGGTCATAGATATGTAAATAAACAAACTTGTATTGAAAGGGCTTTTAATGGATTTACGCTAAAGCAACATAGACAACATTTACTAATCTGTACATCATCTATAAGAACTAACAATTTGTACGATCCCATGACATTTACTGATTTTATTATGAACGACAAATATACATCTCGTACGTTTTCTATAAACGAATCCAATATTGCGCATAGACAACGACCTATTGTGTATATAACATTCAATGACACGAAACAACTGATAGGATTGTCTTTAATTAAAGATATTATTAATCTCAAGTTTAAAGTAGTCAATCAGACAACGTTAGATTTTTTATTTCAATGTTTAAGTATTATGTGGCACAGATACAGCACTTACAGGCAGGAATGTATCACATTTTACAAACGTTATGGCATAGATCCTGTTTCGACTCTCTTAATCGAGAGTAACGCGCCACTTACAGATGCGAGTGGAGGAACCCTTCGTGATTACGAACCCGATGTGTTTATTCCTAAATATTCTCGACATTGTTTGCATTTACCCAGAGTAGTCAATGATCACGAAGCGCGAGAAATTAGAGATTCATACGGAGAAGAATATGTCATGGAATGGCCTCTGTATGGTGAAACCACTAAACGGTTTTACGCGTGTACCCACAATCCAAATGAACCGTTTCCCGGGGTCAGACCAAATGCTTTAGCAACCAATAAAGACAAATATCCATTTGTGCCTTGTTGTTTTAAAGTCAATCAATACACCAAGAAAACAGGAGGACTGACAAAATATATGAAGGGAGTCATTCAACACCAGCAAATTGAATCACCAATTGTTGTTGAAGAACAGGTTACGGCTGTACCAGATAACATCAAACAATTATTAGGACCGGACATTACACTGCAGTCTGTAGATCAATCGCACGTGTCGTTCTTTCACTGTCTAAACATACCAATGGGTAGAGTAATGGAAATTATAAACACTCCAGATCATCCTGCCATTATTGCGTGTTATCAGGAATTGTACACCCTAATGCCTAAATTTGACGATACAATTGTAGACGAATTTATATCGGTTGATTGCAAAGGTGTTTTAATGGGAGAATTTTTTTATCGTATTGCAGAATACATACTCGATATGCCAGTGTATTTGTTTGACAGGACGGGATTTATCATACCCCCTCACAGATTGGTACATTTAAAATTTACACCCGAACAACAATATGCATTATGCGTATACAACGACGGTAAAAATCAATACAGTCTCATTACAAATGTTAGTTATACAGCGAGCGAGATTCACGACATGTTTATCGACGCGTGCAATCAATTTGAAAACGGTAAACCCATGGCGCGTATTCCGTACATTAAAACTGTCAATGCTCAACAAATAGACAGATACGGTAAATGCAGACGGGTTCGTTTAACAGATGGCACTATACAACATGTGAAACCGTGTCCTCCCTATCCCGTTCCATTGTTTGTCACCGGAGACGAGTATGTCACCAATCGTCATCCAGTAATTCAGCTCGATTACAACGAACGTGATTTTAGAGACTTATACGGTCGTTTGAAAAAATTGTATTCAGAATCAAACCTCAAAGATGTAGATGCTTTTGCTGCACTGTCGATGCGACAAGACAATACAGACTCTGTCATCAGAAACAATATATTTTATAGCCCTTATGTTGATAAATTTATAGATAAACTTAAATTGGAACAGCAGAACAATACTCTCGATGTTAATCGAGATACAACTTACACTACACCAAATGATTTTATGATGGACGACAGTTATACAGTATGGTCAACAGATAATTTTCCTAACCTATTTGATCCCGAGTTAAATGTAGCACTTTCTTTTGACGCCGATAATGACGAACCTTATCTGTATGCCGTTTCGCATGATCAGGTGTGTTTATTTCAGAATTGTAATAATTCCCCTCGCCCTTGCGGCATACGTATGTGACGTGTGGCGGCATAAAAAATATAATTGTTTCAAAGATTCGGCCGTTCCCGACGTGGCCAGTCGAGAAACAACAAATCCAGATTACATATTGATCAATGGCAAATTGTTGCATTACAATGGTCGCATTGTTGTAACAAACCAATTTGATACTGGAGTTGTGGAATTAAAGCCAAACGTATATGCTGCGTTAATGAAAATATGATTTAAAAATAATACTATTGCAACAATGGCAATCATACAATATATCACAGGCGATTTATTTACCAGCACAGAGTCTTTGGCTCATTGCATCAGCGAAGATTGTGTGATGGGAGCGGGTATCGCTGTACATTTTAAACGTAGATTTCAAGGTGTTTTGGATCTCAAATCTCAAATGCGAAAACCAGGCCAATGCGCTGTGTTAAAAAGGAACAATCGATTCATCTACTATTTGGTAACCAAGAAAAGATATTGTGATAAGCCTACTTATACCGATCTACGGAAAAGCTTAGAACATATGAAACTACATTGTTTGCAAAACAATGTTAATCATGTGTCTATTCCTAAAATAGGATGCGGACTAGATGGTTTGCAGTGGAGTCATGTTGCAAATATCATAGAATCGGTGTTTCACAATACCAACATCACCCTGACAGTGTACATGCTTTAAAATAAAACTACTATGGGCCGAGGTATTTTGATATCGATTGAAGGGATAGAGAAATCGGGTAAAAGCACGCAAGCTATCAAACTAACAGCCGCACTGAAACGACTCGGACATAATGTGGAGACTGTTATCATACCGATGCAAATTCTGCCGTTGTCAGCAAATGATAGACACGTACAAATGACTGTAGCTTGTAACATTTTAGCCGAGCAAGATCAAATGAAAGAACGCCTCATGTCGGGAGAATCTCTAGTGATAGATCAATATCTGTTTACGTCGATGGCAAAATCAAACGAGTTTGATTGGGTAAAAGGACTGTATAGCAATGTTATAATTCCAGATTTAGTCATCTTTCTCGATACCAGTTTAGAAGAAACGTATAAGCGCGGTCGAGTCGTGTGTCAAAGGCAACAGCAAAACCGCTTTAAAGAAATGATTTGGAACGATCTTAACCCATGGGTTCTGGAAGATTGTTCAAGGGGACGAATCTAAGAACACCATTCATTCCACCGTGCTAAGGTTTGCCTTAGAAACAATCTATTCGACGCATAAAGAAAAACCATTAAATCAGTTTTGGTAATAATGTTGCCTCCTATAAACTGGCATTTATGTCCTAACAGAGGCGAAAAAATTGGTGGATTGTTTGTACCTGGAAAAACGTTTTTAGATGTCAGATATAACAAACACTTAGAGCCGACTACAATCTATCATCCTCCTAAAACCAATGAGTTTACAGCAATTGTCGATTTAACAAATACTCAACGTTATTACAATTTAAAATCTATCAACAACTGTACCTATCAAAAAATTAAATGTAAAGGTCACAAAGAATGTCCATCGTCTCGTTCTGTAAATGCGTTTATAAAGTTTTGCACTTCAAAAGCATCCGGCAATCACATATATGTGCATTGTACGTTTGGGTTTAACAGGACGGGATACATGATTTGTTGCTACTTGGTAGAACGATGCATGATGAATATTCACGAAGCAATTACTGAATTTGCCCGTCTAAGACCGCCGGGAATTTACAAACAAGACTATATTCATCAATTGTGCGTCAAATACAATTCTCAAATTGTATTAATCACAACCGTACTACCAGACTGGTTACCAGATATTGACCATCAACAAGTACAAGAAACAAATCAACAAAAACATGTTAGTACATGCAAACACACCCTAAAAACAAGCCATTGCAAACAGTATGCCAATGAAATTATACATCATGTATGTGATTTAATTGGATTTAAGTACGTTAATTCATTTGCTGGTTGTCTTCCTGTGTCCATAGATGAATCAAATAGACATTTAATATTTTCAGGTACATATCGAGTGACGTGGAAGGCCAACGGAGTGCGTTATTTGCTGTTTATAGATGGAAAAGACCGTGTTTATATTATCGACAGAGATAATGTCGTATTGAAGTTAGAATGTGTTGATTTCAGACATAGCACCAACGGATGTTATTTAGTAGATACATTAGTTGATTGCGAATATTTAGAAGGAACCTTGTACATATTTGATGTTATTTCTATAGACGGCCACAACGTATCTACTAAAAACATTGGATGAACGAAACGCATATGCGCAATATATTGCAAAGACAATTACACCAACCCCACACGTTCGTGTATCATTTAAGCCGTTTAAACATCTACACCAGTTAAGAGAATTGGTTAACTGTTACAAGTCTGACAGCGCATGTGACGGGTTTATTTTTCAAGACAATAACATGGCGTATATTGGTGGGCGACAAATGTCGGTGTTGAAGTGGAAATCGGTAAAACAAAACACTATAGACTTTTGTTTGAAACAAACAGGAGAAACAACAGCTGATTTAATAGTGTCTAACGGCAAAGTGTTTGCAACAATGTCACATAGTGATAGTTTAACTGAGTATCATGGCAAGATTGTAGAATGTACTTATTGTGATAACAAGTGGTCGATTGTACGCGTGCGTGACGATAAACATTATGCCAATTCCATGTTTACATGTTTACGTATCTACGATTCCATACTTAATCCGATAGACTTTGATCTATTAATCGATACGATAGAATATTCATTTGCTGACGTTAAAATTTGATTGACAGGTTGCATCAAAGACATACGACTGGCACTAACTGTGCAAACTTTAAAATTATGTCAAACCAACGACGTACATTTGTACGCGCATTATTTACGATGTCTTGTTAAAAATATTGATTATATCCGTACATTTCTATACAATGATAAAATAACTACAAACATGGGTTTGTTTAACAATCTCATTTTGTGCCAGACATGCAAATCTGTGATGAAGACAAGCATGATATTCACCAAATGCAAACATTTCATGTGCACTGAATGTGCGCAGCGCAGAAAAGTATGCTGCGGTTCGACCGCTGTAGTTAATTTCTCTGCGTACAATAATTTATATGTCGTAGCATATAAATTGATACATGCTGCAATTATGAACCCGTCTGTATGTGCAAGTGACGTTGAGGCTCACTTGCAGCTATGGTCGCATTGGCTTATCCGATATGCTATCGCAAACTATTAGCATTTTTGAATTGCTGTCTTAACGACAGGGTCTAAGGTCCGCTTTTATCATCGTACAACAAACTTTAAGATCATATCTATGTTAGATGAAGACAGTATGCGTTTTACCACATCAAAGTCTTTTGCAGAGCACTTTTTTAACGCCAGGGATTGTAGTGTGTCATCTCTGAACATGAACCAAAATCTGTGCAGATAAGCCACTGTAGCCTGGTACAATGCTTTGTTTCTCGATTTTGCTCTGCATTTAGGCATATTGCATACCACAAAATGAGCAGTGGGATAAATGGCGTAAAACATGCTGGTCGGCAAAACACATACGTGTCTCCAAGCGTATCCCACATAATATAGTCTTTTCTCACTGAATCGTTTTTTGTATGCCACAACATTTAAAGCGCGCGTCCACCCACGGTTTAACCATATGATTAACATGGAATGCACATGGTTAATACATGTGCATTTAAAACAAGTACTGTCAGCCACTCGAACGGCATCTGTTTCTGAGGCAAACCTAAACAAAGAAGCACATGATGACACACGTCCGTCCCTGAAACATATTTCTGTAGAAACACACGGAATACCTTTTGCGTATTTATCAACAAGATCGTACCGTCGATGACCTAGCACCACGTGTAGTCTGTTGACAGACTGCATTGTTTTCCCTGTGACTACGCAAGTCTAAAAGAAACACACAAAAAACATTTTTTAGTTTACTATTATTTTCATTTTCTCCTTTTGAACATAGAAATTAAGATAAGTTTGATTTTTCAGTTGCAACTAAAATTTTAATATATTGAACTTGTTTTCAATAATCAAAGCCACTATAAGACTGAGACATGGTCAAGGGGAAGTATTACTATGCAGTCAGAAAAGGATTCAAAACGGGCGTCTACAAGTCATGGGATGAATGTAAGAGCCAAGTAGACAAATTCCCAGCAGCCGTATTTAAGAAGTTTGCAACAGAGCAAGATGCCTGGGCGTTTGTCAGAGAAGGCAATGTGACTCTTCTTCCAGAAAAGAAAGTGATAGCAAGGGTGGAGCAGGTTGATGTGGTGCTCCCGAAACAGGGTCCCAAGCCCCTGTACTACGTCCCTCTTGGTAAGAAAATGAGTCTCTCAGAGTCAAAGGCTGCTGAGTCACCAAAACAGAGCAAAACCTCAGATGGTTTCACGTACATGGGTGACGCCGTGGTGGTCTACACTGACGGCTGTTGCTTATCAAACGGACAGAAACAAGCCCGAGCTGGCATTGGCGTATATTGGGGTTATAATCACCCGCTTAATGTTGCAGAGCGACTTGTGGGGCAACAGACAAACCAGCGCGCTGAAATCCAGGCTGCATCCAAAGCACTGCAACAAGCTCAGGAGAACAAAATCAAGAAGCTGGTCGTCTACACAGACAGCATGTTCACCATCAATGGTGTGACTAAGTGGGTTAAGAACTGGAAGCAGAACGGCTGGAGGCTGCATGGCGGAGGGTCAGTTGTCAACAAGGATGACTTTATGAAGCTGGACCAACTCAATTTGGAGCTGGAGGTTGTCTGGCTGCACATCCCAGGACACGCAGGATACAAAGGCAATGAGGAGGCCGACCGGCTGGCACGAGAGGGAGCGACAAAGCCGTACATTAAAGAGAATGAAGATACACAACAATGATACGTTTTCACATGGTTATACCGCCACACAATATACAATTTGAACCGCGTAATTATTATTTTTTTGGATCCGTCCACAAGAAAGTCTTACCGGAATTAACGCTGTGGAAATTAAAGGTTCTTTTCAAAATGGAATGAGTAACATTATAATTTATATGGCGTGTCATATAAATTATTCGAGATTGTATCCCAAAGTATTAGTTTCTAACCACTGTTTAGCACGGGGAGAAGTAACCAAAGATGCAAAATTGGTATTTCCTACATGTGGCGACATTTGTACAATTGGTTCTAAAACGTAGGCTTTTTCTGGTCCGGTGGAGTCGTCGTACAACAACGCGAGTTGTGCAGGTTGTGCACCTGAATCATCCAGTGCAGCACACGCGTTATCAAAATTGGAAAAGTCAGACATTGTGTGTACAAAGGCAAAAAATACATTTAGAGATGCATACTTACATAGAAAATGAATACAATTATAATTACCAGGCTGTGCTTTCCATGCAATTGCGTCAGCCATTTCTTGACCAATAACCGTAAGCAAATATTCAGCAATGTCTTGTTCTGATAGACATGCAATTAAATGAAGTGCAGTTGCACCGTCGGTTTTTCTGACATGTAAGAAATTTCTATATCCAAAAGTATCCAATATCAACTTCAATGAATCCATAGATTTATGAATAATGGCGTACATCAACAAAGAATTACCATTTTCGTCTTCTATTTGATTGACATTTTGAGGTGTTATAACATTAATAAAAGCGCTTAAAGTTTCACCGATGATAGCATGAAATGCAGATTTTAAAACTTTTGCTTTGTCTTGCACAAAATCTATCATGTATTTCACAGTGTCCACACTTAAACTCCTCGATGCCAGATCTAGCGCATTCAGTCCTTTTTTATCGACAATCCACATTAACTCTGGTTTAAATTGACTGTTAGTCATCAACTGTGCAATCGGCTGTGCGTTTGTTAGCAGTTGATGCTGAAAGCCAGTTCTACCATCTGATTCACGGACAATTTCATAGTTGTCTCCCGATGAAAAATCATCTTCGGATACACATGGTTGACATGGGGTTTGTTTAGTACTCATTTTTGAATTTACTTTGTTATAAAATGAATCGTGATTTTTTGAAATACAGTTTTACTGTTACAGATAATTTTGCAAGACACACCTACGATTCGTTAATGTCAGAAATATCAGATGATGTGGTTGAAGTCTTGAAAAAAACCGGCACGTACGATATTACTACAAGCATAGAGGTGGATGGTGTCACCGATACCGCTTTAAATCATTTTATTGCAAACTTGCACGTCGCCGTTAATGTAGAATCTAAAATAACAGCGCTATTGCCAGATATAATTGACATTACACCAATCGTATCAAAATGGTCGAGCTCTCCCTGGATAGGAAAAATTATTTTATTGAAGAAACAACAACATGTATTTCGTAATGATATATTACAAGCATACAATCCTCACCCTTTTGCAATAGAAGCTGTAGTGACTGACGTATTTGATCGACCGTTTCCAATAGATTTATATTTAGCAAATCGATCTAATGTTAATATATCGATATTAGAATTGTTTCATAGATTGGGCTTTCATATGAACACCGTATACACTCCAGAACCGTGGATTGAACAATACCATAATATGCCTATGGTTTTACAATTCTACAGTAAAACCTATCCTCCTACCCAATCTTATTTACGTATGCTCTGGCTTCACGCTCCAGATGAATTTAACAAATTAAATGTAAATACCACATCCCTTTACTGGCTGTCAGATACAGACTATTTGTCGGCTTTAGAAAACAATTCAGGTGACATGATTTACAGCGATCCTGTAAATTATGTCTCTGATGCAGCCTATCATGGATTTTATGAGACGACGGTTGAATTATTAGATACATTTCCAGAATTGGAAATACCGCTATCTATTGCGGTTAGGGGTTCTAAATCGATAGAGTTAGTCCGAGAACTGCTACGTAGAGGAGCCGATCCAAATAAAGGAAAAGCTACATTATACGCAATACAACAGTTTAAAGACAATAAAAATACAATTACTTATACTGTGGCACGTCTATTACTTTCACACGGTGGGTTTGCTCAACACGATGCTTTGCCCGATGAATTGCAAATGGCGTCTAACACATTGGCTTTAAACATAGAGCAGCAACTTAAACGACAAGGCCGTACACAACCGTTGTAATGCATATTACTGTAGCTACTATTCCTATTACTAACAAAAACCATGCAACACACGACTGTTTATTTACAAGTTTTAAATATAAGCAAGGGCTACATATAAACATAATAGAAGAAGCAGCTGTGGCTCCTACAATAGACAATATATTTTCAAATTTGGGCACAAATATAACAATTAAATACATTAATACATAACCCAATAAACTCGACAACCATTGGTTGTAAGTGCAATCTATATTGGCAATAATTTTTTTCAAAGGGATTAGTAATGCAGGAATTGTGAACATTATACTTAATGCAATGAGAATAGGGACGACGTATTTTCCTACCACTCCGTATTTTTCGCTGTTGTAAGCTTGAAGCATGTTATCTGGAGTCTCAGTTCCAAATGCAGCGTACCCACAGATTCCCATTATCAGATATATAATGGTACATATGATAAATGCCACCATAAATGCGGTTAGGGTTTTTCGTCTATCAGAACCATATTTTGCAAGGGTTATTGCGGTCGGATGACACACATATGCAAACATTAAAATAGACATTGAATGAGGTATATCATATGCATCCACATTAGTTGTTAGTGACGTCGCATTAGGCGATACGCCATGTATACCTAGATTGACCACTACGTACGATACAAAACCGTTGATAAAAATAATAGCTGCAAAACTAAATATTCCCAAGCCTTTGATCGATTTTGGAATTGAAATGGGAAATAAAACTATCAGGATTATAGCGGCCAATGACCACCGCGCATCAAAATAGGGAATCACAGTTTTACACATGTTTAAAATAACAAATAAATAGCTGCAAATAGAGCCTATATTTTCAAACATGAGTAAAAACGACATTACAATAAAGCCAGGTTTTCCAAATGCATGTCGACATAAGTCTTCTAGATTTCCATCATATTCGCTAGTGCAATCAAACAATACAGCTAGTGAAACAAATGCCCAAATTGCCAAAGCGACACAGAAAAATATATAAAGTCCGTAGCCCAGTAAATTTGCGGTGTATGGTAGCGCTAAAATGCCGCTGCCTATCATGCAATTGATAGTGTGCAGAAATACGCTAGCGTACATTTTAATTTAGTCTACAAAATATATCATTTTGTGCCATTGATCATCTACAGATACACAATCGCCTTTTCGAAAGCCATAATATTTAATAGACGGATCTGTCGTTGTTATTTTCGGAAGACCTCGCTTTTCTGTAATTGTCGTATTGCGTGTTATCTGAGGTATTTGAGCTGAGAAATCAAACATTAAATACATCGCGTTAAAAAGTTCAATCACATTATAATCGTAAGTGTGATCGAACCTAATTGGATCTTGCGATTTTTTCAATGCTTCATGCGTCGCTTGCAAATAAATCAAAATAGCTGCCTTTTCAATCATCTTTTCTTTGTATTCGTTTATAATTGTGGCATTGATCCTTGTAGATCTGCAATCCACAATGTACACTTGGCCAGGTATGTGATATTCTGTACCTGATAATTGTTTCATATCAGAAATTTCGTACCCGCGTGCCTCTAGCAACTTTTCAACATACATGGCTGGCAAGTATCATAAATATGTATACGCCATCTGATTCTCTGAAACCAATTTTCCAATGGTAAGGTCTAAATTGAACCAATTGGTTCTTCTCGTATAATCTGTTGCAACAGTCGGTTTTTTTGTATTCGTTGTTAGATACGATTAAAACATCTTTGCAGCATGTCGATGCATAAATGCCAGATTCAAACAGACACTGTACAACAGCGCTATCCTCTTCTGTAGGAACGCATAGCTTGACAATGTACCGAACAGGAATACGTAACGCACGATCTGTTATTTCACATTTGTGCAATAACAGTTCTTGCAATCCCACAATGTCACATATGATGGAATGTTTCACTTCTTTACAGTGTTTGTTAACACATATGCGTTTCAAATACTCTAACACAACACAGTTAAGTTTAGCATAGTCTCCCAGAGCTGTAGAAATGACTGAATGAGGTATTTCTACAAGGCGTGTAATGGTCAAATGTACAGATGACATCACTTTTAAAATTATTCCACATTACGTGACACAATAAAGGCCTCTTCCAAAGAATGAATCTGATATGTTTTACTGGTGTCTGCAGTGCATTTGAGTTTCAATTCAAATGTGGCATTTTCGTTCACAGGGAACTCTACTCTCCACAGTTTACTGCCATTGATAATGACATAGTCGGTGCTGATCCGTGCCGTTGAAAATTCTGTAATTTTTTCGGTTTGTTGGCCTGCCGTACGAGCAGTATCTTTCAAATAAAGATAAACTTTGTAATCATCAGCTGTAGTTTTCAGAACACCCTTGACCATAAACAATACATGGTCACCTTGTCTCAATGCAGTATAAATCCTGTGATTATCCATTCCCGTAATTGCAACTTCCTCGCTTGCAGTAGTCACATTCTGATTTGATGTATGTGGAGTTGCAAATTTATTTGCGTTAACAGTCGTGTAACTTGTAGGTTTGCTGTCTGGGAATACGATTGGATCAAAATGAGGGTAAGGACACCCACCTCCGACCAGAAGATTACGGTTCATGATTTTATATAAAAAAATTATGGTTTTCTTACACGAGGTATGTTTATTTGGAACCCTGTCAGACTTAAAAAATTACGTTCAATCTCACAGAGACGACAATGGTGAATTTATATTTGATCCGTTGCATGAACTTAATTCCAGAGACACACCTTTGCACAAATGTTGCGACCAATTTGATAAGGCCAGCTATTTAATTGACGTATTAGGACATCCGTTAAACTCAATTAACGCAGATGGTATTTCTCCCGCGTTATTAGCAGTGACCAAAGTGGGCCTAAAGAAAGCAAAGGCGTTTTACGAACCAAGAGGTGCCAATCTTAAACTAATAAATGCGCTGTTTGATCCAAAATTCCAAAGTAAATTTGCTCCGCCCGATGTGTATAACATGTTAAACGATAAGCAAAGTTACGTGACAGATTTAGAACCGGTTGTACGAGCCACTTGGATGTATCCTGACAATGTAATGTTTCTGATGCAATTAAATGACGATTTAAGATTGAGATTACACCCTTTGAGTTTATTGCCATTGATGACAGAAACAAACATATTAACTGAACAATTGGTACAAATAGCAAATAGATGGTGCGAACCCAAACAAGTCTTGGAACATTACATCGGTCATCCGCAGCTGTCTCATTTATTAGAATTTGTTAAATTACCTGAATCGTACAAGGTGTTTGTACAAGGCAAACCGTTGCCTACGCTTTTAGCAGAAAGAGCACATTATGATAAAATCGCAAACAATTTATTGTTGCGAATTAAGCCATCCGGTTTGTATTACAGACCGTTAGGTTATCGGAGTGCTATGCAAATATTGAAAAGCAAGCAATCGTCCCTTGTAATAGAAAAATTGTTGTTGGAATTGCAACACAATGGACATTAACACGTTCACATTTGGTATATATTCCAACGAGGATGTACTAAATACGTCGGTGGTAGAAATAAACAAAGCGTCATTTAAACGCGAATCAGGAGCGTTGTACGATACAAAAATGGGACCATTTTTGTGCAGCGGAGATGAAGCGGACGAAGACGGATCGTCATGTTCATCACAGGAAGAATGTGTAACATGTAACGAAAACATTAAAAATTGTCCGGGACATTTCGGACATATTGTATTGACGGCTCCGGTCATATTACATTATAAAGAGTGTATAGGATTTGCACGCGTTATATGTCATCAGTGTGGTCATTATTTGCCGGAAACCAAATTGGAATCTGCATTGCGGCGTCTACCTCCGCCCCACATAAAATGCCAGAATTGTGATTTTCTACAGCCAATTGTTAGACTAACTCCAACATTGACTGATCAGACGGTCATCAGTCTCAAATACAAATCGGGAGAAGAAATACAACTAAATAATCTAGATTATATTATTAACCTATTTGATAAATTAAGCAATGCGCAATTGAGACGAATAGGTGCCAATGTCACTCATCCGCGCAATTTAATTATGAAATATTTTATGGTGTTGCCCTCTTGTTGTCGTCCTCCCAATAAAGTAAATGGCTCGATTGTACATGACGATTTAACTTTATTGCTGTCGTACATTGTGAAAAAGAATAATAAATTAGCGTCTGCAAAATACAATAGTGAGCAATGGCAAGTATACTATCAAGCGTTGAAAACAAATATACTTTGTTATATGGACAACAGCAAAGGCAAAGCCGTGCATGTTACAAGTAATAAAGGCCTGCTTGGAATCAAAGAACGTCTGAGTAAAAAATCTGGATTACTTAGACAGAATCTTATGGGAAAGCGACGCAACTACACCGCTCGTTCAGTCGTGGGGCCAGAGCCTACACTATTGCTCGATCAAGTAGGTGTACCTGAAAAGATTGCAGATACTCTTACTCTCGAAGAGCATGTGACGCCGTACAATCTGGAACACATTAAACAGCTTAAAGCGAATGGGTTGTTGAAACGTGTCATAGACAAAGACGGCAATGAGTGTTTTACAATTGATGTGGGAAGAAAAATAGAACGGTCATTACGTGACGGAGATGTTGTCGTACTGAATCGACAACCAACTCTTCACCGCAATTCCATGTTGGGTATGAGAGTTAAAGTGTTGCCTAGTAAAACCATTAGGGTTAATTTAGCCATCACAACCGGCTTTAATATGGATTTCGATGGCGACGAGGGCAATTTGTACTTACCAAGAAATCAATTGGCGCAAGCAGAAGTTAGAGAACTCATGAGTCCGTACAATAACATTTTGTCAAACAGAAGTAACGGCGTAGAAGTGTTATTGGTTCAAGATAGTGTATTAGCTTTATTTCTCATGTCATCTACCAATCACAAAATAGATCAAATGTTAATAGATACTTGTTGTTTGCACGCAGATCGACCGCCGACCGGAATCAAATACGCAAAAGACTTATTTACATTAATGTTTCCGATAGATTTTTGTTGGGAACGAGACGGTGTAATTATTGTTGACGGACGATTATTGGATCACTCTAAACCTGTGACTAAGAAAACTTTGAGTGGTGGATGTAATTCCATTATAAGAACTTTAGCATTGGAATATGGCGAACATATTGCTGGAACATTTATAGACATAGCGCAGTTTATTGCTACCGAATGGTTACGAATGTATCCGTTTAGCGTTGGGTTTGTCGATTGTTTGGGAACATACAATACAAAAGCGGTCGATAACATATATGAGCAACATAAAAAATGGTTAAAGGAATCAAAGGACGAATCTGAAACGATTACAGTGTTAGAATCGATTAAGAACGAATGTATGATGGTGGCCAGTCACAATAAAACATTTATGACTGTTATGATGGATGCGGGGTCTAAAGGAGATGCATTTAATTCAATGCAAATCTCCATGTTGTTAGGACAGCAGTATATCGAAGGACAACGTGTGCAAAAAGAAATCGACAACGGGTACAGGTCGTTACCACATTATAAATTAGTAAATATGGACAATGTAGATGCAATGTACGAAAGCGGCGGATTTGTAAAATCTTCATTTGTCGATGGGCTTAATCCGCGTGAATTGTTTTTTCACGCAAAGTCTGGTCGAGAAGGCATGATATCTACAAGTCAGATGACAGGAGTTACTGGCTATGCAGAGCGCAGAATGGTAAAATTTGGAGAGGATTTAAAGATCGCCACTGATATGTCTGTGCGTGATGCAAACAATAATGTAGTACAATACATATATGCTGGACATGGTATGGATTCCAGTAAGTGTTGGAAAGATGGCTATCCTGTAAACTTTAAACGAGTTAGCAACATTATAGACAAAATGTGTGACATTTATTGTCCTGATATCAAATCCATGCTAGAGAGTGCAAATCGTATTGCCGATGCCTTGGAAACTATTTTTTCAAAAACCTTGGTGTGTGAATCTGTGGTGGCTAAACATAGACAAATACTATGTAGCAATGCTATTAAATACCCATGTTACAATCCAACCTTGTGGGAACAAACTGTTTTAAGGTCCTATATGCAAGCATTAGCAAGTCCAGGATGGGCTGTAGGAGTTGTATGCGCACAAGCTTTTGGGGCAAAACAAACACAAAACACATTAAACATATTTCACAAGGCTGGAGGATTAGGCGATACCAATTCTATCAAATTTGGAGAAATTTTAAACTTGAGCAAAAAAATAAATAAACGGTTAGTATATGTTCGCTTTCAACAAAAATTGGGATACAGTCAACTCAAGGATCACATTGGGTTAGCATTTTACAGAGGTGAAGCGATGGAGTTCTTTAAACATTATGATGGTAAAAACACATACACATTTGATAGAAAGAAATTGTTTGAAAAACGTGTGCCTTTTTCACATTTGATAGAAAATATTGTAAAAAAACACACAACATGCTGTAAAGTAACGTATGTCGATAAATACTCCATAGAAATCATTCCTGACATTTGCAGTATTGACTTACCAATTGACTATTTGAATGGTGTTTACGTAGGCAACGCACCTACATTTCCTGCATCCTACAATCTTGTATATGATAAAGAAGAATGGGTAGCTGTCGTTAATGGTTGTTCTCTGTTATATGTTTTAGGAATCCCAAACGTCAATGCAAAAACTACAACGTGTAATAATGTATGGGATGTATTTGATGCATTAGGTTTGATAGCGGCTAAGCAGTTTTTAATGAAATCCTTACAAGAATGTTTAGGTCCAGAGATTCACAAATCTCACGTCCGACTGTTGGTAGACAAGATGACATTCTCAGGAACACCGATGGCGGTAGACCGATACACAATGAGGGTGTGCGAAACAGGTCCATTGAGTCGTGCGACGTTTGAAGAAAGTTTAGACATTTTAATTGGGACGGCGTTAAGAGGCGAAAAAGATAATAACAAAGGCATAGGCGCATGTTTAGTTGCTGGTAAAAAATTACCTATCGGCACCAGTACAGGGAAATTAATTTCTAGTGTGTTGTAACTGTTAATCGATCTCATGTAACAAATTAAAACTTTAATTTGTTACATTTTTTACTTAAAATTGTAGACAATAAGCCCAACTTTTTTGCCGTTGCACATTAAGTTCCACATTTTTAGTTTGTTTTTTTCTGGAAATGTCATTTCATCAGAGCTGAATTTAATCTTATCGGTTTTAAAATCCAATTGTCGATTGGAATAGTACATCAAGTGAGTTACACCAATTGTTTTTAACCAATTGATAGTGGGTAGCAATTTGTACTTGAGTTTGTTTGACCATAAGTCGATATGAAATGCGGTCACATCAATGTCACGGACAACTGCATCCTTGTAGCGTTCCATATTGTTTTGGTCCAATAAAATGCCTTGTTTCACACTCGTTTTGGAGTAAAGTTGGTTGTTGCCAGAAGATAATGCATAACAACTGCGTCCACATGGTTTAATATCGACGGTTTTGTACGGAGTAACTAAGTGCAATTGCAATTCCCAGTTGATATCATAGCCATAAAGCATGCCATATTCTGGATCCATTTCAATCACTGGCTTTACTCTTTGCGGAGTCCAGTCAATTTCAGGGTTCCACTTTTCATTGTTCTTCTTACAAACTAACCAATATTGATAATTGGTTAGTTTCATGTCCACAAGCTTTTGCCAAGGCAAATAGCTTAAAATAATATACGTGATCTCTCGTGGAAGATTTTCCATTGTGATAATCAAGTATATTATTTTATTTACCGGTCAGACCTATTGATACATAATCAATTATTTTAGGTATTGTTTTACAGTGTACGCACACGCCGATCGATTACGCAATTTCATGGCAAACTGATTCAATTGTTTGGCAGATACCTTCCTGTTGTCGTTTAAGTCTTATTTTATTGAGATTTTCTAGAAATTTGGGTTTTTGTTGTTGAACATATTCTTTAAACGCATCCTCTTCCTTTTTACGCATAGCTCTTAATTCTTTAATCGAATATGGATCTCCCCAATTGATGACTTGTAGTATACGCAGGCCATTATAATACATATCTCTAATGCCATGCGCTAGCAGATATACTGTATCTTTTTGATATCCGTAAATGCGACGATCACTGCCCACCATCACTAAGAATTCATATCCTTGGCAATAACATACTTTAGCACTGTTTATAATACCCAAATATTCAAATGCTATTTTATCTCTGAAAAAATATTTACGTTCAGGGAAATCACATTGTAAGTCGCAATCATCTATGTACAACACGGGGTCTTTGTGTTTAATGTTTAATGTTCGCACATGGCGCCTGCGATTTTTAGTGAAAAATTGTAGATCTTCATACTTTGCAGGTACACTTTTGTCAACGCATGGTATAATTACATTGTGATTATTTCTAACGTAATTAGAAATACAATCAAATAAAATGGAATCGGGAACTCCTTTGCATGTTTCGTACAACAATTCCATTTTTATATATATTTGTTTTTTGTATTCCAATGTACATTATCATTTTTTGTACAAGTCATACGCTGTTCTATAATAAAATGGGAGTAAAAAATCTCAAACCGTTTTTAAGATCGGTTGGTGTAATGGAAGAATGGAAATCGTATAGCGCATTTTCAGGAAAAACAATAGCAGTTGATGCGGCTTATATTGTACACAGATTTAAAGCGGTTGTACAAAACGATTGGACATTATTGTTTAATAATTTTATCAAACGATGTATGTTCGATAATAATATCAAACTTTATTTTGTTTTTGATGGCACCGCTCCACCTGAAAAGCAACACGAACAAGAACTTAGAGTCAATAAACGAATTAATTTCATTAAAAAACACGAAGAGATCTTATCAGTGTGTAAACATAATGTTGTAACTCTGTCAGAGGATGATAGTAAACTGTTAAATGCTTATAAAGAAAAAATATCACAAAAAGAACAAATATCTCCTGATCTTGTTACATCTAAAATGGTGCAAGATTTTGCTGTAAAACGATTAAATAGTCAACATGCAGTCACAGGTAATGATTATAAGCAAATGCGTGCAATATTAGATGGTTATAACATACCATACGAAGTAGCTAAGAGCGAAGGTGAAATGCATTGTGTTATATTAGTTGTAGAAGGTTGTGCAGATCATGTATTAACAGTTGATTCAGATGCAATTGTTGTTGCGGCATTACACGATGTTAGATACGTATTGACTAATTTTCAAAATAACAGGTTTTGTATCATTGATGTTAATAGTGTGTTAGAGAAATGTAAATTAACACCGTCTAAATTTTTAGATTTTTGTATCTTATTAGGTACAGATTTTAACAATCACATTAAAGGAATCGGGTATATCAACGCGTATAAATTAATAAAAGCCAATGATGATATTGAAAGTATGAATAGCCACGTGGATATTTCACAATTGGGAGACTATAAACGTGTCCGAGAGATATTTCTAAATTTTGGATAGTTATATTTTGCGCAAAAATATAACTACACTTGTACATGTTTGATATTATAAACGCGGATTTTGCGTATTTTATCGCATTGGTAAATAAATTGTATTACAAGTAATATTACAACGACGGTCGCAACAGAAATACCGGAGCCAATCATAACACCTTTAATCATATCGTGTATACTATTTGGATCAGAAAATTGCATATAGTTACCGATGACATTTGAGCGTTTAATGTCTGAACCGACTGTTGACATATCTGCAGTGGTTATGTCATTATGAGACAATTTAATGTGACTTGATGTCACAATCGCCTCAGTAGATGCAATGTTGCTATCTATAGATGATTGATCTCCACTAAAATTTTCTTCTGTTGCATAAGTTTCAAACATTGTTGTTAAAGCTGGTTGTGTTTCATTTGAGGATGACACATTATGTGTTGGTTTGGTCGATGACAAATGTGGTTCATTGGTGGTCAAATGAGAAATATCAGTAGATGATGATGTAGATTGTTCAATTGAAATTGCAGTTGTCGATGGAAAATAGTTTGATCGTTTGGTTGATAGTGTATGCCTATTTGAGTGTTGAGTTAACGGTAAAGGAGTTGTAGAATAATGGGTTTCATTAATTGTTGATTGTTGAGTAGATGTCAATGTAGAAATTGTGGAATAATGGGTTTCATCGGTTGTCAACGAGACAGTATTTGACGATACAATTATATTATCTGTTACATTACTAGAATATACTTCACATGTTAAATTTGAGTTGTCATGTGTTTGACATACAATGCTTTCGTTTGAAACAGGTAAGATTACAATCCTTGAAATAAGTTCAGAAGAATTGTGTAATATTATAGATGTATTGTTTACAACAGTCATATTATGTACAGTTGTAGAAAAAGAAGATTTTTCCGTTTTGTAGACATTAGTAGCCAATTTAATATTTGGTGCTTCTGTCCATTCAAACGTAATAATCTTGTCCTTCGAGGCATCAAAAGACGCTCTGCATTGTAATATCACTGGATTGATTTGAGACACAATGGTGAAACTCACTCCGGACAATGCATTTGCGACAACAATGACAGGAAGGAAACACAGGAAACGGAACATTTTATATTACATCCTGTTTAGGCTAAAGCAGCTTCTATCGCCTCTCTAAGCTCAGGATAGTCGTCGACTATTTCAGTTTTAATTTTTCGTGGTACAGGAGGAGTTACTATAGAATGTGGATGTATTTGTCTATTTTTCAGTACAAAATCGACATCCTCTGGTTTTACAACATTATGACCCTTTGCAACTGCATGCTCCGCAGAAGCGTAGCCTAGTAGAAACAGAAACATACATAGGTGATGCTGCAAAATGACTTTGACCTGCTGCTGAATCCGCACAGATGGAATCACAGATTTTAGCAATCTCAAAACGGTACATGTTTTAATGTAATATTCCGGAATGGTGTAGGTAGACCAATCGGTAATCTTGATGAGTTTTAATAGTTTATCTGTAACTGTTTTGCTTTTGCTATATTCTAACGCTGCATTGATATCTTTACCGATGTTAATACAATAATTGGTCTTCATATAATCCAATGCTACGGTCACAGCATGACCTGAAAATTTTATATCGGGCGCATGCAATTGAGCGCCACTTTTAAGCTGTTCTTTTACAGCAGTGGTTGATAGTCTGGTTTGTTTTTCATTAGCTGTCATTTTTATATAAGTGGTCTTTTTCTTCTTAGTTCTGACATCACTTGGCAAAATTGTTTATGTACCATGTATAACATGTGTGTAACATGAGTACTGCCAATAACACTAAAAATCTGATCACACGCATTGATCATAGATTTTACATAATATAGTCTGTCTAAAGGGTAAATGTCTTTATTGTCTTTCCATGTTTCTAGATCGATAATACGTTGAGCTAGCGATTCCTCCAAAACACCACGTGGGCTTTGCAACACGACATACTCAACGCGCGAACCTTTGTCGACTGCTCTACCTTGAAGACGTAAACGTTCTGCCAATTGAGCTTGAGCGGGTAGTTGTTTGACCAATTCTTGACGTAGCGCGCTTGTGTTATTTTCTCCAGCTGCTAATTTTGCTTTTGCTACGTTGCGAACTTTGTATGTGCCTGTGTCATCATCTTGGCCAATGTCACCTATAGATCGTGTTATAACAAACATGTTGTCCGATAATACGCCATGCCGCATAATGTCTATGATACAATCTGACATTAAGGTGCATGTGTCTGATTGATCATTTGATGTCAAAACATGATCCATGAGTTGCTTGTAAACAGTTCGTGCACACATGGCGTTGTCGCGTCGCGACAACAAAACACCTTTACTACCTATCGATTCTTTACCAGAAATATGTTTTTGTCTGTAAATGTAGCGTTTTTTTGAGAAAATGATAAACTTGACATAAATGGTTTGTTCAAATTCCAGTTTTACAGGATCGCCAAAAAATGACGACACTGTTTTACTAGCTTGGGTGGCTAAATTCCACAATTCTTCAAACGATGATTTGGGATGACCCAAATTGACATAACACGAATCCGTGTCTCCATAAATTAATCTAGCGTTTGCAACGGTCTTTAACAACTCTGCGGCTCGTTCGATCATTTTGCGGCCACAAAATGTAGTTGTCATTGCGCCTTGCATAAACGGAAGATAGCCTCGTGTGGTTCCCATACTGCCATATACGCTGTTTGCGCTAATTTTGTACGCCAACTGTCTTTTGTCTAGTACAGATTTCATAGGATCGTTTGGATCAAGTAGTTTCATTTGAGCACGAATTTTTGCACGACTCGATAACAGACAAGAAAGGACTTTGGGAAGAATTCCAGGTCGTGCATCTGCATTATAAAAACCAAACGAAAAATTAGAACATTTATTTTTCATACTAGTGGGTTTTGTTTCTTTCAGTTGAGTTTTTACTTCTTTTATTTGTTTTACAAGTTTAGCCAGTTGTTCCTTGTGTAGTTTTTTGTTCAAATTGAGAGCAGCTTGTTTTGTTTGCAATTGACCGAGAACATTTCGCAATTTATCGTATTCTAAATAAACTGTGTCGTGCTCGCAGCCATTATGTTCCTGCCATTTATACACCTCGACATTATCTGGAACGTCTTCGATCGAGCCAGTGTCAACATATGTTGAGTAGCAAATGTTTTTTGAGATAATTATGCTGGGATACAGACTGGAAAAATCCATTGGAATGACATTATTGTATATGCCCGGAGTAGGTTCGTATACAAATGCGCCTGTGTACGAAAACTCTTCTTCAGCACTCGGTTCCAAATGAGAAGGTATGACATACATTTTATCGCTCATTTTGCACGGTGTGCATTCTCTGTAGATTTGGGAAAACACTTTGATCTGTTGTCCGTTTGTAAACAGAGGCATTATGTCTGTGTTGCACACCTTAGCCATTTCACATAATGCAATCCACACATTTAGGTGATTTAACAAATCTCTACACAGATATACATCTTGCATGCAATACTTACCAACAAGTGCCATATTTTTAGTGCGATAAGCATTAAAGATGTCCTTTGGTTTGATTGGATCTTTACCACATTTGATAAAATGTTGTGCAACATTCTCTAATTTGTAAGAATCCATTTTATGGTCATGTGCAATAATTGGCAGCAAGTCTAACGTTAGTAAGCCTTCCCACAAAATGTATGTATATTTTTGACATCTGTAAGCGCTTGACATCCAGTTGACAGTCTTTTCAATAGAAATTTTCGTAGGATCGCTACCCATTCGTCTAAACATTCCTAATATTGACAATCGAGTGCATCTTTTAATCAGATATGGAATATCAAATCCCATGACATTGTAACCACACAACACGTTTATCTTATTGGCAGTTATGTGATCAATGAAAGCTTGAATCAAATCGCATTCAGATTCATATTGTTGGATTCTGTAATCATCCGTTTTAACATAATCGTTACCAGTCAACGACAGTAGCAGAGAATCGATTGTTTGGGCGCCTTTGCAAATAACTACGCCTATTTGAAATATCACATCATCATCTCTATCTTGAGGAAATGTATTTACCAATTCCGAGTTAACTTCTAAATCAAAATACGCAATAGTGGGTGTTGCGGGTAATAGTTCTTCCGTCACAGACTGGATTTGTTTTTGCCAATCAAATACCAAATATTCGACGTCGCAAGTTGTGACATGTTTGTCGACAGGTTTAATACATTTTTTGGACACTTGAATCCAACCTGCTGTTGGAAGCTGGGCACACGATACAAATTGTAATGTTTTGCTAATGTTAGATTCGTGGATTTTAAATCTACCGGTTGCTTCCGATTGGAGAGTTTTCAAAACTGTAAAACTGCTGTACGTGACGCCAAAAAAACATCCTTTATTTGCGCAACTGTAAATGTTACAAGCATTAGGAGTATCTGTAACAATCCCACCTAATTTAATGACTAATTGTTTGATTTCCTTCATCTCTGTGATATCAAACACTTCTATATAAATAGAAGGTTTATAGCTAGCAATTGTTACGCACACATTATGTGTGCTGTCATGTGACAGTCCATATCCTCTGATGTGATAGCCGGAAACAATCCACTGAAAAATATAAACCTTATCCATATTTTAAAATTTTTCGCCAAAGTTAAATAATAAAAAGTATGCCGTCACCTATTATTTTCAAATGCACCGCAAGTCCGTCTGCGCTTAAAAGAATGTCTTCTAGTCCCAATCGTAAATCTCCCAAGCGTAGACGCAAGAGTCCTAAAAAATCTCCACGTAAGTCGTCTCCTCGTCGACGCGCTTCTCCACGACGTGCCTCTCCTCGTCGACGCGCTTCTCCGCGAAGAAGTTCACCCAGACGCCGTTAAAAAGTTTATATATGCTCTAGGTGAGGATCGAACTCACGACCTCAGTGTTATAAGCACTGCGCGCTACCTAACTGCGCCACTAGAGCAATATATAACTTACAGTTGTGTTTTCCTTAATCTTATGTTACGAAGTTCTTTTAGATGGTCGTACTGCACACTACGCTGATGCGGCGCATATTCTGGCATAATCACTTTTTTCTGAATGTTGTAATTGTTGCCAAGCATCACCATACCCAGACTGAGCATGGCTAAGATTCTTGCATCGGTTCTTCCCAATATAATAATCCAAGTGCATAATAGCAAATAAAATATTGTAAAAATACGTGTCATTTTTTTCCATGCAATTATCATAAAAAAAGGAATATGAAGAAACCTTATGTAACGCTTAAGAAACTTAAAGATACAGGTAACGATAGTTCCCCCATCAACGATTCCGGCGATTCAGGAGGAGGATGTATAAATTGTAAACAAGACGGCGGCGACGAGACATTTATCGACGAAGTGAAATCAATGTTTACTCTTAGCAATATAGAAATTGTAGCTATAGCCATACTTATTATTGCAATATTTGTATTTTTCTGGAACAGATATTCATCTGGCGGAACCAACGGCGGTGGAGGAGGTGGAAAGAGACCATTCCCGTTTCACAGAGATTTTTAATGCTATGTATAAAAATGAACAGTGAAACAATTCTGTGGGATACACTGGCTCAAAATCTACAATTGTGTGAAAAGTATCCTATAATTAGAGGATACATTGCACAATTAAAAACAGGACAGGATTCCGGCGCTTCATTTAAACGCTATTGGGCAAAAAGAAAAAATTCACTTCTTCAAGGAGAGGTGTCAAAAGAGTACGATAACTTTGAAACAGCTAAAGGTATAAATATCGACATGGGAACGGTGTTTAAACATTGCCCTAATATAATGGAATGTTTAATCTCATACGATAAAACATTATCTTCTATGGAGATACCTGATGATAAAATACAAAGCCTAGCAAGTTTAATAGATTCTAGTCCAGTATTGTCACAACATATGTCAAAGGCATTAAATTCCGAACTGATGGTAGATATAACTAAAATGCTTCAAGAAACTTCTGACCCTAACCCTTTAACAGTCACTATGGCGTGTCTAGAAAAACACAAAGACTATGTTCAAAATCTGGGTTCAGAACTTATGGATACTCTTAACGAAATGCCACCAGAAGAGTTGAATCAATTGATAAATAACATAAAAGATCTCACAGACGGTGATGAAGTAATACAATCCATTGTTGGCAATATGTAAAATATATGCACACAATGCATATATGTTACACACAAAATAAATCATTTACAGATACAATAGGCTCTACTTGTTCAATTGTAGACCTCCATTCCACTGCTCTAATGCCGGTTAGACGAGCAATAGGGCGCATACATTTACAGTCTATCCAGTATCTGTAATGTTTATCACGACTTATTAGTTTAAAGAAGCGACCGCGTATTTTTATGATTGGTTCCATACCAGGAATCAGACAATATACCAATCTGTTGTGTTGTTTAATACGACGGACATATTCGCACGCGTCATAATTATTAGGATAAATTGTATTGGAATCAAGCGCCATTCTTAAAACTGAAAAGTTTGATGTTTTTTTGTCGTAATACCACGATAGATTATTTAAAACAAATATTTTTTCATCCTCTGTTAAATATTCCATCGTAGCTTCACATGTTCGTATGAAACGATCTATTCGTTGAATAGATGTCCCATTTGTACTATTGTCAATAACTAAATCTTTCAACTGGTCCTTGCTTTCATTGAGTAATTGCAACAATTTTTGTTCTAATGACTCCTTGTACACACTAATTGCAACCAGAGCTTGTGCATCTGTTTTATAACAATGCGGCATGACAGCCCATCCAGGAGGAATTTCAGGTTTAGATTGATCCACTTTTACCTTTGAACATAGATAATTAATAATTACATCTACTAATCGCGTTGATTTGGTCGGATCTTTGTTAAAGCCTAATATATTAACAACTCGATCAATCTGTACAGCATGTTCACTCATAGCTTGAGGCATACCTTCTAGTTTATATGCATTCTTGTAGTAACTAGTTTGTTTTTCCACTTCATTTAGTTTTGCTATTTGTTCCTCTGTGAACATCATTTTTAGAAATACCGCCTAAGCTTACCTCTATAAATATTATAATCTCGTTTACTGTACAGACAAATGCCAATTCTATCAAATCTGTTCCATGCTCTATTATTGTCCAAAAACTTACGAATAGTGGATAATGCCACATCTGCAGCCTCATCTATAGGGTAATTGTAGGCCCCCGTGCTGATAGATGGAAATACGATTGTTCGAATATTGTATCTAACAGCTAACGCCAAACTATTTACATAACACTGTGCCAACTCATGTGCTTGTTGCCGATTAGGTCGCGAACCCTGTCTAATGATTGGACCCACTGCATGAATAACATATTGTGCTGGTAAATTATAACCATGTGTTATTTTAGCTTCTCCTGTATTTGCTCCTCCCAACGTTCTAGCTTCGTCTAATAAACCACGTCCAGCAGCTGCGTGGATAGCATGATCCACACCTCCTCCTCCCAACAGACTTGTATTTGCAGCATTTACAATTGCATCACATTGGATTTTTGTGATGTCTCCTTCTATTAAAGATATTTTACTTGTGCTTGGTAAAGCCATTATGTTAATTACATTTTGATATACTCGCTGTGGTGGACGCGCAACTACAAATTCAGTTACATCCGGTTCATTGTCGTCTACTGAATTGTATCCTACAGACATAGCTTCGTCGTCCGCTACTGTGTCGTATGCGATCGACATAGCTTCGTCGTCCGCTACTGTGTCATAGCCTACCGACATAACTTCGTCGTCCGCTACCGTGTCATACGCAACAGACATAGCTTCGTCGTCCGCTACTGTGTCGTATGCGATCGACATAGCTTCGTCGTCTGCTACCGTGTCATACGCGACTGACATAGCTTCGTCGTCTGCTACCGTGTCATATGCGACTGACATGGCCTCTTCATCGGATGAAGAAAAACTATCAAACTCATTATCATCGACAATCGATGTTAATATGGTTGCTGATGCAACTGGCATTTGATCCATATCGCTTTGCATTTTGTTTAATTTATGTACAAACAATGGTAGTTTATTATTAAAGTCAAACAGTATAGATGGAATTAATGGTTGTCCATTTGACATAGGATTGTACCAAACGTTAAAGGATACGCTTTCCTGATCATTTAAAGTCTCCCATGTGATAACATTAGATGACATGAGTTGTCCATCCACTCCTCTAGAAATCATTTGAAGTCCAGTTGAACCAGCAAATACACATCCTATTGTGACATCTGACAATGTCAGGTCTGGAGGCGGAGACCTTAAACTGGGATTTGCATAAAAACCAAAACACGTTTCTGCCTTTAGATCAACCGCATTATATTCTGGCATATCAAAACATGTAACAATTTCATATTGTTCGTGAGCGCTGTTAAAGATGTACATATTTCCTATCATTTCCTTGTTTAGTAAACGAACCAATTCGTAAAATCGCAGCATTTGATAAAGAGACATAAATACTGTAATTGCAATAGCAGGAGCTCTATCTCCTAATGTAATTATATTTTTTGCTATTTCTTGTGTGTTTTGTTGATGTTCTATGCAAAAATGAGCTGGACAAAAACCTACTTTATCGCCTTCTATATTTACAAATCCATCATAAACCAATTCAGGCAACATATTTACTGTAGATGTATTAATTGTTAATTTTGAGCCATACACTTGTGCTGCAGCAATGTAACATCTTCTCAATTTTTCATTGTCGTTACCAACTGTCTCGTAGACTTCGGCGCACAGCCCTTTACATTTATAGGCCTTTGTTTCCCGTACACTAATATAGTTTTCATTTGAACGATCATGCATAAATACAACATATTTGGCATCGTTAGTTTCTCGGCCGATTACTAATATATCTCCAATTTCTAAAATGCTAAACATTATGATTTTTTAAATCTAAAAATGTCTTCATATTTTATGTTCGAGTATAAGCATGCACCTTTAGAATTAATCGAACAACTTTACAACCTTTTTCAAGGTAAAATACATAGACATACAATTGATTCAATGTACATGTTTTGTAAATGCGATTACGAAAAAACAACGCGATTGTTACACGACATGTTAGCAAAAGAACATAAACAACGGTATAAAATATCGAACGATGTAGGTCATCGCCTATCAAATTCATTTAATTTGGCAAGACCTCACTTAATTAACGATGGTCATGTTGTTAGCGGCATTAAATCTAACCCTACGACGCACGCTTATGCAGGATGGACGCAATAAATTGCATTATAGATGATATAATGCAATTCGCCACATGTGATACATTACAATCACAGTGTAAATGCACACAATGATCAAATGTTCATACGCAAGTCGTCTGTTGATGTGATGTTGGGTTTGAAACCTGCGATAGAGAACATTGTCGACCATCTGCCTTGCATACTCTGATCGATACATCATTTTCAGCAGCACGGCGCACGATGTGACATCTTGCATGTTGATTTTTGAAATCATCTTGACATAATCATCAAGATGAGCTCGTACATTACGCATTGCGGTCCAACATGTCTTGCCTGTGTCTATTTCATAAATCATGACACGAGCGCTGTTAGACAACGATGCTAGTTTCTCAGCAGTTTTTGTTTGCATGTTTTTGTTAGATGCCAACAACACGAGCATCTCAGTGGGGTTGCTCCAATCAACATTTTTGTACAACCGTTTTTTAGCACGATTGTTTTGACTGTTGACACGTATGGTCAACGAGGCAATGGCTTTGCCCATTTGTTGAACCACACACGACTCTCTGTTCCACACTTTTCCACATGTCCTGAAAAAGTGTTTTACAATGTTCTTGAGTTTCAAGAGAGGATCTTCATTATTGTGGAAAAAAAGCGCATAGAATTCTTTCCACAGAAAATGCAAGTTGATACTTTCTTGGTAACGTCGCAAAGGAACAGTCGCACGTGCCAAGAAAGCAGCATCTAACAGTAGCATTTCATTTTCGGTTGTTACAAGTTTACCAGGGATCGTGTTAAACACAACGTTGTGTAATGATCTAAAACTGTCGTCACATGGCCGACCGGTTTCAACATCGTGTAGCACATCCTTGACAAACTGATCCAATTGTTTGGTGGAGACCTTTCTGTTTTTGTACACAGGAATTGTGTTTAACAACATGGTCAAAGGATCAAACCTAACATCAACATCGTCGCCACTGATAGACATTCCCAGATGTGTGTGATATTCACTGACATAGCATTTGTTGTTTTTATTCTGCACATGTTTAGCCATGCCCATGTCAATAATGACAGGTTCTACACCATACGTAGGAGTGCATGACAAAATGTACGGGTCGTTGCTGTGTGTGTACACTACAACATCATGGTCACATTTCCTGATGAGAATGTTATTAGTGTGCATGTCATTGTGCACAATTTTGTTAATGTACATGGAGCATATAGCACCAGTTGTTTGTACAACAATGGAGTCCATAATATGTTTGCGATTACTGCGATGTTTCAGAAACGAGTACATCGACATGCTGGTTGATCCAATGTCTTCAAAGAAGCACACTTCTTTGGGACCTTGATGTGTGTACATCGGGTGCTGAAAATCCGCCATGTCCTCATGAAACCCCAAACAATTGGGGAACCATTGATACTTTGTAAGCGCAGCTGAAGTCATGTATTCATGTCTCGCAGCAAGACTAGTCTCGCAAGAGAATTTCGCAATAGCAGATTGATGTTGTTTGTATTTGCATCGACCCACAAAGGAATAATTTCCTTGAGATTTCAAAGCAACAAAAGACTGCATGATTGCGGTTACTTTTTCAACTATCGACAGCAAATCTTGTATAATCAATTTTTGAATGTCTATAGATACATTGATTACCATATAAGCAAATTCCAAATTTGTCAAATTTACATGTGATTTGTTTACACTTATTTATATATGTTTTAATGTGATATTTATATCTAGAACTGTTAGCGGCGCACGGTTTTTTAAACGGAACGATAATTCCAATTTCTGTACGGCATACGGGGCATGTTGCATTTATTTTTTTCCATGTGTATATACAGTCCATGCAAAACACATGTGTACATGTTGACAAATACGCATATCTGGAGTCATTTTCTTTATCGGCTATGAGTTGTAAACACACAGAACATTCCATGTGTGTTTATTTTAGTTGTACTAGTAAAAATGGATAAATTGTCTGATCTTCCTCAGGACAACGGCTCAAAGTTATCGATTGTCGAGAAACGCATTTTTGATGCTCTGGGTAAAATTTCAACAAACGCTAAACAACAACTCGATGGGTTTCAATGCAGAGATGTAGTGCAGTTCATTCTCATTCCCAGCATCGCATTTATGGACTCAGAAGTGTCTCCTTTTCAGGACATCAAAATGAGAATAGGTATTTTTGTAGGTGTTCTTTTAGTGGGAATAGTGATTTATAGAATGATATATTAAAATATGGAACCATTTGGAGCATTTTGCTTTGCTGTGTTAGTAGCATGCTTGTACAAAAAAGCAATAGACAATATCGATAGCGTCATGACTCTCGTCAGATTCGCAAAAACAGTTGCTTTAACAAACATGCCACAATGTGTACGCAATTATTTTCATCCATTGTATATTTACAGCGAAGCCAGGATAGTATCACACGATAAGGTTCAAGTAACGTTTAAAGATGAAGAAAACAATATACATGGGACTGTGACGCTAGTTCGTGACAAAAGGCCTTTTGTACTGACAAACAACAAAGATGAAGTCGTTACGCACAAGTATAAACATTACTTTCAGTGGGAACAAACCATAGCGTTACCGGGACTTTCGGTAGTGTACACTTAATAACAGTTACATGTCAACCAAACGTTTCTCTGCTGGAGAATTTAAATATGCAGGTGTTATATGCTTTGGACGTGTACTTTGAGATTCCATTACAACTTTTTGGAGTGCAGATGAACATCCGGAATACCTAGCGTAGTGTTTGCTGTAATAGTTTAAAATGTTTCTGTCTTTAGGAATATAACACATTTCAGAGCGCAGTCTAGGATCGTTGTTACTGCCAACATTACAACTTTTTACAGCTGACGATAAACCAAACGGTAAAGATTTGGAAGTCATTATTTTTTTTACCAAAAACTCATCTTAAAAAATGGATCAAGTTATCGCTAGTAAACAGAAAAGCATACTGGTCGGCGGAGTTGCCGCAGGCATCATTGTTTTGGCATTTGTTCGTATGTATCAGACAGGCCAAACCTGTTCGTGGGAACCCGTCATGTGGTACACTCTGTCCGGTGCATCTATTGCTATTCTCGCTCAACTTATCTACGGATATTATATGACATATAAAAAGCCGGGTAGTATGTAAATCCTGTATTATATATTTAATACAGGATTATGACGATTGACATGCGATTGTAGTGTTTGTATAACAGCAAACTTCTGTTAATCCACTATCTGGTTTATTGCACGGCACATTATCAACGCTTGCAAAAATATTGTTACCTTTGCAACACGCGGTGTATTTATTTGTTTTCCACATAGTTATGCCTTGAAATGGTAATGTGGGAGCCGATAACGTTTTAGAGACTGAAAAATCGTCGTATTCGCATTTTATAGTCAGCGGACCTATTTGGCGAGAAATATACATGGCCGATAATGTGTCTTCATCAGATGACGTTAAAACAACTGCGTGATTTTGTTCTGCATATGAAAAACGTGTTTTGCTGGTGATACCGCAATTTTTACCATTGCCATGACACACATATTTGCATGATGAAATAGATGCGTCACAATTATTTTCTTCAGTCAACATGACTGATTGAGTGTAATTGCACATTTTAGTGCTACTTGTTGCCATTTCAACAAATTGTGATGTTTTTGATTTTAATGCACATGTAAATGAGGGTGTTTCTTTAAAGTATGCATTAAACCCATATGTGTAAACAGTATTATTTACTTGATATTTATCGGTTATGGGAGATGTTGTATTATTAGACAACACATGCATAAAGTCTATGTGATCAGGATTAATGTTTTCGTTTAACACATACATGCAGGTTAGACGACAAGCTTTACCTCGTAGTCCTCCACATTGCAATGTTCCGTTGATAGAATTGGCCAATTGAAAATAACTCCATATGTAGCATATGTGATTTATTTTTCCCGTATTACGATTTTGCATTTCAGCTTTGTACACAATATTATTTGAGCACCCCCAAGTCATGTTTAGCATAATAGTAGAATCGTTTTTTACAGTGACGCAATTGCTGTTAATGTAAGGTGTATATGTTAAATTGTCTGCATTTTCGATTAAACTTCCTTTGGTCCAAGTGTCGTTTGATGTATACCAGTTAGCGATTGTATTAGAATCTTGCAAACAATTTTGACTCAACTCAGTTTGGGGTTTATTACCTTGAGTCCATTGCATTGAAATGTATGATTTATGGACAAATGTATTGTTCATAAAGATCAAAGGCTTTGTGCAAATACTCAGCCTTGAAATACAACAACCTAATTCCTCAGTTTGATGAAATAAAACATATTTTGACTGGTTAGCATATACGTATGTGGAAAAATTGTTACTCGTATTAAACCATAGAAGTTGTGTTCCATTTGTTAGCAATGTGTTATTTATTGTGCAATCTAATTGCACATGTGTTTTGTTAAATACTTTACCAGACAGTAAAGGTTGCTGGGCATTACAGCATGAAATAATGATAAATAACAGATAAAACATATTGTTTTTCAATAGAACAGCAAAAAGCACAAAAGAATATAGTAATTAACAAAAGAAAAAGATGGGAGCGGCTCAGTCTTACAATTCCGTAGATGCTATTACACGAGCGGTCGCGGATGTATCGTCAAATATCACAACTAAACAGAAAGTAAATACTGATATTAATCAAATTATATCAATCAGTCACGTCAAGGGTGATGTGTACATCAAAGGTGTTACAATGAAACAAACTATCAATGTTAATTTGAGCGCCATTATGAAAGCCATAGCAAATCAAGACGCTCAACAGAAAATTGCAAACAATTTAGCTCAAGAGGCTAAATCTGTTGTAAGCGGTATAAATTTAGCGCAATACTCATCAGCAACAAACATGATCAAAATGTTTGTCGATGTATCTACACGAATTGTCAATACAATGTTGTTGCAATGTGATGCAAACATTAAATCTACACAATCGGTGATAGTCGATGACGTACAAGGCAACGTTACTATTTTAGACAGTGTTTTTGATATTGTTGTTAACGCGTTGTTAAAATGCACTCAAGATGTTGCAGCAAGTAATGCAACGTTGCAAGACATTGAAAATAAAATCAAACAAATTGCCAGTTCTAAAACACAAGGCTTTGAACTGTGGCAACTTATTGCTGTTATCGCCGCTGCTTTAATCATATTTCCGGTCGCTACAGGAGCTACAATTGGAAGACGAGGTGTCATCGGTGTATTGTTGATGATTGCTGGTGCGGTTGTTCTAGGTGCAGGTATTGTTAGAAGTCGCGCATGTAACAATGGTTCGGATGGAAAAGCAGCCGACCGCTACTCAATGGTTCCGCATGCGCCTATACCAAATGCAGAAACATTCAAGAAAGCGCTTAGGAAAGTAGATAAAATTTCGTTGGAAGAAGCGGTAAAACAACTAAAACCTAACCAAGTGTTATTCTGGCACAAGTATCAAATGGACAGCACTAGTTTTGAACCAGTACCCTTGCCAAACCCAGTTGCTTACTATTTTGCAGAAAGCGATTATGATCCCAATCAAGTGGTCGAGCATAATCCTCTGGTTAGAGTCAATCTAAAAAATACCACTGATGACAAAGAGAAACCGGGTGATTCTCACATAACAAACGGTGCCAAACCAGGAGACAGTTATTTGAGTGCAACTACAGGACAATACTTTGTATTTTCAGATCAGAATGGATGGGAGAGTAGAGGATTTATCAAAGATTTAGATCCTAGCCTTTTAGATGCAAAAGATGGGAAATACGGTTGGTCTCACTACACAACTCCTGCATCTGGCTATCAAGTGTGGGTGCTGTTTTCAGGAGAGGGTACATTATTGTCTCACAAAGTATATTATCGAAATCCAGCAAAAACTGGAAGTTGGAAACAACATGATACTGCAAAACTCAACATCGATGGTGTATGGTTACCGTCGATGCCAAACGCGGCGGCCATAATTAGAAACGTAAATGTCGCAGGAGTAGACATGAATTGCGACGGTGCTCAAAACATCAATACAATTTTGTATTCTATAGGAGGTATATTACTTGCATCAGGGTTATTGATTCTATTGAAAGCAGGCCTCGAAAAAAATTCTACCAATTCTTCTAAATAAAAGATGTCATCTATTGCAGGAGCTAATGTTACCAGTGGGTTTATCGACTTGGCTGCCTACGATGCCATGGAGACTCATCTCTACGGTGGCGATAATTCAATCACCTACTTCTTGCGTGAAACTACACGATCTTCTTGGTTCAGTAAACTTCCTGTGCAGCTGTCTAAACAAACAGGAACTGCAAATTTCGGACAAGAATTTAGCGTGGTTGTGGCCAGAGGAGGTGACTATCTTATGAATGTTTGGCTTCGCGTTAAAGTTCCAGCCCTCAAAAATACTAAAGCAAATTCAAGCATAAGATGGACCGACAATTTTATGCACAATCTCGTTCAAGAAGTTACAATCTCATTTAACGATCTCACTGCACAGACTATTACTAGTGAGTTTCTTGATTTTTGGTCAACATGTAACGTTCCCGGTGGAAAGTCGTCAGGATATGCTAATATGATAGGATACACTCATGACTTGGTTGGAGGTACTGTGCAAAATGCAACTATGCCATCTAAGTATCTCAATCTGCCAATTCCGTTCTTCTTTACTCGTGATACTGGACTTGCTCTTCCTACTGCAGCACTACCTTACAATGAAATTAAAATTCATTTTAAATTGAGAGATTGGAAGGATTTGCTCATTTCTCAAAGCACTAATGATAATGCAATTTCTGTACCTTTAACAAGTGACATGGAAAACGTGACACCCGCTCTGACTGAAGTTAGTGTTATGGGTACTTATGCTATCCTGACCAACGAAGAGCGTGAAGCAATGTCTCTTGTCAGTAGAGATATGATTATTGAACAGTGTCAGATGGCACCTAGAATTCCTATCAGACCCTTGGAAAATGAGATGCCCCATATTGATCTGCGATTTAGTCATCCCATTAAAGAGCTCTTCTTTGCTGTTAAAAATGTAACTCATCCAAATATTCACAGTAATTATACAGCTGCATCGCCCATCATTGCCAGTGGTACAAACAAAGTTACAATGCCTCCAAAAGCTCAAAACCCATTGTCACACGTGTCACTCATTTATGAAAACACAGCACGATTGAACAATATGGGTGTTGACTACTTTTCGTATGTTGATCCATACTTCTTTGCACCATGCATTCCTAAAATCGATGGGGTCATGGCTTATTGTTATACCATGAACATGGGTCATGTCGATCCTATGGGTTCTACAAATTTCGGCCGGTTGTCAAATATTACGCTGTCTGCAAAGGTTACCGCAAATTCAAAAACAACCTCAGCTGCTAGCGGTAACACAGATGGACATAAAGTTGCTCAAAAGTTTGAACTGGTTGTAATTGGTGTTAATCATAATGTTGCACGTATCAGCAATGGTTCATTTGGATTTCCGATCTTGTAAATCATCAAGTTGTATATCGTTAACGATATGCAACCAATTATATGGTTTGTTCATTTTACACCAATACGCATAAATTGTTTTTAACTTATATATTAAATTTCAATTTGCTGTTTCAACGCGGTAAGAAATGGAGTGTAACATGCAATGTCCAATAAACGATCTTTGTACAGACGGTGAAAATTCACACGCTTTAAGCCATCGTAATATTCCGCATATTCATTGTAAACATCTACTATGATTGAAGTGCCATGTTTTGCAGCAATAAAAAGTCTGGCAATTTCCGTAGATGCATTGTTGACTATTAGCCAGTTATAGTATGTTTTTTCTAAACACGCAAGTCCCTCTAGTGTGCCGATGCATTTTTTGAAAAGGACATGGTCGGATTGACGTACTGATTCGATTACGTATTGTTTAATCACATTTGCTTGTTCAACACATGTGCAATTGAAACAAGTATTCAAAGCAAATGTATATGTATATTTCAGCAAAACACGTCCATGTTCTGTGGCATCAGCAACCCTGCACGCATATTGTCCCCAGCATTCATCTGTACGACATTGTGAGAAGTCGTGGTTATAGTTGTAGTATTGTACAACATCATTTCTCAAATAGTCATACATTTCAATTGCATGGGTGATCTCTTGGTTTACAGATGCCATCTTGTAAGCAAGATATTATTTTGATCAAATGTAACAATAATTAATAATCAATTTTTTAATTATATGTAATGTAGATGACTGTAGAATCTTGATTGCATTCAGGTTGTGTTTCACCTTTATATGTTTGCCACGGATGTTCTTGTCCTTCAAACGTTTGCCACGGATGTTTTTGCCAAATGTGTTTTTGCCACGGATGTTCTTGTCCTTCAAACGTTTGCCACGGATGTTTTTGCCAAATGTGTTTTTGCCACGGATGTTCTTGTCCTTCAAACGTTTGCCACGGATGTTTTTGCCAATACGGTTTCACATTTACCGAATTTGTATTTCCATTTGAAATACTAACTACATTAGAACCACCATTGCTTTTTACTACAAAATTAGAGTTTTGTGGTAACCTAACATCTTGATGGCCAGGTTGTTTGATAACAGTCTCACCAGTAACGGGATCAGTTGAGATAATCATAGTTAATGTCACAATTATCAATGTTTTAAACAAATATCAATTTTTAAATATGTTGAGAAAGCCAGCGAAATCCACTTCCATATCCTTGTTGTTTTAATACGCTACACATAAATACTTCGACGGGTCTTGAAGTTTGTCCGTATATTCCAAATATATGGCGAAGTTCAACTTCTCCTATCGCGTTTTGTTTGTCGATTTTATTGCCCAACACTAAAATAGGAACATCGTGTAACAGTTCATCGTTTAACAACGCATCGAATTCGATTTTTGCCTCTGTCAGTCTAGTCAAATCTGCACAGTCTACAATATAAACTATAGCATCAACGACATGAAAATAATTTTGCCACATTCTACGCGCTTGAATGTGTCCTCCTAAATCAAATGTGCTAAATGTTATGCCAGCAATTGTTAGTTGTTCAGAGGTCGGATGTAATGTAGGGTTATGCTCTTTCATGCAATTGTATTTGAGCATGTGGAGTAATGCCGTTTTTCCTGCATTGTCTAACCCGAGAAATAATATTTTCCCTGATTTTTCATAAAGTCCTAAAAATTGCAACACGTTGTAAAACCAATGCACTATGAAATTAATCATGATTGCAATTGGTTTATTTTAATTCTGATCAATTGTGTGAAATCAAATTATTACCGAGTTGATATTTTATTACATGCTGTACAATTGTAACCGATGTCCAAAAAAATGGATGCTTTAAACACATGTCTACATTTAATCTGTATAAAGGATTTGAATCTATCATTTGTTTAATTAGATTATAGCCATGAGTGTCTTTTCCTATAGAATCTATACAATACTGACCAGTGTAAATATAATAGTCTGTTATTATAGAAGTATGTTCAAATGGAAAACGACCTTTAGACAGTACATAATATGTTAACATACCAGCCAATTGAATATCTGCTTCTTTTGTATATGTAATTGGCAAATTGTTATCTCTTGCAATTAATATTTCTCGGGCGATCCATTTAGTGCGTTTCCTAATGTGAGCATTCGATGTCAAAGAAACATCAAATGGTGACTTTAAAAGTCCGTAATCAGAAAGTTTTGCAACACCATTATGGACAAATACATTATATGGTGTCAAATGTCTATGAACAATAGACGGGTCATAATTGTGCAAAAGAGACAAGCCACATAAAACATCCTTGATGAGTGATTGTTGAAATAAAAAACTCAACTCGTTGTTCTGTACAAAATCTTCTAATGTATATTGACAATATTCTTGTCCGATATATCCAAAATTATTGTCATTACAATAGAAATACAAGTACTTCACAATGTTTTTATGACTTATTGTAAGATACATTGATAACGGTTCACCGTTAGTCAATGTATTGTACTGACAGTTTAATAGTCTTTTTGACACGACATCTTCAGACACTTTGTAAACACTACTTCCCCAGCTTCCACGACCAATGAGCTGCTCCATAATTGACATTTTTAATGCCAGCTCACATTCACCCAAAACAAATTTATATAACCATTAAGTTATATAAATTAATGCCAGGACTTATCGCTTCTGTGATGCATGTGTTGTCGTAATTGCAAGTACATCATTGTGTGATGTACTATGTACAACGGATCGCTATTAATGCTATCGCGACAGTTAGGGTTAAATGTATAACAGGCTGGATCGCAATGAAAATCTATGATAAGACTATTATCGTCGACGCAGTTTTTAAAATATTCAATCTCTGTGTACGCTACACACAGCATGCAATTTTCACCGTTTGCCAACGTAGGCTTATATGATCTACCTTTTTGTTTATAGTAAATACGTGCATTTTCATACGCTTCTCCGCTCAATATGTATTGCATTGCACTGTTTGGATCATTTAACTTGCCTAAATGATCTGATTGTGCAAACAATATATTTAGATTTGGAAAACTGCACATGCCTTTTGGGGTGTAAATGATTGATGGCATCTTATCAGAAATTAAATCTATGTCCATATCCAAATACATCATAGAATTGCCATTGTTTGTATTTAACATTGTTGTAAATATATCTGACGCTTCACGACGTAACGTTTGTAAAATCAACTTATAATTCTTAATTATGTCAATGCGCAAATAATCGAGTAAACACAAATCTGCTGTATATTGGTGTTTGTACGATTCAAACGGTATTACATCTTCCAAACACAACACATGCATGTTGTTATGGTTTACAAACATTTCATGCATTTTAGACTGCTCATGTTTAGGCATGTTCAGACGAGAATACATTATTAACATTGGTATGTTTTGTTTAGACAACTTTTGTGCGTTGTTAATTGCTGTTGTTGCAAATAAATTTGTAACCGCTGTTTGTTTCAGGGCAACCCATGTGCTAAATACAAAATTAATAGTGTTTTCAAAGTAGTTTGTAGGCTTAAACCCATTAAATTCTCGGTTCAAATAAGACCACATGATGTTACACTCTAAGTAATCGTTTGGCTTGTTTTTGTTGCAATAACAAATTGTTACCCACAAAATTTAATATAGCTATCTCAAGTACAGCCCTATCAATTATAGTATTTTTGCAATAGTGGATTCCTAAACCCGGACACACAACAGAACCATATTTAGATTCTGTTTTATCATCAACGCATATAGTACCCCAAATATGAAAAGGTCCCGAATGTACGAGCTGTGTTGAAAACGCTTGTTTTAATAAAAGAAAATCACACGTTTCGAAATTAAAGTTTGAGTGACCTACATACACGCGTTTAAATAAAATGTCATTTTCATCGTCAACCACGCCGCGAAACTCGACAGTTATGTAGTCTGCATTCAACATGGGCGTAGTTAATTTCTTGTAAATATAATCCACAAGCAACTTGTTTGATTTTTTGGTATGATCAGTGCAATAATATGTACATTTTGTTCGATCTTTAACATCAATCGTACCGGTAACAGTAAAAGTTTCTGGATAATTAGCAAAATGTGTTTTGTACACAGAAATCGTATAATTGTCATAAATCGAATCTACATTTACAGTGATTGGATAATAACATGACAATGTTGACAATTTGTCTACTGTGATTTTATATTGAATTTTTTGAGGGTAATAGAACGCCATTATTTAAAAGTGTTTACATTTAATCTAAATATAAACACATTAACCAAATCAAGTTTTCTGATTAATTAGAAATCTTCATCCGTAGTAAATTTATTGTCACTTGTTATCATGACGCCCATTCGCTGATATTCTCCAACGCGTTTTTCAAAAAAGTTTGTTTTGCCTTCCAACGAAATATTTTCCATAAAATCAAACGGGTTTTGTACAATATAGTGTTTATCGCAACCCAGTTCCAAAAGTAAACGATCTGCAATGTATTCAATATATTGGTTCATCAAAAGTTCATTCATTCCTATTAAATTTACAGGTAATGCTGTTGTCATAAATTCTTGTTCTATCTTTACTGCCTCTACAACAATATCTGTAATTGTCTTACATGAAGGCTTATCGTCTCCTAGATATCCAAGTAACAAGCAAGCAAAATCGCAATGTAAGCCTTCATCACGACTTATTAACTCATTTGAAAACGTCAACCCAGGCATCAAACCTCGTTTCTTTAACCAAAATATGGCCGCAAACGATCCTGAAAAGAAAATGCCTTCCACAACTGCAAACGCGACAAGTCGTTCTCCAAAAGAATCATTTGAATTTATCCATTTAAGGGCCCAGTCTGCTTTATGTTTAATCGCAGGTACTGTTTCTATCGCATTAAACAATCGATGCTTCTCGTGCCCATCTTTGATGTACGTATCTATCAGAAGACTGTACATTTCCGAATGAATATTTTCTATGGCAATTTGAAACCCATAAAAACATCGTGCTTCTGGTAATTGAACTTCTTGCGCAAACCGACTAACCAAATTTTCATTGACTATCCCGTCGCTCGCAGCAAAAAACGCCAAAACCAAAGATATAAAATGTTTTTCTTGTGGTTTTAATGCAATCCAATGTGCTAAGTCTTTAGTCAAATCAACTTCTTCTGCTGTCCAAAATGACGCCTGTGCTTTTTTGTACATTTGCCATATGTCATGATATTGAATTGGAAACACGACAAACCTAGACGGATTTTCTGTAAGCAAAACATTCGCCATTTTTAAGCTACTTGATTTAACAAGGCCTTTAGTTTATTCAAATTTAGTTTTTAAGAAAGTTGTCGATCTTGAATTTATTACAACTCTGTAAATACGCTTATCGTATGCTTGATGTTGAGGAATATTTCTTAACGCTAAGCTTTGAAGACAATCTTTTTTGAAAAATTGCCACCCACTGTTGTGTGCTATTATTCTTGAAATACAAGCGTATTGTTGTTTCATTGTTTTAGGGCAAAATCCATCCATACGCCATATGTTGTTATAATCACGGGACTGTGTCAATTTAGAAAAATAAGGTGACGACACAGTTACCTTTTCCCACATTATATCACTACTAGTGTGTTTAAATTGTACATTTTGTGATACTAGTACATCAAGAATAGATACATTATTGTTGTTAATCCACTCTACAACATGATTTACCATTAAATGATGACATAGACAGTCGTACTGAAAACATATCTTTTTAATGACTTTGATAGGGTCTACATATTTAAAATCCATTAATTTTATGCTTGAAAAATGCTTACGATATCTACGTTTACCCTTTTTAAGTTGGGGAAGTCGACCGATGCATTTGTCTACTCGATCTATGCAATAATTATTAACGTGATCATATTGTTTATCTTTAAGCGCAACAATTAATTCATACATTTGCTGCATGATTGCAAATATATGTTAACAATTACATTTTATATTAAATCATTTTTTACATGTAATCATCGCCAAATCCTAATTTTCTATATACCGGAGTAGGTACTTCGAGCGTTGAGGGAAGCGCTCGGAATGCTAATCGTTGCAACGAAAATGACTTGTGTAACGTAAGTTGTCTGGATTCTAAGAATTGTTGCAGTGCATCAACCGCAGTATCTGCTTTGATATTTCTGATGGTAAACTGATTATTAATATATTTTAAATAATAACTCCGCCATCCACTGACAAGTATTTTAGCTAGAGTGTGTGGATTGTCATTAGCAGTAATTGATATTAGTGCACCTTTTGAAGTACTGTCTAATTCTGTGTGTAATACATCTTCATCTGTCAATGAATATAATGAATTATCTTCTAAATAAGTATGCATTTCAAAAAAGTTTTTAGCAACTCTGTCGTATATACCATCTAGAATTGGATTTATTTGCACCTGTAATAACTGAAATTGTGCCTTAATTGATCGTAGCATTTTATCTATAGTATAAGTACTACCCAGTCTAAAATTTCGATTATCTGAAGACTGTATCTCAAAAAAGTAATTGTGTGTAATACCTATATTTACTTTAGATAGAGTTTGATCTTATGATAAATAAAATATGTTAAATAACATTGGATAACTTAGATTGGATGTGGATGCCAATAAAGCTGTACCTGGTTGATTTTGACCTAGAACTTGTTCTATACGTCCAGGTTCCATTAATCCCCAATAATAACCAGAGTGAATAAATTGTTGATAATTTGTCGCAACTATACGCCAAGATGTTTCTGTCATTTTTTGTATATCTATTCCTGTTTAACATGGGTTACAATAACAACAGAATAATGAATACAGATTACATGAAGCAAAATTGCTATTGTAAAAATCATGTTTACAATTATATAATGCAGAGGTACACCACATGTGTTATCGGAATAGGATGTTCCATCTTTCACTAAAAATAATCCTGATTCTTTGCACGTTGTATGTTTTGTACAATTAACACCATGTGCTGACCATGTGCCATCTGGACATAATGTACACATTATATCTTTTGTCAGTGTTCCATTAGATGTGATAAAAAATCCGGGTTTGCAATGTAGAGAATAGGGTTTAGCAATCTTACAATCATAAAAAGTACCTTGAATACAGTAGTGGTTTGGTAAAGGAGTGCATATGCTATCATGCAAACCATTGCAAGGTTTATAAATTTGAAGATTACGGTCATTACACGTTGTGCAAGGTAGACAGTATTTTGTTAAAAGTGTTGGGAAATTATTATATGTCCCATTGGCACATGGTTTGCATGTTGTATCGGTTCGATTAGAATATGTGCACGGTGTTACAATGTGATGACCAAGTGGACATGATTTACAACACCAAATGTGAGTGTTGTTGTAAACAGAATATTGGTCAACATGATTGCAACTTTCAATATTATCGTTGTAAAATAATGTCTTTGCCGCACTAGTTGTGAATAGAACAACCAGTAAAAAGGTAGCCATTGTAGCTAATTATAAGGTATAATTGATCACATTTGCGTAATCAATTATCATACAGACATGTCCATGTGGATTTTAGGGTACGGATTGTAATCGCAAACGACAAAATCATCGATGCAAAAATCATCAATGTTTTCAACAGCGCGTTTAATAAGTAGCGTTGGAAATGGTCTAGGTTTTCGTGTCAGTTGTTCTGTTAACGGCTCTATGTGATTAATGTAAATATGTCCATCTCCTAACGTGTGAACAAATTCACCAGGTTTTAAATTGGTAACGTGTGCAATCATATACGTGAGCAGAGCATAACTCGCTATGTTAAACGGGACCCCTAGTCCCATGTCACCTGATCTTTGATACAATTGACATGACAGTTCACCATTGCAAACGTAAAACTGACATAACAAATGACAAGGTGGCAATGCCATCAAATGTACGTCCGTTGGGTTCCACGCGCACAATATTATACGTCGGCTATCGGGATCGGATTTAATCGTATCTATAACGCACTGTAATTGATCCATTCCTTTATTGGTATAATCAGAGTACATAGTGTCATATTTTGCTCCAAAATGTCGCGACTGAAATCCATAAACAGGACCAAGATCACCTTCATCCCTATCTTGTAATCCTATGCTAGACAAATATGTTTTAGAACTGTGCGCATTCCAAATGTGCACTCCTCTTTCTGATAATTTCTTAGCATTAGTACAACCTTTGATAAACCATAACAGTTCTTCTGCAATGCCTTTCCAAAACATTTTTTTTGTAGTTAGCAACGGAAACTGATTTCTCAAATTGTATCTATTTTGACATCCAAATATTGAACGCACAGAGGTATTAGTTCGATCTTGTTTAAGAGATCCGTTTTTCAAAATATACGCAACTTGATCTAGGTAACCTTGTTCATCTACCATCTTTTTAGTAATGTCACTTCCACAGGATAGTGATCGCTAATAAATAACGCATCTCGTTCTGACATACGATAGGCTTTTTGGAAATTAAAAGGTTTTGCAGAATTCTTAACCACCGCTGAATACAGTCTATGACCGCACGCTACAATTCGATCGTATGTGTAATCGTTACTGGTTCTAGTAGTTGTATCCATATCGTCGTCGATTAACCAATAGAAACAATTATTTTTACGTATACAAATTTGTTTCATTGTGGTATTATTAACATACGATCCATCAGCATTAAAATCTCCCATAATCATAATATTATCAGTTTTCCATATTTGTTGAACGCAATGTACAACCTCTTGTAAAGCGTTTAATTCACTCGTAGAATCTACAGGTTTAGTGTGAATTGGAATAATTACTAATGTGTCAATTACGCAATTGCTATGCAATTTAAATTTAACTATGTATGGATCTCTTGAAAAGACATCTCCTTCGCCGTGTTCGTTTATGTCATCGTATTGATATGTATCTTCTAAAGTGACCTGGCATGCTTTATACAAAATTAAATACTGTTCTTTGTAACGTCCACGACCTAATCGTTTACTAACATTAAATTGATAGCAAGAATCTTTAAGAGCATCTGCTAACATATCTAAACATCTTCCACTAACATCTACCAATTCTAGGATGACAACAATGTCATATCTGTTGATAATCTTTAAGAAAGTTGTGACAAACGTTTTGTTTTTCATCTTACGACAACCGAAACGTTGTATGTTAAACGATGCTATCTTCATTATCGTTATTTTTAGCATAAAATCTTTTATTAAATAAAAGTAATGGATGCACAGTTTTTGCTGCTAATTGTATTGGCTTTGCCAGCTAGTTTTGCCGCATCATTAAGTACACATTATAACAATTACGATCTTACACGTATAGCTACGATCGATAAAGATGTATGCAAAAGAGTTGCGCAGCACATTAACGACGATTTTGTTAATATGAGAAAACTATACGAGACGCAGCTTAAAAATTACTTTCAGCAATTAGTGCCAAATCCTACAGATGTCTTTAAAGATGACAGTTACATGTATATGATTAATGGTACAGATTATAATTGTCATATAATTTATGAAACAATGAGGTTTTTGTCAGGTGATGTATTTCCATTTGCAACTGAAACAGAAGCAGAATTACAATACATGTGGAAGATGATGCTTGGAGTCAGTCAGCTGTCTGCTTACATTGGAAACTGTTATCAATATTTTAAGTGTGGACCTGCACCATTCGATCCACAGGTTCTTTATCATGACAGAGAATTATTTCACGCCGATACTGTCATGGCATATTTAGATACCGCATTTAGCCATTTCACATTGTAAATCTAAAAAGATATTTAACACGCGTTAAATATCTCGAGGATCGACGCATCTGCCTACAAATAACACGCAATTGTCTTCGGCGATCAAATAAGTAAACGGCCTATTTGCATTAAACTGCACATGTTTTGAATACGAAAAGCCATCTGCTACCAAACAACCGGTAGCCGCAGCAGCTTCTGTACCGTTTTCATCTACGCATATGTACGTTTTCTGTTTGACGTCTGTAACATACAACTGATTGGGTTCACCATTTGTAAACATAGAAAAATCACAATTATGTGTAAATATATCAGTAACTCCCATTTGTTTCAAAATCTCATTGATATTGTAATCTCCTTCTATCTTAAATTTAGGTAAGTATAGACATACATTTTTTAGAGTCATTGGAGCCATCCAATTCAATGGATCACTTGTACTATCTAATATAATGTACATGGCTGCCTTGCAATTCTTGTAAGGCAAACAGATAATTGTGTTATCATCAGACATCATGAAATAGTCCTCACAATTCATTGTGTCTACATCAACAACACTACCATTTGATAGGTAAAATGGCCGACTCTCTGTATCTTCAAACGGTGTCTGCCAAACATCTTTAAAATAAATTGTATTAGCTATAATCGCTTTGAGTCTGTCTGGAATTTCATTAAACAGAGATGATATTTTACCTTTAGTAGATTCTCTAACCCATTTATTAACAGTGTCGATTGATTCGGGCAACTTAAAGTCAATTTGTTCAACGCAATCTATACCGCTTGTCCATTTCTCAAAATAAGTTGTGTTAACAAACATTCTAGCAGAAATATATTGTACGACCGATTGGGGTATTTTGTTTTGTAATGCGTGTAGTAATTGAGTTCTGGTGTTTCCAGCAGCACCTTCCAACAACATTTCTAACAGATAGTCAATTCCCAGTGGTGAAATACAAGAGTTTTTGTTTGAAGGAAAATATTTCAGTATAGCGTGAGCCATAGTATTTTTTATGTAGAAAGACTTTCAAACAAGTAATATAAACAACTTTATATGTCGATGATTAGATTCAATTTTTAATCAGAATCTTCGTCTGATCTTGTATACTCTTCATCTTCTGAACTATGTTCATCATCGGATTGATTTTCGCTCCATTCCGATTCCTCGTCGTCTGATGACTCGTCGCTCCATTCAGAATTGTATTGGTCATCATCGTCTGATGACCCGCTTGACTCAGATTGACTATCTTCTTCAATAGTGTCCCATTCAGATTTGTCATCATCTGACTCAGAATCATTTGATGATTCTTCGTTGATTGTATCCCACTCAAAATCATCTGATGATTCTTCGCTGATTGTATCCCACTCAGAATCATCATCGTCAAAATCTTCATTGTCCGAATCAATGTATAAATCGCCATCAATCAATATAAAATTGTCAATGTCATCCGTGACATGTGATTCATCCTGATCAAGTGTTCCCGTGTAAGGTGTGTAACATTTAAACGAGTCTTCGTTGTTAAGCAATATTTGTGCTGTCCTTGTCACAAATGGTCCTTTGTAACAAAGAATGTCTTGTAGTATCATGTATGCTGTCGAAACACATTGTTGTTCTAACACACATTTTTTTTGGTTGTATGATATAAACGAATAATTCATCAATACATCACATATAGTTTCTAATAAATCTCTAGTGAGTGGCTGGCCATTTAGCAAATCATAAAACTCTCGAAACTGTGTCTTTTTCAAGACAGCTACTCTGTACCATATTGGATCTTCTTTACGTATAATGTCTAGTCCCAGTTTTGTCAATTGTTGTGGTAGAGCTGATATAATTGCACTCAGATAATTATCCTTTGTATTGTTTATAGTTTCCAAAAGTTGTTTATGAAGAGGTTGAGACAGCAGATTATTAGAATAGCACAAATCTGCAAATATTATAGCACAATATTTGGAACATTGCGCAATTGCAATGAAAGACTCCATAGTGTCAATTATAAATACGTTTTAGTGAATGTAGAAAACTCATTTTTTTCTAAAATGGGTTGTAGACATTCACGTACAAATTACGCTAATAACATTAGTTACGCAATAAAGTGTCTATTTGATATTGAAAATGCATCCATTTCCAATACCTGTCGGTACAAATTAGATATGTTCGACACAATTGACTCTCTATGTGACATATTACAATGTAAACCATGCACGTATAACTTTGGACATTTAATGGGCGTGTGTATGTGGTTTTTAAACAAATATCCTTCAAAATCAAACGATTTGTCAGATATTATGATCCAATTACTAGAAAAACATGTCGATTGGCAAATGTGGTTAAATAACAAATGTATCGATGTAAATTTTAAAGATCATTCGTTGTCTGTCGTGTCACGAAAAGCATAGCCTCTAATAGTATTATTGCTTCGTTTACAATTGCTGTACGCACTAAATTCGTAAATAACGCGCTGTTGGGTTGCATACTGGGTATTGCCTGGGCAAAATGCAGCCAACCACTCAGTAAACGTTTTAAACAATTCAGCATATGTGATAACACTGTTTTCTTGTTTAATGACCATTGTTTCAATAAACGTTTCCATGTGGTTGTTTTCGCGTTGATATTCTTTGGTAGCTTCCAGCACTTTTTCTGGCATTGTGTACACGTCTGAAGGTTCTCCGCGTGTAATCATCCAAACAAACACAAGCAACCAAGCCAGAGGTTCAATCATGTGAGGTATATTATCAATAAACCTCGGGTCACTTTTTTGAATATACATGTTTTCAGGATTTTCTCGGTTGTACCGTTCTTCGCTAACAAATATAGCTTCAAATGGTACCACGCGAACACGATTCCACGTAGCTAAATCTGCCTGTCTCATTCCCGGTAATGTATTGCAAATGCAATGCATTTTAAACATTGGCGTAATCTCAGCAGTTTCTTTTCCAGAACAGTATAAATCTCTGGCAAAAAATGTATCATTTCCAGTAAGACTTTTTAATGTGCCTGGGTTAATCATTTCATCATTATTGGGTTCTTCAATTACAACCCAACGTACTCCGTTAGCTAATCGAGCCAGTTCTGGATTGGCCACTGCAGAACATGGTTTTTTCCCTGTTATGACAGTCGTGCTCATTTTTACAGCGTATTTGCCCAACATGCGCTCATAAAGCGTTTGCGTAACTGTTTTGCCATTGTTACCGTTTCCAGTCCAAAACAAACATACTTTATCGCAGTTTCCACCTACAAAAACCTTCGAGGTCTGTCGTACAAAGTACTCTCTGATATCTCTGTCGGGAAATGTCTGCGTAAAGTATAACAACACTTCTTTAAGCTCAGGAAAGCATATCTGATTGCTGTATATTACATCGAGTACAGCAGCTACATCAATTATCCCATCGGGTTTTCGATACGTATCGAGCGGCCCAATTAAGTCGATAGTATTGTAATTATCGAGATATTTAATAGGCAACATTTTCGATAACATGTCTTCAGGTTCGCCTTGTCTAAAGATACACGTCTTAAAATCGTACACTCCATTCTTAAATGCAATTATGTACGGATTTGTATCCAATTGTTGAACAAAGTCTTCTTTGTAAAACAGTTCTGCGCATTCTCGCATTACAGAAGTTTTGTACGAACTGTTACCTAAGTTTAACAACGCTTTATGTAACACCTCAATTTTTTTGTCAATTGCTTTAGCTTCTTTGTTGTCGTCGACCTCTTCCAACATAGATCCAAGTACAGACAAATGTTGGCAAATGACATGTTGAATAGGACCATTATTGTCGGAAATCATACTTCGTAAAGTGTACGCACCTTTTTCACTCCACACTACACCGTTGAACATATACCACAGATCGGACTTAATGTTTCCACATACATAATCGGTGTTCAATGTATTATACATAATCCTGGCTAAATTGACATGTGTTATTTGTAATTCGTCGTCTGAAAACGACAACTTTGTGGTCCAGTCTCTGTAACCTTCCAGATTGTATTTTTTGGCCATGTACTTTAACGTTGCTATTGTGTATGCATTATGGCGCATTTGTCTGTCCCACAAATCTTCGCACGCAATCAACGAAAATTTTTCTGGACACTTTGCACTAAATTCTATCCAAATCTTTAGCCCATCTTCAGACGCATTTGTAATTTGCCATAGGCAAAAACCCAGTTTCAACCAAACATCACGGTCACTAGCCAGAGATGCAGGTAATAACGCAACCAGTTCTTTGATGTGATCTAACTGAATGACATCTCTGAATCGTAAACGAGTTTGATCTTGCCTATTATCTAATACAATCACTTGAGAAGCACTCAAGGGCGTTGTTTCCTGTAATCGTCTTTTATATCGATTTCGTCCGTACGGTCTAACTGATAACAATTTTCTAAATTTTGTGTCAACGGTATCATCATCTAATAATGCACAAGCATCTGGAAATATATAGTTGTTGTATGCATTTGCAACAGACATTGCAACGCCGTTCTTGTCATAATAACCAGTTACGGTATAAGGCGGTGGATACGATTCTCCCGTTTTAGTAGCTCCATACACTAACCACGCGTTGCTGCAACTGGACAAGTCTACATCCGCATATTTTTCATGTAAAGGTTTAACAATGTACTCTGTCAGAGCACGTGTGTTCGCTACAATGTTAATATATTGCATGTGAAATCCTTGTTTCACATTTCGATGATTGTCGCAAATCTGAGGCGGGAGAACATCACCGGTTTCTAAATCTAATTTCTCTAGAAGCACAAATGATAGATCTTCTGGAAGTATACCTCCAATTACAGATTCTTCCAACAACCTAATAATTTCTCTATGAATCGGCATAACATGGGTTTGTAAATTGTACAAATGATCCTCTGTGTATTCTGCTCTGTAATCTACATCGATGGTCAACACCGTTTCCTGCATTCTACATTCCGCCAAAGAAAATGGTCTATCTGCATAATTGTCACCAAGAAATGCATACAGTTCTTGAAACCGGCACATATCTATAATAAACGAGCCTCCTGTGAGCATAACATGGGTTGTACCATTTGTGTCTCCAAAGGGTTGTTTGTCGCATTTCAGAAACTCTGACAAAGGATCACCCATTTTAAAATGTTGTTTAAAGCAGTAAGCTGTAGACCTAATCAAGTAAAAAGTTTAATAGAATTACTTTACGCCAATGCAGACACTGTCTTCTTTAAAATTGACAAAAATGCAATGCACTTTATTCATAACATTGACGATGTGTACGTCAAGGCTGAATTGAGCGCTGCTGGGTTTCAAACATATGAATTTAATGACGATCATCCGGTGTACGTTGGTCTCGGACAACACACCGCCCGAGATTTTAAATCTGTTAAAAAAGGATCAACTGTGAATTTCAAATTAACTGGCTCAGAGCCTATTCTGTTTGAAGTGATTGTTGGTCCTCACAATCACGGAGGGGGATCTGTTACATTTACAACGGCTGTAGAAACCTTTAGAACCGATTTTTCTTATGTACCTCCGGTGACGTACAAACACTATTTTCAATTTACCAATTCAGATTTTTCAGCCATGTGTAGAGGCTTTAAACCAGGTATTATGACTATAGAGGGACTGTCTGGCAAACATTTAACCATGTCTATGTGTGTCGAAGGATTTAAAACTAAAAAATATATATTGGGCGAAGAAGTGTCAGTAAAAGATTTTGACTTTCATTTCGAACTACCGTCAGATCGTATTTTAAAGTTGTCAAAGATGTCAGCATTTGCTAATAAAAAATCTGGGGTGCGTGTTCATATTGAACACGCAAAACCCATTATGTTTAGAGCAGAATGTGAATCTGGATTTATTGAAGTGTACATAACAACATAAATGCTATATAAGTCCTTATTGAAAAGTACTTATATAGCATATTTATTCGTTTTGAATCATATATTTAAGATCTCGATCTATGATCCTTATCCCGATTTCGACATAATAGGCTGTATTATCATTTAGGGTAATGGTACATTTGTACAGTCCCGTGTCAAATTGGTTACTGTATTTTAGATGCAGGTAAATAATTTTGTTATCTATATCAGATACTCTAAACTCCAACAATGTTCGGGTCTTGTAAAAATCATGTGCATTTGTTTTATCCATTGTTTTATCTGTATTTTCAGCTACCGTACATTGCAAATCTTCACGGCTAATTGTTATTTTCTTGACAACTGTGCTATCAAAATGTTTGTTGATAAGCTGAAAATTAAACGGGATTGCAATCTCTTCTTCCGAATCGTAAAATGCTAGCGTAGGCGTATATTCTTTATTATAAGGTGGATTGATTATACTCCTTAAAACACGCTCCGCGCCATCCCCAGCAAAGAATTTATTACCTTTTCCATCAATGAAAAAATACTTAGCAATGTTTCGTCTGATATCGGTGTAATTCATATTATCCTTTTTAACTGTACAGTTTCAACATATTATACTGAGAGATTTCGTGGATCAGTTGACCAACATCAACGGTTCCATAGATTTCCAGAATGCAAAACGATTGACTAGCTACACGGTTCAGTCTGTGAAGATGATGCACACAATTGAGCCAATTAGTAGCACCAGGTGTTTTCAGCTCAGTTATGGGTTCTGTGAGGAACTTGTACATTTCGTCTTTTTTCTGAATGTACCTCGGAGCCTTTGTTTGGCATTGCGATAAGCGGTGCATGATATTGGGTTTGATTGCATATTCCCATTTGTGTCTGTGACAATCGGGGATATGGACATCAACAAATGAAAAGATCTGCCTTATGTACACGCAAGTACGTTTGTAGTCCATCAGCATTTCATTACTGTGATTTGCAGTTACAGATGTTTCTTGAAGTTGTTTGAGCGTCAATTGCCAGGGATCACACATTGGTTTACAGTGGTTTACAACGTGTTTGTAGTAACCAGATTCTGTGGGTAAAATCATTGTACTGTTTACAACACGCAGGGCGACATTGTTGAGACTGAGCACATGGCTAATGTAGTCTGAGAGTTTCATGTGGCTGGGAACATGTCTCCACATTAACCCAAAAGAATACCTTGCTCTGAAACAAGGTCTCTCGCCAAAAAATCTGTCAATGTAGTCCGGACTCGCTCGATCGATGTCCACACCATAGTCAGACAGTGTTTGAAACACTGATGTCATTAGCGTAACAACATCAATGCAGGGTCGGTGGTACGGATTAAACATGTCAAACATTTGATGAGTAGTCACCCCTCCATGTCCTTGCCGATAGACAGAGCATTTAGACGATCCGAATCTCTGGATGACAGCTCTAAATCCACACGGAGGCAATTCGTACAGTTGGTTGTTGTACCAGTAGTACTGAGGGACATGACATTCGACTAGCACAATATTGTGCACCGTGAGCTCGTAATGCGTAAAACATGACATGTTGTACGCGTGATGCAATGCAAATATAATTTGCAATAAAATATTGGTCAATGGTTTCCAGGCAAAGTCTGAACTCTGAAGCCATTGCGCCAATGTCGGTCCATCCAGATACTCCAGCATAGTTTGATAGCCTTGATTGCCATAGACATACTGAAAATTTGCAATGTCTTTGCGCAGATGATTGAGCGCCAATGTGCCAGTTGCAAAATCGTGAAGCATGTACTTTGTGGATGAATATTTTCTGGTAATAAACTTCAAACCATTAACCGTCTCATACAGCTTTTCACACACCTTTTCTGTATCTGCAACATCGCAACTGTTGACACCGTTGGATAAAGATCTTGCATGATCAGTCATTGAAAATTTTGGGTGTGTCAATAGCTCAGAACACCCACGTGCAAAAGCCTCAGACATTGGGTTCATGGGAATGTTGTTTAAATTTCCGCTAGGGTAATCTTTCCAAGTGCTTGCTTCACGATGTTTTCTCGAATTGAAAAATGCCTTTTCCCATGTCAGCATACTATGCATAACATCGCCGATGTTAGTTGCACAACTGTTCACATGAATTGAGTTCAGCATTTTTCCCATAGCATATGGGATGTCCAAACCGTCTGCGTATTGTTTAGCATTTGCTATGATTTTTGCACATTTGTCAGGGTTGTTAGTGCACCATTTCAACACATCGATAAGATCTGACATGTCTGCTTTCAAGGGAACAAAATGTTTGTATTTGACTAGTTTCAATGTTGTTTCGACACCTGCTGGGATCAAAACCAGTTGCTGCAGTTTTCCCATTTTTGCCATGAGATTGTCATTGTCATCAGTGTCAGAAATGTGTAGCAGGTACTGACACTCAATGACAATGTCAGAATCAATGCATTTGAGTGCACATTTTGGAGCATCTTGTAGTGTTCTAGTGACTGGATCAAACGTGCGTGATGTGCACATATTTAGATTGTACACATCGACTGTTGTCTGACAATCCAACAATGCAAATGTCCTGTCCTCTGACATGGTGCCGACCCAAGCGACTCTACCATCTGCAGATGCTTTGTATGCAATTGGTTTCTGACTATTGCTACGTTGATCTGGACCAATGACACTCACATCGCAGTAGTCTGGGTGGCTTTTGCATGCAGAAATAATCGGAATGTACTTATTGTCCGGATTAGCACAAAGTGCATTGGATGGCATAAAAGGAGGATTTCTATCCTTTCGCATGCACAATTGATTGTATGGATTGATAAATGCGTCAATGTCTTTGACCAATGTTTCATTGCACATTTTGTCAATCATTTCAAACCACGGTTTTGGGTTGCATCTGACAATGTGAGTGTTTGTGAATTGAACTGGTTTTCCAGGGAGACAAAACCAGGTCGTAGGATGAGGTGTGTCGGCAACAGGTTGCACATCTTCCATTTGCAAGTTGTAAAAGCAATTGGGCTTAATGTGCAATTTGGTCGTCAATGTCCCGTTGCGAACTTGAACAAAGTAAAATTCAGGCATGAATGTAGACAAATGATTATATGTGTTCTTTAGCGTATTAAAGTTACACACATAACCATTGTCAACATTAGATCGATTGACAGGAGTGTAGTCGATGGAGCTCAGAAATGTATGATCATTGGTAACAATAGCCATTTTGATATTATTACCCTCAATAGAGCAATTTTAATATTGTTCACAACTATTGGCACAATCAATTTTTTGGCTACTATTATAAAACATGGACCGTGTACGCGCTACTGACACGTCAAATGATTTGGCGGTATATAACGATGGTGCGACTGTGCGTGCTGTCTATACTAGAGACGGCAATATAATTCATAAAGGGTTGCCATTTGTACGGACCGCAACCGCTGAGGACATCAATGCGTGCAATTTATTTTATTCAGCGTACGAAGGCACTATGCTTCATGCTGTATACACTGGAGATAATTGGATACTTGGCACCAATAAAAAACTATCGTGTCAAAAATCAAAATGGGCTTCTAAAACAACTACATTTGCACAGAGTTTTGAGAATGCTTTATCTAAGATCTACCCTTCGTCACAATATACAACTGAACAGTTTATGAACGATCGACTGGATCAAACAAAGTCTTACATTTTCCTGGTCAGAGCAATTGAAGAAGAACGACTTGTCATGCCTGTTGATATTGAACATCCTGGTGCAGTTTTGTTAGCAACATGCACAGAACCTGGTGTGTTCAATTATATGGATCTGTCTACAATTCCGGAGTTTCCACGCCACGTTGTTTATACCAAAGATGATGTCGGAGACAACGTGTGTCAATTTATAGAATCTCAACCCTACATTAGCGGCGTTATCGGAATAATGCCAGATGGAGATGTAATTCGAGTAAGCACTCCTACATACTTGGAAAAACTCAAAGTACGAGGTGTGCTTCCATCATTGGAACTACGAGCATTACATTTAATGAATCATGCCAGAGAACTAGATTTGCTCTTGAACATGTTTCCCGATAAATTGAGACCGTTTATGGAAGTGGTATACAATCAACTAGACACTTTTTGCAAATTGTACGCACGATGTTTTGTGGTTTCCCATAGTTATAGAATATTTACATCAATGCAAGGACCTTGTGAAATGCTCGATAAACATTTTGTAAACAATGTGCTTAGGGATCTTAGACATTATCGATTTAAACATGATGATAATTTTCAAGTGATATTTGAAACTGCTATCAGAGAGCGTTTCATGCGTTTGCCTGGAACGCATAAAAGACGATTGCTTAATGAGATATAAAATAAAATGTCTGTTCCTGTGAAGGAATTGTCAATGACCGAAATACGACCGAGAACACACGACGATGAAATCGGAGGGATGAAATTGGTTGTTTTGGGCAAACCGGGCCGTGGAAAATCGGTCTTGATAAAATCGATAATAGCATCAAAACGACATTTGATCCCCGCAGCGGTTGTCATTTCTGGTTCAGAAGAAGCCAATCATTTCTATTCTGGGTTAGTTCCAGAATGTTACATTTATTCCAAATTTGACCCCGATATTATTACCAGAGTCAAGAAACGACAACTAGAATTAAAACATCTAGATCCTAAACATTCTTGGCTCTTATTGGTCATCGATGATTGCATGGACAACACCAAATTGTTTAATAATGAAGTAGTTGCTGATTTGTTTAAAAACGGTAGACATTGGAACTTGTTGGTCATTATTGCTAGTCAGTACATTATGGATTTAAAAGCCGATTTAAGATGTTCAATAGATGGTGTATTTCTCTTTAGCGAATCTAATTTGACTAGTCAAGAGAAAATATACAAACAGTTTGGAGGTAAAATTCCAAAGCCTCAATTTATGCTACTTATGGAGAAAGTGACATTGGATTACACTTGTCTCTACATCGACAACGCTAGCCAAACGCAGCACTGGACCGAATGCGTTCGATATTACAAGGCACCTATGTTAACAAACGAGGATGTCAATTTTGGTTTTGCAGATTATAAAAACAGCGCAATTGCTGTTGTTGAATAATAGATGTGTATTCTGCATAAATACGCATCTAATCGTCAGCAAACAAACTATCGAGTTCTTCCTGTGATATATCAGAATAGGCTTTTGGCTCTTCTACGTGTTGCTGTTGACCGTATCGTTGACCAACAATAACGCTATTAGCTTTAATTTGCAAGCTTGGTTTAGTTCCGCAATAAACGCTGCTAATGTCGCACGTAACCATACATTTAAACTTTGCGGTTCCTAAAGTTTCAGGACTGAGGGGTACTACTTCTTGATTGATGGAATCTATTTGATGAAATGATGTAGTAATTTTAGTTGGGTCTTTAAAAGATGTTTTTAAACGAACGTATAAAACAGGTGATGATGTTTCACAAGGTACCCCACCCACCATTTTACGGTAAAGAGTGGTCATGCTTTCGGTGTAGACATTGATTTTAGCTTTGTTTAACATTTTAGCAATTTCAGGACTGGCCATAAATTCTTTACATTTAGCTTCTAATTGCTCGATAACATTAAGAAACGATTTTGTGTTTTCGTTGCAAACAAGAGGCAGAGAAAACCCAGAGTTTTTATTTTCTTGCACTCCATACGAAAACATTACAGGTGCATGTATAATTAAATCTGTCTTACTGTTATCTTGAGTAGTGTAGTATATACGAATTCGATGAGATTTATATTTAGTATTATAAGTTCCTAGTTCCAGCTGTACATTGTTTATATCAAACTCGGTTGGTTTCATGGTGTTACACTTTTATATTATCTTTTAAAAAGATGGAACTACCCGGATTTACCGTTTGTTCAGAATGCACCGAAAAAAATATAGATTGTTGTGCCAAAATAAACAAACGATATTGCGATCCAGCAATTGCTGGACAGCCACCCTTTGTTCTGGTGTCTTTTGTACCGGCCGGATATAACGTGGAACTGGTCGGTAAGTTAGATAAGTTAAGTCACAGCTGCAAAGCAAATCGAGAGGTGAGCAATGAATTACATTTGCTCAGTCAGAGAATAGCAAATCAAAAATTATTTGCAGTGTGCAAAGTAAGAGCGGTTGCTTTTAGCGAAACCGAAGCAAAAGAATTGGCCAGAGACATTATAAAAACAGTCGATTCTTTGCATAAGGTTTATACGGTTAGACTGGGTCATCCGTTCCCCATTCATAACGACAAGTTATCACTTTCAGCAGATGTAGACAAAGTTACATTGCAAGATGATACAGAAGAGTGTCTAAGTCAAGCTCAAAAAAGAATACAATTGCAACACAGCAAAGAAGTACGAGAAGTCGAACAGCGTACGGAAGAATTTAAAGCGGATCTTGAAACCGATCCCATAGTAGAACCAGGTAGTCTGGAAGAGTACATGCATTTGAGATACAAATGCGCCATGTTCAAAGTAACCACAGAACAAGTCGAAGAACAGCTAAATCTGTTGAAAGGCAAATTAGATGCAACTGTAGCTAAAATAAAGGAATATGGCGACACGGAACACAAAGATACTTATATGAAAGCATTTGAAGAAAAACTAGGCAAATCTTTTAATATGGAAGACAAATTAATTCGTTATCTAGGAGAAAATATATAACTCTTTACAAAAAGCATGAATCGTACACCAACCGTTGTCATTAGAAGAGATGTCGATTTGGCTAATATAATCACCAAAAGATGTAAATCAATACAGCAAATAAAAGATGTGATGTTGGATGCCCAAGATCAACTGGGAATAGTTGTTAGAGATTTGTTTCGTCACTATCCGTTAAACTTTGTAATTGAAGTTATGGGTCAAGTCTCTAACACTGGCCAGTCTATAGCAGATGTATTTAAGTATATGACAGAGATAAACGATGTAATGTTGTCACGTGCAAGAGCCTATGTTCCATTTTGTATGTCATTACGTGACACAGTTAACAGATTTACATGGACCCAAAACGATTTTACTGTAACTGACATTAAGGTTGCAACAGCAATGTTTAACAGCATATTCTATAACAACATTAATGATTATATTGATAAGATGGTAGAATATGCTTACGATAACGAAGCCCAGTTCAAAGATGCCATTTGTCTGGCTTGGGCACACGCTTGTCCTATTGTACAGCAACCGTACACGCACATACATCGACTGAGAATAGAACGTCAACAGTACCACGTTCCAAAATTACTCACGGATATACGAGACACTCACAAAGAATACGTTTCTTTTGCATCGGAGGAAGAACTACATGAACTGAATAATATGTTGTCTACATTGACTGCTGTGGCACATACGTTATATGATAATATTAAAGCTAATCCGTTGTACATTGAATCACGATTGGTACGTAATGACATGAGTATGTCTCAAATAGATATCACACAATATTTTTACAAATTGTCTTCCAAACCTATCGAACGTGCACTCAGTGTCACCGGCGGCATTGACGATTATATTGTAGGAGATGACAGAACTGTTGCACTGAGAGCGGACGTGCGATCTGAAAATATCGATCAGTCGCCTACAGCTGGTTCAGTCTGTACGACTACTAATTTTGATCATTATGCTGAACTAAATCAACTTGCCACTGATGAAAATAAACTGATCGATTTATTGAAACAATACATTTATACATTAAAATTTGTTACATCGTACAAATGTGCTCGTTGCAATAAGAACACTGTTGCGTCTATCCAATCTGGTGCAGATGGAGAGTTGACGTTTTGCTCCGTAGAATGCGCTACAGCGTTTAAGAAAACATGATCTCATCTGCTATAATCGATTCTAAAACATCGTTTAAACATGTTAACCCAGTCAGTGTGTCCATACCCAAAGGATCTCCGCCTAAACCCAGATCATCAGTACGTCGACAATATATTGACGTGCAAGCCATATTGGATGCGCATCAGCGCATTGCTGTTGAAAACCATACTAACAAACAAAGTCGCAATCATCCCAGTGCATCAGTTCATGTAGAAAAACCAAATGAAAAAGACAATATTGACGCAAGAGTAATTGCTTTGTTAGATCATCAATCTTTAGACAAAGTCAGAGGACATGTGGAATTATCAGAAGATCGCGTTATTGTAACCAAAGGACAGAATGTTCGCTCTCATGGTAATAAACCTTATTCAGAAGGTGTAAAATTTTCTGATATTTCCAATCAGTCTGCCGTAGGCGAAATGGTGTCTCATTCTCAAGTTAGAGATGTATTAGAAGATCCTGCCAACATTGTACCACCGGATGTTGTTAGACAGTTGAAAGGATCAAAGCAGTTTGACACTAGCGTAGTAGCGCATGCGTCTGCTGTACCAAAACATAACATCGAACCTGAAAGTTTAGGCTACTTGTCTTATATGTCAAAGTACAAACCGTTACATTTCAACAGACAAGGAGCACCGGGAAATATAACATTATTTGACGCCGACAGACCTGACACGTTTAGATCTGCATTAAAGACAAAAGTATTTGTCACATCGCACATTGCCAAACCAAGTGGGATAACGACCTCCAGCAATATCACAGTGCCCCAGACACATCAACGCTACAACGACGAAAAATCGGTATTGGCCAAAAATGTACATGCACAACCTATTATCGGTAGACAGTCAGATATGCAAGTATCAAGTGTGTTATCGGGAGGACATCACAAACACAGAGATGTATCCAACATTTCGTATATCGACCGAGCTACAAAAATTATCGTATAATTTATTGTATGTTACAATAAATTATACATCATCGTCTTCTTCGTTACATACGTCACAAATTTCGTCATCATCATGCACAAATTGTGGAAGCTTTGGTTTATTTTCTGGGACGTATTCTAGCATTTCTGTTTGTTTCTTCCACATTACGTAACACCAAACCGCGAGCACAGCAATCAACGAAAAAATTATAATGGTTTTCATTTTTCCAATGTCGATATAAGGAAAATTATGTTATCTTTATATACTACTCAGACAAACCGTGATAATGCAAGACTGCCTAAAGATGCTCCTTGCTGGTGCGGAGGTTGTTCTGCGTGGACACAGCGTGTCCAGTGTGATAGACAAGCTTCTGGAGATCCTGTCAATTGGGAAGTAGGATCACAATCATGTTGTGCAGGATTTTGTACTTCTCAACCTACATGTGTACCGCCAAATCCCAATGAAACTAATATTGGCAATTCCAGCAAAAATGAAAATCCATTGAAACGAACAGCGTTTCACATAAGAGCTCCACAATTGGTGGGGCAATTTGATCCAAATAAGATAGATACAGCTAATCAGATCATGCGAGCTTTTGAGGTATATGGCAGAAGATCTGAAAATGCCAACAACCTTAATGATTTGGCCAATACTTTTTGTGGACGCACGTTTAAAGTAGGTGATAAAACACTATCTACAATCAATAATCCTTCAGCTGAAGGTAATAGCTGGTGTACACGATGGTTTAATGGATTATCTAATGTGGAACGTGACACGTTTATTCGGAGATATTGTACAAAAAACCCTACTGCAAGTGATTGCAAATGTGCTAATAGATCACAGGATCCAATATACAACAAAACAAAAGAATTGCATGTGTACAACGATGGATGTTGGTATTCTGCATGTTCTGATAGTATTAATCAATTACTGCCTAGTAATGTGCTAAACCCAACTTGTCCTAGCAATATATGTCAAATTGTATATAATATGCTCGACACAGGTTCGGTGACAATAGAAGATGTTAAAAATGAAATAAATTGTAATTTTGACAATTACAAACCCAAAAAAAAGTGGAGTGATTTAACACCGGCAAAAAAACATTCTGATCCACCCAAACCTACAGATCTGGTACCTCTAAAACCTACACCCAAACCTACACCCAAACCTACGCCCAAACCTACGCCGACTCCTACGCCAACTCCTACACCTACGCCAGATATCAATATATTTTGGTCAAAATACAAGTACTACATCATTGCAGCAATTATAGTGTTTGCTTTTGCACTTTATTTTGGGTTAAAATAAAATAGAAGAAAGATGTTGAAACAAATAATCGTGGTGTGCATAGTGGCAATGGCAGCGGTATTTGCAGATGATGATCCTTGTACTAATGTAAAAACTCAGCTAAATACACTGTTTAATCAAATTAAAACAGAGTATGACACTAATCTAAAAACCTATTACCAGTCGATTGCTCCTAGTGCATTTGATCCTTTCAATAATACAAATTATCTGTATTCTGTGCAAGGAAATGATTATAAATGTTACACCATTTTCGAAACACTAAGTTTTCTAATGGGAGATGTTTATCCCAGAGCTACTACTAACGAGTCGGTGCGTCTTTCGCTTGCCAAAGTAGCTACTAGCTCAACGCAAGGAGCTATGGTTATGAATTTGTGCAGACAACAGTTGGGTTGCGGTCCTCCGCCTTTTGACGCTAAGACTCTATATGATGATCGCGCAGAGTATGGCGCAGATGATATTATGGCCACTCTCGATACAGCGCTAGCAAAATTTAAATTGGTGCTGGAGAGTGAAAATGTTGTTTAAACTAACAAATTTGCAGCTATGTATTTATTACACAAATATGTTACAAAATCTTGTACAGTTCGTACAGAAAGTAAATCCGGGTGAGTCCACATGGACAATATACGAGCCCACGAAACAGACATGCGTTGTTTACAGCCTACTGTGCGGAAAAGAGATTGTTCGTGTTCTGTGGGATTTCGAGATGCTGATTTAATAGAAAACCCATGATGCGTTTTATCGGAATCTAATAAATATGTGCACATGTGCGTCAACCAAGCATTTGTTAAAATGTTGGTAGTAAAATCACTCAAATCTAAAAGTTCATTTACATTGTTGTTTGTGTGTAATGCCTTATTAATGTTTAAATCTTTAGATATGTGAGTGGCAACATCGACAACAATGTCATTGTAGTGTTTATTGTTGGATTTGCATGTCAACAATATTTTTCCCGTTGACAAGGCAGACTTTAATAAAATATACAGAGATGGATTTAACGCATATTTGCGAGATAAAAACTCGTGCATATTCCTAGAAAATTTATCGTGATAATTTGCATCAAATATTGTATTGTATGTTTTTCCAAACGATCCGTCGTATGATTGCTTAATTTGCATATACACATCTACTGTAATTCCAGGATCCATGCGTTTGCATACCATGTAGAGCGCTGGATCCATTATATTAGTCCATGATATTTCCTCATAATAAAACATATTATCAGGATCGTCATTTACCGATAGGGTATGTGATGTGGATGATGTGTTTCTGTTACGACCATTAAATAATCGAGGATTTACTACAAATTTAATCTGATCTATCTTAGACAGATATTCAACAGGATCTAATAGATGATAAGAGAAACTCTCATCTAAAATGTAATCTTTAGGTAATTTGTTTTGAACCCACAACACGTACAAATCTTCACAAATGTCTTTTCCTTCTCGTATGCGTTCGTTGTTCAATATATTTAATGCTGGTTGAACATGTGTAGATGGAATATTTTCTTTTCTAGCAACGTAGTGCAACATGCTTTCCAGTAAATAAGCTTTGAATTTATCCAATTTTACCGTAGCTCTGTTATGCGCATGGTTCATAAACAAGTACCTTCCTACTTCAGCAGGGTTACGTTTCACCTCTTCTGGTACAATGTCTATCAAGGTGTCGGGATACGGTTCATCTGCTAATATTCTATCTATCATAGATTTGGTCACATGTGGTACTTTATGCAGTGGCAACGCTAATTCATCTCGTGCAAACAATGCCAATGCTTTACTGTAGTATATCCGAGCTTCTCTGTCGTTCATAAATGTACGTGACCGTTTCATAGAAAAATGTTTCTTTGCATGTTCGACTGCGGTCTGTAATGCTTCGCGTTGACCTTCATCTGGAGAATCTACTGTTATATTTTTTAGCAAATGTTCGTGTTGTATGAGTTTTGATTTTGCACAATTGTACAGTTGCTCTCGTAAGTAATGATCATCTTCGTTACGACGTACGGTCTTACACAATTCAAACTTGTCTTGAGCGCCGGTCTGTCGTATAAATTCTGTTTGAAATTTGTTGGTATAAAACATACTGTTGCATGTTTGTTCAAACACAGTACGAACAACTGCGCCGTCTGTAATAGCGGGTTCTCCAGTTACACTCAAAAGCATCCACGGAAAAGAAGTTGAATTGTTTAAATCGACTTCCATTTTTTCAAGTAAATTATTTAAAACCATGGAGGAGGCACTGAAGAAAATGCCCGTTGTTAAGATCAAAGAATTATGCCGGTCTAAAAATTTAACTGTAAGCGGTAATAAAGATGTTCTGATAGAACGTTTGAAGAAAAGCATGCAACAAACACAATTGGCAATTTCAAACAACAGTTTATTACCAAAAGTGTCTTTGCCTAGCAAAAGCACATTGTTTGAGTCTAGCTCTGAAACAGATAATCTTATCGTAATTAAAACATCGCCTCTGTTTTCCTATCATCCAATATCGAAAATAGTCTTCTATGAAAACCCGATGCATAATAAGTCTACGTTTCACACTAAATTAATTGCGACTGGAGTATATAAAGACGAACAGATATTTCCTTTAGACAAAGAAACGGTATATTTTTGCAAAGAAAATAATATTCCATACGATTGGACTCAGATCGCGCTTAGTAATAGTTAACAAACAAAATTGTTTGTTAACCAAGTTCTAGTTGCGATATGAGAGATTTAATCCCTAAACCGTTTTCGATTGTCAACTGTGTTGGTTTTGCATCTAACAACGCAAGCGCTTTGTCTAATTGTTGCTGTGTAGAGATTAACGGCGTCTCAATTATTTTGTCGAACGAATGATCTAATAAGTCGGTCGTAGCATATGTGCTTGTGCAAATGACAAATAATTTATGTTTGGGACGGGTTTTAAGCAACACCAGCAATGTTTGAAGAATGCTATTGGAAAATCTAGGTCCAATTGGTGTATAGTGAAGAAGTCGATCAATATCATCAATCACTATGCAACTTAATTGCGACTTGTACGCGTCGTAAAAACAATTTCTTAACATAATAGACGTCTCGTGTTCAGACATACACAATGCATGATCGGGGGCGCATATTTTGATAAAAGGATAAGAACAATTTATTGCTATTTGTGCAGCAAGAGCTGTTTTGCCAGTTCCGGATAATCCTTTAACTAAAAGTGTAGCAAATGGTATTCGTGTGCTTGTTTTCACACATGTTGACATTTTATTGCCTGTAGCCAATATATCAGTGATAGTATCACTCCAATGTACTATACCATTTGCAATATAACGTTGTGTAATAGACATTGTATCAGCACAATATGTCGCCTTAATGTCATGGGTCATTGAATAAATAAAGTCTGCACGTGTAACATTAAGTGTAGCGTGTGTTGACGGTGTAACCGATTCCATGTCTACACATCGTGACATTGCAATTGATTGGGCGGCCCTCACTAATCCCTCAAGTTCTGCGCCGCTATAGTTTTTGGTAGCCGCTGCAATTTCTTCTAGATCTACATCGTCATTTAAAAGGTTATTTTGTCGCATGGTTGATGTATGTATGTTTAAAATTTCCACACGTCCACATTCATCGGGTAAGTTAATTTCGATCTTTATTTCCAACCGACCGGGTCGTAATAAGGCGCTGTCTATTAATTCCAGTCTATTAGTCATGCCAATAACTAAAATATTATTCAGTTGGTTAACACCGTCTAATTTTGACAGGAGTTGATTGACAACAGTGTCATGTACTCCATTTACACCAGAACCTCTTTGCTTACAGATTGCGTCCAATTCATCTAGTATTATAATGTGCAAAGAACTTTTGCGCCCTAAACGTTTTTGTTCTTCTTCAGCGTCAGCAAACAAACGTCGTACATTTTCTTCCGATTGACCTACATATTTATTTAAGATTTCAGGACCATTTACAATTTTGGGAGGTTGTTTTGTAAGTAATTTACTAAGTTCTCTCGCAATTAATGTTTTTCCACAACCCGGTGGCCCATAAAGCAAAAGTCCACGAACATGTTTACATCCCAATTGTTTAATGACATCTGCAGAAAAAACACGCGACACAAATGCTCTACGAAAGATTTCAGAAAACTCTTTACTCAATCCTCCAATTTGCATGTCTTTCACATTCCAATTTGGTAATAACCCTTCAGACACAAATGTCACAGTAGTAACATCAGTTGTTAACATTCCAATTTCACAATCTAAATTTACTACTCGTAATGTAAATATCACATCGGCTACTTTTAGTAATACCGACTGATCTTTAACAAAGATGTAATTGTGAAATTGTGTTAAAAATAGTTGTTTTAATTGAGATGCATTATAGCAAGAACTGTCAATTTTATTGACATCAATGTCTATAGTCTGTATCACTTGCAAATTGTCTATGCTATAATTTTTTATCACAACTTCACTGCCTATAGCTATATTTGCCCATTTTCGTTGCGCCTTTCCCAGTGCAATTTCTGTTTGAGCTATGTTGCAATGTTTTATTGTTTTGAGTACATAACTGACATTGGAATGTTCAATTACGATGTATGCACCAACATCAATTAACAAATCGCTGACTATGGCGCAATTGGTTAACGATAAATCGTTTGAGGAACAGCGTACAATCGTTAGCGTATGCATGTTAGTAAACAAATACAGTACAACTACTTGTACTATTTTACATTCAATTATTTTTCACTATAGTGAATAAATCCGTCTTTGGATAATATTGACAACATCTGTCCAGCAACAATTTTTTCCATTTCTTTCTTTGAAACGCCCGATGTATTTTTATCGGACACTACATATTTACCGCTTGCAACGCTAAGCGTCATTACATTTTTGTCATATGTATACACAAATGATTGCAGCTGCGCGCGATTTGTGTCGATGATTTCTTTAAGCATTGTCTTATTATCAACTAGATTGTCAAGAGAAATTGGTATAAGATTGTAGGCGCTTCTTAGAAACCTATAACATACAATTTGTCCAGAACATGTGATACCTTTTGCATCGTCAAATGTTGTAATGAGTGCTCCAAAAAAAGCTTCAAAGCAATCTTCCATTAATTTTTGTTGCTCTTGATAGCTGGTGTGTTTTAGTTTGTTAAAACACTTAATCCATTTCAGAAATCCTAATTTTTCTGCAATGGCACTCATACGAGTACCAGACAGATAAATTAGTTTCAGTCGTGAGATGATGCCTACGCGAACGTCGTTTCCATGTTGTTTCAAAATTGGAAAACGTTCCATGAAATACAAAGGCAATCCCATTCCAATGACACCATCGCCAATGAGTTCTAAATATTCGTAGTTTTGAACGGGATCGGTTTTAGACGACGTAAATACTGACTTAAAAACATCAACGTTGTTGTCAAACAACTGATGCGCAAACGTCGAGTCAATCTCGCAACATTTGATCAACAGATAGTTGACAACATACGAGCGCCATTCACAATTCATTTTTATAAACAATCTTTGATGTACCGTGATATCCGATTGATTGAAACCGTATAAGGCACTTCAATTAGCTTTATACCTCTATCTTTACAAAGCAATTTTTTAATTTCGTCTCTGTAGCGTTGTTCCGTATACTTGCTTTTGTTTTCGCCGTGAAAATACTTTACGTACGCGTAATGTTGCCGTCCATTGTATTCAACAGCCAATTTTAACTGCGGACAGTAACAATCGAGTTCCAATTGATGACCCGTCGCTGGATTTTTTAGAAATCGTGTTTTTATAAATTTGTGTCCAGTGAGTTCTTCGATTGCGCGTTTACATTCAGCCTCGCCTCGAGAAACAGTAGATTCGGTAACATACTGTTTGTCCGATGTGTTATAATCAGTCGCTGTACATAAATTGTCATACATCGTTTTACCGAGACGTAACAGTCCCCATAAATCCATCTTTTTTCAATGACTGTAACGTTCCAGTAAAACTAACTATTCGCACCAATCATCATCGTCCTCTTCTAGCGTCAAATGATGTGTTTCATAGTAGCTTCTCAATAGCTTGTTTGCCAATTTGGACGCGTTGGGACCTTTAACACGAACATACCTACATAGACGTATGTAATCTGGAGTCAGCGCTTCTAGCACAGACTGTTCGGAGGACGTCAACAAACCATGCGTTACAAATATTTGTAACACATGCTTATAATGAAGCGTCACATGCAATTCCTCTGGTTTCAGACCGTCATACATATCGAAAGACTCATCGATTGTCAGATTTTCCTTTCGCAATAACGCATACCAGTGATTGAAGAACCAACTACGATCTTCATTGCGTAATATCACAAGAAACTTGTGATAATCTTTACAAACAATGGTGCTGGTCAGAATGTTTAGGTTTTGCGTTCCAGATGTTTGTATCATATGAGCACAGTCCAATGACAGTAATCCTTGTGTCACACATGAATCCAAAACATGTCGAAAAAACACAGGAGTGCAGTCAATAGTTCGTCCAAGATGCCACATAAACGTGTTTATCTGTGAGACAGACATGGTTGTTTCTTACATACAAATGTTACATATACATAATCAATTTTACAAAATACAAACATGAGCAGATATTAATACGTTACGACAATACTAATTGTCACATTTGGAGTTATTACAATGATTAATCAAAATATACACAATTAATTTTGTCAAAATGACCATTATAGTCATATCGGGCAGTAAGCCAGAAGAACATGTAACATTACCACTATTACCGTCACACATTGACAAACGTGTATCTATCAAATTATTAGCATTAACGTTTAACAATGCAACTGTTAGCAATACACTAGCAGACATCACATTTGATAATGTATCTCTGGAAAACACTGTTGTTCGCCAAAATGGACGAGCCGTTACATTTATTGCAATCAACGAACGTACACGTACATTTCTACCACTTTCAGATAATCATTGCGTATATTCGACAAGACTGCCTCAAGTTGTGCATGTCACCTTAGGACCTCAAAACATTATAGCACAGTGGAAAGATAACACAACTTGGATCATGTTTCTAGAAATAAACAATTTATAAAATGTTAATGTATATTACTGGATCTGATAAAATATCACACATTGATATGCCACCCGTCATTCATAATAAGACAACGACGTTAACGTTTAAAATGTTCATCATAGACAGTGGACCAGTGTCCACAGCTCAAGAACGCTACATCACAATCACTATAAAAGACTGTCCCATAGACAACGGAGTACGAATATGTAACAAACAGCCATGCACGTTTATAGGACTAAATAAAACTCCACGTGTATATGACAACGTTTCTGATGATCATTGCGTTAATGTGTACGGTATGCCAAAAATTATTACTGTAGAATTTGGACCGTACAATGTTGTCAAGTCTTGGACACACGAAACGCGTTGGACAATGTGTCTGGAAAGTAACGCTTAAATTGTATGTACATAAAAAGGACCTAATTAAAATGGATTTTATTGAGTTGTGCATAAAAAATAAAATTGTTGTACAGTCACCTAATGGAGAATTGCGACCGATTGACGAACTACAACTAGAATATGCCGCGGTTAACATGCCACCGACCGTAGACGAATCAAAAACAGAAAATGCGAGAATTAATTCGTACATGAGAAAATACACTCTTAAACAAATGGAAGATAAATGTAAAGAGATCGGACTGTCGTCTGTCGACAGTCAAGGAAAGCCGCTGCCAAAACGTCCATTGGCCATGTTGTTATTGGCTAACAAACATTAAGTTATATATTTCAATATATAACTTACTTTTGCAATCGCATACATATCATATGGAGTGTGTCAACTAAAAAGTTATGCTTAGACGGTCTGAGTCGTATGTGTGATGGTCCACCTGTCAATCAAAAGTATTAAGCGGTCGAACATCATTCGACCGTCAAAATACATCTGAGTCGAACGTCATTGACGTTCGAACGTCGACTAACAATTAAACGTTGACCATCAAAGTAATACTCAGATGCAATGTGTCGTATGTGTGATGGTCCACCTGTCAATCAAAAGTATTAAGCGGTCGAATGACATTCGAACGTCGACTAAAAATTGAACGTCGACGTTCGACCGTTGACGTTCAAAGAAGTACGTGAATCGCAAGATACACACTATATAAAAACGATGGTTTCGTTGAACGAACTCAAAGAAAAGGCTCGTGCTCTCGGCATTAAAGGGTTTTCCCGGTTGAGAAAACCTGAACTGGAAGCCCGAATTGCCGCATTTCAACAATCAGCTCTGGTAACAGAGTTTGGATCGACCGCTCAATGTGAACGTGCAAACGCTCACGATGTGCGAGAAGTTGGTGAACAAGAGGGAGTTGAGGATGGGACGCGCGCAGAAATATGCGCGGATCTTGCTGATATTGCTAACGAAGACGCGCGGAAGAAAACGACCATTGAAAACATGTCGCAATGCAATAGAGCGTTGAAAACAGTTGTTGTAGACAAAGTGATACGGTCTGGTCAGTCGCCTGTCGATCCGTCCACCGGCAAAACTAAAACCAAACCGGACCTGTGCAATATGTTATTTGCACCGCGTGGCGTTAGGTCATCTAACGTTATTAAAACGTGCATTCGTAAATACTCCGTCAATCAGCTTATTGACATGTGCAAGACCAAAAACCTTATCTGGCATTATCCCAATACTGATAAACCCTTACCTAAGGCGCAATTGTGCAATTTGCTGTTTTCTGATTCATCTGTACCACCTGTGGTTGCTGCAACCGGTGGTTCTCCTCCAAAAGTGATCAAAGCTAAAACCGTTGCTGGATGTATTCGTACCATGCCGCTAATTGAAGTCATGCAACAATGTCAAGCTCGTGGAATTGTCACTGTAGATGCAAATGGCAAAAAACTTAAAAAGAAAGAACTGTGCCAAAAACTGTACGAGGCACAGTCTGCTGCAGCACCTGTTGCCGCTACTTCGCCCGTGCGTCGGTCTGTCGTTGTTGCCGCTACTTCGCCCGTGCGTCATCAATCTCCTGTTGTTGCTGCACAAACAGTGCAACAACCTGTTGCTGCAGAAGGACCCAAACATGTTGACATGGCTGTTCAAACGAGCATACTGCTGGCCAAAGATGACGATGAGACTATTAATTTGCTGAGTTTGAGAAACATGCAAGAATTGGCGATGATGCGGGGAATAGATCCCGTAGACAAAGAGACAAATAAACTACGAACCAAAAGGGAGCTGGTAGTGCTCTTGAACAACGTAACAGAGGATGTGAATAACATGCAGCCCGAGTTACCTATTGTGGAATCTTTCGAAGATACTGCCAGAATCTCGGGTTATGCTGATTTGCAGAACAAAATGTTATCTCATGGTTTTTCTATTGTACAGGATGGACGTCTGATGACCAAACTTGAAATGATCAACTATCTGTCTGAAAACACGGATTTCCAAGATATATTGGAAGAAGAATTTACCACCAGAGCCTGGAATTATCAGAAACATCACAAGGTAAGATTTGTAAATCCTTTTAAACTTCCTGCTCCTCAGCCAATTTGGACTTTCCAACCATTGATCCACAAGACAGGAAAGCCTTGGGTGTTAATGCCAAGACACAACAGCGCCAACACAGTAGCTGTTGATCAGGCTTTTGGTGCATACATTGCAAAAACCCCACGACCTTACCCTGAGATTTGGTTGGCTGATATCATGAGGTATCACATCAGGAGTCCAGTTTATATTCCGTTTGAAGACCTGATTGAAACTATGTATCCAGAAGATTTACCTAGACATTGGAGAGTAAATCCAAACGATGTCATAATCAGACAAGAATTTGTTCCCTTTCAAGTCAAGCTGTGCAATACTAAAGATTTATGGAAAGAGTTTGAGGATCTCATTACAGCAAACAATGAACCTCCTACTGAAGAACAACAGAAATTGGTGGAGAAATATCAGCAGAAATACAACTTTACAGATTTAGATTTTGCTGAACAACGTAATCGGGTTCCCAAAATCGATCTTTGGGAGCGACAAGAAGAGTTTTACTACAACTTTGGAGTCAATGGTTTTGATATGGACAAAGTTGTTGATGTAAACACAGTTGAGGTAAGCAAACGTTACATCGATGCGCTCACAGATACATATCTGGTGCGTTGTGAGCCAGATTGGAAAATTATAATCCGTCTAGGAACTGAAAGAGAAATTGCTGAAACAATGCAAGAGCAACCTAGTTCTATGCTCTTGGATTTTCAAAGGGCTGAACTGTTTCCTCACGAACCAGTTTCCCCGCTGCCGCCCAGTCCTTCTCCTAAACAGCTGTCACCACAGAGACCACTGTCACCATCATATGCTTCTTCTCCCTTACCTGTCGCTATTGTTCAACCTACTCCTCCTATGCCAGAGACAACCCAATCTGTGGATGTGCCACTTGCAGAGTTTTTCCAATGGGAAGACCAGCACTATGATTTTCACACAAATTGGATATCTGAGCCCATTAAAAATTCAAAACTAGTTGCTTTGATGAAACACTTTCAATATCCAGGTGTGGAACACACTACAGACATGAAAGAATACCTAAAGAAGTTTACTGTTAGGGATTTTTGGGAATTATTGAACAAAATTGATCCTTCTGGAGTTGTATTCAAACGTCCCGCGGATATAGCGTTGTTTGATGGTTACTTGATGGCGCTTGAAAATATGCTTGATTTTATTGACACATCAACCGGCCGAATGCGAACTCCAGAAGAATTTAGAGAGTATGTGTATCGCAATCCTCCGCAACAATCTGTCCAGATGAGATCATTGCCCAGATGGGATAAAGTCATGAAATTTATCGACCAGTCATTGACACACATATTGAATGACCGTGTCGCCAGAATGGAAGACTTGGACGATTCTCAGTCGTACGATATCATCCAAGAAATCCAGGAACCTGTGTCTACCAAGGGCTCCGATAGACTGGAAGAACTGTTTACTGCAGACGAAAAGGAATCGCACGTGCAAGACTTTATGAATGAATATAATCAGAGAGAGTTGACAGATTGGCAAAATTAATAAAATGAAACCTGCGCTGTTATCGTGTCATAATCACGTTATATCAAAGTTAAAAAAATATACAGATAATCAACTGCATATGTTTGTATTGGAAACAGCTCCGTATGTTATGCATTATTTACAATATGGTGTGTTGAATAAAAACCAACTTAAGATTTACACAAAAATTGTACGTAATGTATACACTGCAAACAACTGGACATACACTAAAGAATTTGAAGATGCTTTACAAAACATGTTATTTATCAAAGGTTCTTTTCCTATTTCTACGAATGAGGTTGTGGCCAGACCTACATCTGTGGAAATAAAGACAGATCCTTTGACAGAAAAGAAAATAGATCGCATCCTGTTACAGTTGTCAAATTACATATATAGTTATCAAGGCATAGTGTCTGCAAATTACCCTGTTCACATTTCCAATGCTGTGATTGAACAAATCAAAACCCAAGTGTACAAGTACGGTATGTCCAACCATCAGGTTACAAGTTCGCATATTGTGTCACTGTTAAAATCTATGAAACTGGTTAAGTATTACGAACACAGTGCTATCATATATCGTATGCTAACTGGAAAAAGCGATACGTTTTCTGAAACTACCGCGGTTGCAATACAAAACGATATTGACACAATATGCACTTTCATTAAATCGAGCGATCAAAATGTGTGGAAATTATGCATAGACACAGGAGCCCACTACCTGTTTTTCCAAATCATGCACAAAAACAATCATCCTTATATAAGAGACATGTTTTTTCCAGCCAAAACTCTAATAAAGAAACGTTGTCAAGACAATGCGTGTCGTAAATTGTTTGAAATGTTAAAATGGAAGTTTTGGCCTCTGTGATCAAAATGGGCGACAGAAAACATTTGATACTCTATTACTCCCGACACTCTACCGTATGCTCTGAATTGTTTGATAAAATATCAAACCAAAAAGGGTTGATTGAATTGTTGGGTATGACGGTATTGTCAATCGACAGTCCAGAAGCACGACAGTGGTTAATTGATCACAGACCTGGTATAATCACTGGAGTGCCTTGTTTGGAAATTGACTATTTTAATCGTGACATGCAATTCATCATAGGATTCGATAAGATTGTTACCTATTTAGGTCTGTAGTAAATGTTGCACGTATTAAAAATGGACATTGTCAAGGTTCCGTTGGAGCAGCCGGACACATTATTACCCGTTCCTAATGTTTCTGGTTTGGACTTGAAATTAGAAGGTCTGAAAAACACTGTTCCTGTATCTGTTGCAGCAACTGATCAACAGCGTGACATTCAAATCATTGAAGATCCAGACATAACCAAAAAAAGAAATGAATTATCATTCAAACGTGCCGTTTTGACCAAAATGTTTCCAGATGCATCTATTCCTGAAATTACCGCTTACACCGATCCTGATCTCATGGCCGACCGTTATAAAAATCTCACAAAAGAATTGGAATTAGAACAGTCGGTCAGTGATTGGAAACGTTATATGGTTGTATTTGTATGTTGCATCGAGGTGTTTTTGTCAAAACTTAATCTCAACATGAAAGGGTTTGCTCACCAGCAGATCAACGCTATGAAATCATACGACGCTCTGCTAGCAGAACTAGTGGAAAAGAATCACACTCCAGACGAAGAGAAAAGTTCTGTTGAAATGAGGTTGTTGATGGCGGTTGGTATGAATGTTGCATTATTTATATTTGGAAACATGATAACGTCAGGGGGAGAAAGTGAAATCAATCTAGTAGAAATGTTTTTACGTAAATAAAAATAATGTCATCTAGAAAGAAACTGTGTAATAAATTTAGGCGAAGCGGATATGCAGTTAATCCCATTACCAAACGGCCCATATCTCCTACGGGAGACGTCTCAAAAACCATGCAACAAGTTTGCAGTGAAAAAAATTTGTGCAGACAGTATAACGATGACCCATCTTATAATCCATGGACCCATCGAAGTTTGACAGCGGCCAGTCCAAAACACAGATATATTAGTGGCATTTGTAGCGGCGGTCGTGCCAATACACCTCCGCCACCACGTCCTCCACGACGACGTCGACAAGTTCCTGCTGTTGCAAGTATCGATAAGCAATTAGAAACACAATGGGCTACATCTCAACCTAACAGCCAATTGCCATATAAACTAGAAGCATGTGCCAGATATACAATGGAGCCGCATATTAACCCTTTTACTGATAAACCTCTGAAAAGGCATTCCCAACTAGAAGATGCATTGTACAGAGAATGCGAAGACGATATTATTAAAGATATGGAATGTGGTATGTTTCAACAAAATCCTACACGCAATCCTGAAACAAATCGGCCTATTTCAGCAACGGGCCCTATTGCAAACAGTCTGAGACGAAGGTGTGCAGGTTGGAGTCCATCGTCTCCATCTCAACCTGCTAGTCCTTCCCTTTCCCCACCAGTACCTGCTAGATCTTCCTTGTCTCCACCTGTACCTCCTAGATCAACATCTTTGGGGAGCATGAGTCGATCTTTCAATCCCTCAATGACTTCTACACCTTTGCAAAGAAGTCCAGCAAGAGCACGTGCCGATACGTTAAGACGATATATTCAAGGAAGTGTTTAATAACAATATATTGTAATGTTAAAAATAATGGCATCACCAAGAAGCAAATGTGCACAGCTAAGAAATCAGCAATATAAATATAACCCTTTGACAGGAAACACTGTTTCCAGTGATAACGAACAGATGAAAGCAGCAAAACGAGTATGTGGCGATGTCTCATTGTGCAATGAATATTTAACTCATCCAACTAAGAATCCTTGGACAAAACGATTAATGACCAAAGATTCTAGAACACACAACATAATGCGCCACATATGTTCGTCTGCTGCCCCCGCTAGCATAAGAAGACAATCTCCGCGTACAACTCGCACTGGAAATACCCTTCAAAGACATTGGGAAGCTTTTAAAGATGCCCGTCATCCAGGTGTGGACGGTGTACCTATGGAGCGTGATAGAATATGCGATCAATGGAAAAAAGTGAGAACTCAAAATCCAATCTTTCCTAACAAAGCGTTGGGTAAACAAGCTGTTTTTCAAGACGTTCTCTATAAATACTGTGCAGATGAAGATAGTCGGAAAACTGTGTGTAGTAAATTTGCACGGGACCCTAGTGTTAATCCAATGTCAGGTCGTAAAATTAATCCGGATGGAGCAGTCGCACAAGGAATGCGACGTAAATGTGCTGGAATCGATCGTGATAGTGACCGATCGTGGCAAACCAATTTACCCAGTGGCTACCGTCCGCCGCTTACACGATCATTTATAAGAGCCCGTAACCCTCAGACCTTACCGGAAAGCGAGTATAGACCTATATACGAGAATGTACGAAGACGTATCTCGTTTGAGAACACACCACAAGAAATAGATCAAACCGGAATGTCAATGATGCGACGGGACATGGATGCCACCAACATGAGTGGTATTGCTATGTATGATCATTCACCAGAACTGTTTCCGATTTCATAAAAAATAATGCCAAATTCAATGTTAAGAAACGTATCTGAATTTATGTTTTGGTTTGGTGTGGGGAAATTAGTAACAGCTGCTACCGTTAACATTTGTGAAGGTGCAACTGGAAATATTACACAAATTGTTCTAATTGTATTTTTGTTCAATTACGCGCCAAGTATTGGTCGATCTGCGTTAATCGCGGCTCAATTGTTTCGATACAATATTTGATTTTATTATCTATATGTATCGCATATAAATAATATAGTAAAATGGCACTAGATCTGTTTAAATCTGGCGGCATGCGATGGTGGTTCATTAAACCAATAGTGTTATGTAGCCGTAAAGATCTTCAATTTAATATTTCTCATACGCAATATAAGTCTGTGGCCACGTCTATGTTTGCAGACAATATTTACAATTGGCCGAGATATATTGCGCTATTGGTTTATTGTGTTCGCAGCTGCGCTGTTTTAAAGGAAGATCCCGCTGTCTGCTGTGCTACTTTTACTGATATATTAAATGAAAGCGCTTGGTATTGCGAACATGGCGGTTGGCCTGAATTAGTAAATGCATGTTGTACGTTAGACTTGGGGATAACGAAAGCATTGACGTTTTGGGGTGGAGTGGGTTTTAGCTGTTATTTGTTGTATAAATTAATGAATTAAGAAACGCGTTTATTTGCATGATATTTTCTTTTTGCATAGGTGTGAATGTGTCATATCTATTCCGCGCCACTTGAAGAAACAAATATAAAATATATTTAGAAACATAACACAAATTCACTGAGCTATCATTAACGGCAGCTATTAATGTGCGTATTTGCTCCGTTGTAGTAAGTAGCGATGAAATGGGCATGATGTCCAATTCTTGTTTGCTATACATTTTTGATAATGCTAAAAATGTATAGCTTTTTACACATCAAACATTTTAAGCCACTTTTTTGTGACTTGTTTATCAGTAATCAAGCATGCATCGCATAGTTCTTTCATAATTAACGGTGCCTGTGGTACGAGAGTTTCAGGATATAGCCAAATAACAAATTCTATGCCTTTTAACAGATATTTTGTAGCCTGCAAATCGTTTTCACATAGTAAATAGAAACATTGTTTATATGTTTTAATTTGTTCACATATTTTACAATCAAACAACAATTCACATAAAATCAAAGGCGCAAACATTTTTACGTCGAGTCGGAGAGCTTCGGCCAACACCTCTTGAGCATTAACGTTGTTGTTGAGGATGGCACATTTGACAAATTGGAAAAACGCTTTTATTCTTTCTTCTCTCATTGTTTTTATCTGGGTCCGCGCCGTGATGGTTTTGGTAAACAATTACACTTTGTGTGCGTAACAACTGGGAATTGTTGAAATTGAGCGTTTCTGTTGCCTATAGAAAGCACAGTAACATTGACAGTTGTTTTCTCAATGGGTTTGCATGCTAACGCTTCATCATTACAACATCCGCCACATTTGTCAACATAAATGCATGCAGGTTTATACATTATGCTAACATCGCTACCCGCAAGACTGTACACATTTATTTTTGTGCTACGTGGTTTACACTGAGAATTCTCAAATATTTTAGAAATATCAGGTTCAATTGCATAAACGATTGACGTACACAAAAGTAAAATATAAAATGGTTTCATTTTTATAGAAATCTAGGCTGGTTTTTTATGCAAGCAAATATAATTCTTGTGGACAGGTTCTGTTGTTGAGACTCCTTTTAAATCAGTAAGAATTTTTTGAGCTAATGTTTTGTCTATTCCGCTGGCCAGCAGGACGTCCTCCTTTTTAGGTTTTATTGTTTTTCGAACAGGTTTTGACTTTACAGTGAGACTCAACTGGTCGTTGAATTTTAAGTGTTGTTCTGAATGAGATTGCATGTAATCTGCGATAGCGGCTGTAAAATATTCTTTTTCTATTTGCATATGTCGCAGTTTTTCTTTTGTATCTTTGATAGATTCTAACAAACGAACGTACGCAGTCACTGTATTATTGATGTTGTTTGTCATCTTCTTTTTCTACATCTGTTCTTTTTGAAGAGAAACAGCGTCGACTTTTAAAGCTCTCTCTGAATCGTTTGTTTTTTTCTCTTAGTAAGATTCCAAGTTCGTGTAACAGGTTTATAATGCCATTGATGCAGCTTAGTATAATAAACGCAGATGAAGGTGCAGACATTGTGTATATTATGGTTTTTATTATAGACAAATTAAAACCATTAAAAGCAACACGTGTTGTTTTACATGTAATAAAATGGATAAATCTGATATGTTGCTAATTTTCAGTACATATTTGCTGAAGGAATACCCTCCGCAATTTATCAAACGTATGATAATTGAGGGATATGTCGATCAACTGTCAAAAAGCGACATTGTGGATTGTGTCGTCACAATGATGAAACAACCAAACACGTCGGTTTTTGTATTTGAAAAACTTAAACTGTTGCAATTGTATCTATCTCCAGAAGACTACGTGTATCTATTTGTGCGTGATTTTAATGCAACATACGAGCAGTTGGTTGAATTGGGTGTAGAGAAGCACATGCATGTGTTATTTGCAGCATCTAAAAATAATCGTAAAGATTTATTAGCTCACTTCAGCCCCGAAACTGTCAATGAAGTTGCCATACCTAATTGAGGCTGGTAATTGGTATGGTTGTTTTATGCTTGCACAAACGTGGTGTATCGTAACATAGCCAAGCGTACAATTGTACACGTCGCGTAATTCAATGTCAATGTTTTCTAAATTTACCCGAACGATGGCTGCAAATGGTCCTTTAGAAAACATATGTTTGATTTGATCATAGTCAATATCTACATGAGTTGTCGGTGACATGACAATCATGTTCAAATGTAGGTATAATTGAAAATGTTCATAGACAATTTTCATGCCATGCACAATATCATGTGCCGCACAATCGAATTCTAATACGCCGCAGGTACCGGTCCACTTTGAATTAAACGATACCATCGTTTAATTAAATCTGTAAACACCCCGCTACAGGAAATCAATATTAAAATGAGAGTCCTTGAGCTATTTGCTGGAACTGGGAGTGTGGGAAAAGTGGCAAAAGAGCTTGGCTGGAAAAATGTTTCTCTGGACATAGTGGGAAATGTAGACATTAAAACAGACATTCTTCAATGGGACTATAAGAGCGTCTATAAACCTGGAGATTTTGATGTAATATGGGCATCGTTTCCATGTGAAATGTTTAGCACTACCAGAAATAGCAATTTGGGCCGAAAAAGCAAACGTCACGATGGTAAAATATTAACAAAACAATTAATGACAGACGACATTCATCAGTATGGGTTGCCATTGTTACGCAAAAGTGAAGAAATCATAGATTATTTTAAACCTGATGTATATTTTATGGAAAATCCTGCAACCGGCTCAGCAAAAGATTATATTCAAGACAAACCGATGTATGTGTTTGATTATTGTCAATTTGCGCCAGAAATGGGGTTACCGTAAACGCACCGCTATTTGGACAAATGCGCAGGGATTAACATCGTGCACATGTGTACCCAGTGTTTGCGCTGAAACATACTTCTGTCCCAAAACATTGCGTTACAGACATTTCAAAACGACAGACGGTGGTAATAAACACAAGGGTACGGTTGGGACAACTAAACAAGAACGATATCGTATACCACCAAAATTAATACATGTACTTTTTTCGCATGTACCTATTAACAAAACAAATGGAAATTAACCCTATTGTAACGGAATGGTTTGACAACGGGCAAACTTGTTTTAATTGGATTAAAGATGTGTCCAAAGTTAAACCCATGCAAAATTGTGTGTTCAGTGCCCTGGACGATAACAACGTATCATCGTTTGTATTACCTAGCAGTTATTCGCACAACAAGGTTAACGAGAATGACGGTGATAAACTCTGTTCAAATTACCAGGCACATGTGTTTCAAAGTCCTGCTAATATTAGAGTGTCTGATGATATGATGGTGTGTACAGATGTTCCATTATCACGGCCGCCGATAATGCCAAAACCCAGTCCCATTCAATACATGTTTTCTTATCCCGATACAACATTGAATACGCCAATGTTCTTAAGCCACAATTTGGCTAATACAGAAGACGATATTTACATTATTACTTATATCAATGAACAATTGGCATTTTTTAGCAAACTGATGGATCGAATCGAATTTAAGTTCAAACGTTATTTTGAACAACAAATGATCAATGTTTTCAAGTGGTGGAAATTTAATGACAATTCGAAACCTACTGAACTGAGAGCACGACAACAAACTGTATTGGAAAACACAGTTAACTCTAAAACTACAACTGAACAATTCATTAGTGCATTTATAACAGCTGTTGATGCAAATTACACAATATCAAAACAAGTTGTAGATAATATTAACACGGTTACTGATGGTGTAAAGATTAACTTAAGACGAGACGTACGCAACATAAGTGATAATATATATAGTAGCTTTCTGCCTAGACTTGCGACATACACTGACAACAAACAGTTGTCAGAGGTAGTTGATGGTCTTAAAGGAGATGTAAATGCAGAAAAAGTCAAAATAGATATGTTAATCACTAAACATTTCACTAAAATTCAAGAGCAAGTAACATTGGCCTATTTGGATACAAAAAACAAATACACAAAAATAAACAACGAACTATTAGCATTGGATAGTGTATTTAATTCTCTACAGGCTAAACAAACACAATATCAAAATAGATTGACATCTTTAAACACAAATTTGCAAGATATATCTGAAAAACATGATATTTTAAACCACAGATTACAGGCCATTATTGGTTGTTTAAGTAAAGGCAGTGTCAATTCGTTGCTTGAAAATGATGCGGCCAATTACAAGAAAACAACTAACAACGCTTATCAGATTGGAAGCATTAAATATACATCCCGTTTAAGTTTGATGCAAATAGACAATATTACAACAACACAGGCAATTTTCAATCCGCTAAGTGTGGTAATGGCAAAACCTATAAAAGCTAATCAACAATACCTGCTTGAATCAAAGCTGTATTTTGATTACATTTTCTACAAACAAGATGGTACAAGTGTTACAAATAAAGGTTACAATAGATATAAAATATCCATATTAGCAAATAATAACCCAATTGACATATTTAGGCATCACGTGGAAGATGGAAATTTTATATCGATTTACTATGTTTACACTGTTGCAGATATGCTTAGAACAAGATTTAAAATACAAATCGAATTTGAAACAGACGATGATGAAGAACAATATCGTAAAATCATATTGCTGCCATCCAGCCAAAAAAGTTATTTTTCTGTAATTACAGTGTAAAATGGTTGATATTGCTGATGTTTTAAACGATATCGATTTTAATGAAACATTGACGCCAACCCCTATAAACCCACCGTTGGATGTTTTGGAAAATGATATTTATTTTTCTTCTAAGTTATTAGTAGACAATAAATACGGTCCATTGTATTCTAACGGTCGATTGACAGTTGTTGGCACAGTACCCTGTAATGAGACATTAACTCAATTTCACTCTGATCCGATTATCGACGCCATGTTGAAAATATACACAGACAATGTAAACAGATTAACTAACAGATTGGACTATTTTGTATCATCACATATGCACAACATTGTTAATGATATTAAACAAGGATCAATTGCTAATGATATAGATGCTTGGACTGCCTTTGTTACAATGCGATCTAATTACAACCAGGGCATACGAAATAAATTGATGGCACTGTTGCCATCGCTCGTTAAAACATACAAAGACAAATACGATACACGTAACGACCGTGGCGACACACTCATGCAAACATTGAAATCTCATAAAGACGATCTACAAACGTTTGCCGATCGTCTGTTGCAACAAGAACTGTCGGACTTAGAGACTCGATTGTCGGAAATACACCAAAACTCCCGAATAAATTTTCAAGACGTAGATGGTTACATCAACTCAGTGGCAAATGAATTTGCTATGGGGTTTGATGAAGCTACTACAGATATCAAACTGCATTTAAGTGGTTCTACCGATCCAATTATTGAGTCGTTATCAGACCATGTAACGACCTCTGCTGGAAACGAAACCGAAGAAAACAATGTGCTTGCTAAATCAAAGAAAGTAAGAAATATACATACATTAAAGATTAAAGCTTTAGATGACAATATAGCATACATAGATAATAAGATTAAAGAGTCTCGAAAAATATTACATGTTGCCAATAACACACAAATAAATAACAACAATTGTATAACATCTCGTGATGTGTATAACCAATTTGACAAGGCTGTAGCAGCGTACCCGAGACAAAACCTGATAGATAATCCCGATCGTATGAAATTAAACTTGCATGTTATTCCTGTACAAACCTACCCAAATCAACCGATCACAACAATCGTTCCTTTTAAAGAGATTGAAGTACTTTTAACAGATTTAGATAAAGTGATTATTGGCCAGGGTTTGAGAGTAATTGCACGAGTCAACCTTACACTTACAGATCTACCCGATGGGACTAACGCATGGATAATGTTATGTATGTATTGCAATGATAATTTGATTGCAGCTAGTCCCAAGTATGTATATAATAAAAATAATGTTGCAAAACGGTTATGTTTAATTGATGGCATTCACGTTGTTAATGCTGCAGACACACAGCAATTGCAATGTTCGGTAGAAGTTGTAGTGGGGTGTGACAATGTGACAAATGATTTTTCATTTTCGTTAAATATCAAAGACAACAGTGAAATGGTAATATTTGCAATGTAAAAAATATGACATATTCTTTTGATCCTAAATCATTTGGACCTCGTTTGTGGTATGTATTGCACACCGCAGCTGCTAGCGCACCCCACACACTCAGCCCTAGCGATCGTGACTCTTGGAAGTGTATATTAAAAAACCTACACGCCCTCATTCCTTGCATAACTTGTAAAAATAATTACAAACAAAAATTAGATTATATCGATTTAGAAGCGTGGTTAGCAACAGGTGATAGTTTGTTTGAACTTACGGTCAACATTCACAATAGCGTAAATGGACATCTCGGAAAACCCCAGTTTGATTTGGAGCGAGCAAGACGTACATACGGAAGAGGCTCAGTCAGAGGAGTCAGGATGGACCGTGGTTATGAGTAAAAATAAACGTCGAAAAATGAAAAAAGCGCTAAAAGATCAGGAACCCTATAAATACGTAGATACTTCAGAATGGTATGCGATTCCTGAAAATTTTAACCAAGGCATGTACGATTATCATAACTACGCCAAATCCGTTCCAATGTATAAATAGATATTTATGCATTGGTTTAAAAATTGGTAAAATACACAACGCATGTCATGTGAGGACTTTTCATGTTCATGTCGACATTAGTTTCAAACTGAAGACGAACCGAGGTTCCCAAAGAAGCGGGACTTAAAATAGGAGTGGAAAAACTTTTGTAAGTTTTATCATTTTCCTCAAATGTTATTGTATTTATAAGTACTTTCTTGTCGGGTTGTTCTGTTATCCTGTACACCATTACCACATATTTATTATTGTCCCCAGTTCGTCCTAATCCGTACATAATTTGTAAACAGGATGTGTTTTCAGGAATTATAAATGGATCGCATTTATAAACAGCAGTTAATAAACTGGTGGACACATCTATATCTGGTGTTATCTGATACTGATGTACAATGGGAAATGTATAATTGGTTACGACGGTAGATATGTCTATATCATTTTGAATTCTGTTTGCGATATATTCTTCATCGGGCCTGTCGCTGATTAAAGTTTCTAAAAGTTTGTCCAGTTTCTCATATAACAATCTAGAACTTCTAGATTTTTCATAAGAATTATTTACAATTGCTGTGAGTGCCGTCAAATCGATATCGTCTGATAAAGTCGATAACTCTGTGACTTTTGTGGTTATTGAATTGAGAATGTTGTCCATGTCGTCTAACTGATCTGTTATAGTTGCAGATTTGTCATTGATTATATTATTGTATTGTATTACATAGTTGTCTAATTCTTGAATGATATGGTGCTTTTCTGCAATATCAAACACAGCAATGTAAAGTTCGGAAAGATCTCCTGCATATGATTGGATAATACGATCCAGTTGATTATATATAAACTTGTCTGTGTTTAACGAGTTGTACGGATCAAACTGTGATATGTCTTCTACTAATTCATTAATTTTATATTTTGGAGAACAATATGTGGCGGCGTAATACAAATCCTTCAGAAAACCAGGAATATTATTGGGTATACCGACAGAATCTACATTATATTGCTTAAACCGATTGATGCTTCCTGTTAATAGGCCAATATTATGATCAAGTTGCTTACGCTTGTAGTATCGCAAAAGATTTGCCTTCAAAATATTATATTCTAACACTTTAGATAGCTCATTATCAAGAGACATTTTAATTTTTAGAGATATCAAAAATGGAACGCCCAATCGTACGTACTACGGTGGATCCAATCGTATGGTACAAAAATTTAGAAGTCGATTCAACATTGAATCCTGTGTTTGACATTAATAATTCCAACATATCTTCCTATACGTTTCCTCCTTACATAAATACGTCATATGAACCCATAAATAGGCGTTGTGTTAAACCAAATGTATACGATGAAAACGACATACCTGTATACGACAAAGACGGTCCCAAAGATGACTATCCTCTGGGACCACGTCTGCAACCTGAACCAGCTGGCGCTACATATGCAATTGACTTTTCCTATCCAGAACAGTTGAGTTCATCAGTGACATTAAAACCAGATTGCATCGCAAACCGTACAAAGGATGAATTTGTTATAATTGCATACTGTACTCACTATTTGTGGTACCTGAATAATTATATTACGGTCCTTGACAATCAAATGAAACGTACATTCAATGAGGTTTTTAA